ACATTAATTGACAAAATGCACAAATTATAAGTTATAGTAGAGAAAACAAAAAACAAACCAATACATATCAGTATTAGTTTGTCAAATAATAATTAAAATTATACAAAATCTAAAGTAATACGACAAAAACCAACAATAAACACAAGTGCTTAATACTCTATTTGAGTTAACAAATCAGTATTAGTAATTCGTAAAGCAAAATATGGTTTATCAGCATCTTTCTCCTTCAAAAATAAAATAAAATTATCATTTAAATAGAAAAACCTTGAATCCATTGAAGCACTCAAATACATATCCTGAATACCAGCCTCACTAGTCAAATTTCCTCCCTTTTCATTCAATGAAAACTTAACATTTTGCATAGCATTCATCAAATAAAGACCATTTGTACCTTCAATAAACTTTCCACATAACTCATCATAATTAATAACAGTGTCTACATTTATATAAGGAATCTTCAATTCATCATCTTCTTGAAAATCTCTTTTTCCAGTATAAACCTCAGATTTAGTACCAATTTCTTCAAAAATTTTATCAAAAGAATCATCTGAATCAGTCCTACAAAGAATTACTTCATCATTGCCTGTTGTTTTCAATTTTACGGCAAAATCATCACTCATTAAAGTAGAATCACTAATTCTATTATAGTATAAAACTTCAACATTAGAATTTAAATCTTCACTACTACTATTTTCAATTCCAAAACTCTGATACCAAGTATCAGAATCTTTAAATCTTATACCAGAAAGCTTATCAAAAGGTTTTTCAAACTCAAAATTTTTGAACAACATTGAATATAAAGTATAAGGTTTACTAAAATTATCTACTCTAGTAAAATCTAAATCATCCAAAATATTAGATTCAAAATTAAATTTATTTCTCAAATCCTGTTCAATTTCTGTTTTTAGCTCAGGTCTAGTTTCAGAAACCTTAATATAATAACAATCATCAGATAACATATCTTTCGTAAAACTTCTTTTATTTAGCTCATTTGCAAGACTTGACTCATAATGCTCAAACTTTAAATCCTTACCATTAAGTCTTGTATCTAAAAATTCATTCCAAGTTAATTGAAAAGTTCCAACCCATATATTATTTGTATTTGTATCACCTAATTTTCCTGTAAAAGTTGGAGTCAAATTAGCATTTTTATTTAAGTTTTCACTTATTTTAATAGTTGCATATACTATTCCAGATAATAAAACAATAGCAGAAATCAAAATTATTAATGTTTTTGCAAATTTATTCATATTATCAAATCCTTTCCTTAACAATATTTTTTGTAATTGCTTTTTACCACGATGAACTAGATTTTTTATATTAGACTCTGTTTCACCTAATATTTTAGCAGTTTCCGAATATGACATATGTTCAATTTTTACTAAATAAATTGCATTTTTATACTTTTCATCTAACATATTTATTGATTCCATAAGTAATCTATTATTTTCATTTCTATCTATAACATCAAAAATATGCTCATCAAACTTTACCTGATTTCATTTATTAATAATATCATATCCTTCATACATTAATGCCATAGCAATATCTTGTCTTTTTATTTTATATTTACTTTGCATTTTTGTTAAAGAAATATTATTATTATAATCTGTGATCAAATCGTTAATATCTATTGATAAATTTATTTTATATACTCTATACTTTGACAAATGCAATTTTAGTTATAGATATTTTTTCTTTATACTTATTAACTATTTCTAATTCTTCTGTATTTGTAAATTTACTCATGTAATTATATTTTTAGTTAAAAATTAATTTTATGTAAATATACAAATTATTTTTTAAAATTACAAATATTACCGTATCCAGTGCTTGCAACTACACTTGCACGCCCCCCAGCATCTATCCATCGGAGAACACTTAATTTCTGACGTTCGTCTCGGTTCATCAAAGATACAAAAAATTGATTAGATATAAAAATAAATTACACTTTACTTATCTTTTCAAATATTGGCAATGAAATATTTCTTGCTTCAGCTACTCGTTGAATATTAGACATTAAAGTATGCCATTTATTAATATGATAATTTAGATCATTGTCTAACAATAATAATATTTTATCTCTTAGAGTCTTCAATGCAATTGTTGATAATGATGTTATCTTAGGTAAAGAAGTAAGCTGAACTAACGAGCGAAATTCAGAAAAAGATAATCCTGTTGGACTAACCCTAAGTTTAATATCAGGATTTAAACATAATCTTTCCTTAATTACCTCCATTCTGTTACGCACTCTTCCATTACTATCGACCTCAGTTAACTCAACCTTTTCATTATCCGTTAGCCAGATTCCCTGTGCTAAAATAAACTTATCAGTAATCATTTTCTTATTTAAAATATCAAGTTTATCAAAACAAGCGTCCATGAGACGGCTAACAGTTACCTTTTCAAAAATAGGCTCAAGTCCGTTAAATAGAACTGAAATAGATTCATTAAGTATATCCTCTTCATGGGAGGATCTTTGACTATTTATATAGTCAAGAATATCTTTCTTTGTTTTTATATCGGTGTCGCAATCATGTAAGAGATATCTTACAAATAACTCTGTATTACAAGAATCCCATGTTTTATGAATATTCTCTCTGACGATAAACTTTCCTGGAGACCATGGATTTGAATTGTATAGCATTTCATAACAATGCTTATATCACTTTCTAATATCTTCCTCAGGAGCTGTCATAAGTTTTATATCATTACCACTCTTATCTTTCCATGTTAGGGATTCAATAGAATCCATTGCGTTTTGCAATTTTTCACCAAATTCTGTACTCATATTATTCAAAATCAAATTTGTCTTGTTTACATATATCTTTTTGTTTAAAGAAATTTACAAAATAATTATTACTATAATTATAAACTTCAAAATCTTTTAAATTTTTGTTAAACCATTGAGTAATCCCACCTTCTACACATTGAAATTGTAAGTAACCAATATCACCAACTTCAAATGTATTAGCAGTATCTCAGTTTGGAAGTCTAACTATTGTAACATATTTTAAATCGTCTGTTATATTACGATTTAGGTCTTCAACAACTATTTCAGTATATTGTCCTTCTTGAATAACTAAGACCTTACAATATATTGTTACTGTTTGAGGGGTCATAATATCTACAGATTTCTCCAATGTTAAGTAATCGAAAACAGATATTACCTACAGTTTGAGTATTGCTTTGATGAAAATGTCCATAATACCAATTAGTAATATCATCTTTATAATCATTATAGACCCTATCCATAATAGCTCTCTCTTCTTCTATGTCCTTTAATAATTCATTATCATATTGAGCAAACTCGCTTACAATACCTCCTTTATCTGTTGGAAAACAAAATGATGGAGATGTGTGAGAACAGATAATATCTATTTTAGTATCAACTTTAGGTTGATATTGAACAATTTCATCTTCCCAATATGTCTTAAGAGCATTTAGTTCTGCTGTTTTATAGTCACAATTGTGATACTTCATATATCTAACTATATTAACAGAATCATTTTGCTTCCTAATAATTCTATCTACAGATGTAGCTCCTCCAATACAAAGAATATTAAGATTACAAGTATTTATTATAGTATAGTCAGGAACACACTTAACATAATTAGTATTAATAAGTTGATTATTGTAATACTTTGGGTTACTGTGATTTCCTCTAATCCAAATAAATATATCATTAAACTTTTTTAATACTTTATGTAATTCAGGAATTACATGATCTGTATAATATTTCAACCGCTCAAATCCTATTCCCACATCTCCGCAGAAAATAAATACTGAATTTTTTATTTTATATTGTCGAATGTTATGTATAACTGAATTCCATTCTCCATGTACATCTCCAACTATGTAGAGGTCTTTAATTGTATCAGGAAGATTAATTGTCATAACTTTTTATATTTTAAACCCTCCGATTGGAAGGGAATAAATATTATATATTTTGTTGTTAATCTCTATATAATATCTATAAGAGTTAAAGATATTAATACAATAAAAGAACTCATTCTTATACTTAATATCACTAAGATAAAAACATGATTCCTCAGGATTACTAAGAAGGTTTATATCAAATTTTAGAAGATATGGTGGCAAGATATTCACATTACTAACTCTAAAGACTATTTTTAGTCCAAAACTAGAGTTGAATTTAGTTTTTGGTACATATGCTAACACCCCCATTCCAATATTTAAACAGGCTTTAATATAATTAGGATCGTTTCTGTAGACAATTATGTTATGCTGTTCGAGCTCTAATATGGACATATTAGTCTATGTCTCCCTTATAGGCATTCATAATAGATTTTTCCTTTCTAAGCCAAGAGCCCTCAGTTTCTGCTATATCTAGAACAGTACGGCTAATAGATTCTTCTTCTCAATTTTGTTATCGTATAGCTTTTTATCTATACTTCTTATACTTCATTTTGTATAAGCTCAGCATATATTTTCACCTTCAGCATTATCTGTTAAGGGTAAATCACTCGTGGGTTTATTTTATTCTAATCTGTTATTAATATTTTATAATTGTATATAGCGTTGTATACCTGTTTTGGAAGTATATTTTTATATTTGTTAGCATATTCCTTTAAACAAGTTTCTTTCTCTTTCTTATATGCTCTAAATGCTTCTTCAATTGTAGAAAAAGTTCCTATATGTTTTTTCTTATTCATATAATTAATTTGAGCAATTATTTTATTGTTTTTGATTCTGACTCCTATTGGAGTATTACCTCTACATTGAAATCTTCAAGTAATAGCAGTATTAATTTCCTTTGGGATAAAACAACAATAATTTGGAGAATAAATTTTATTCCCCTTTACCAAGAAATCTTTATCTATAACAAATGATTCGTTATAACAATTATTATAATATCAATCTGCAAAATTCTGAAAATTTAATCATTCTTTACAAACAGTAACTCCATTTCCTCCATAGTTATTATATTCAGAAACTTTTGGACAATAACATCTTCCAATCATTTCTTTCCAAATTTTATAACATCGAGTTTGTTTACCGTTTTTGTCCCTAGAACTATATTGACCTACTCCAAAATAACCTGTATTGTATACAGACGGATAATAAGGATCTTTAACAGAGCCCTTTTTTAGATTACCTAGTTCAGCAGTAATAATAGTACCTGTTTGTAAAAATTTTATTATTACATTATATGAATCAATATATTCTAGAATGATAAAATCTCCAGAACTATTTGAAGTCATAATTTTATTTTCATAAATTTGTTTGTTATTTGTCATATATCATAATATTTTAATTAAACATAGTACAAATATACAAATTCTTTTTCAGACTCACAAACAAATTAGGTTCAAAACCTATGCGTTACACTGACTTAATATATTACTATTAAGTTTAGCACGGTATTAGCATCTCAGCCTTCACCGTTTTTGATTTATTCTATTCTACTTATTTCTAAGCAGACAGGCAGAATTCTACCTGCTCGTTCACTAACATTCCTGTCTCTTTATCATGCCCGTTCAACCAGTTGAAAGTAGCCCAATCACTCTCATTAGCTGCCTGATCAACAATTTCATTAATCATTTGAGTAGTTTCAATTTCAAGATCTACGGTAATCTTAAAAGGATCTACCATATCTTCTACTTTCTTATCAAACTGCTCAATAGTAGGATAAATATACTCTGCATCGTTTTCATTTAAATATTTACGAATCCAGGAATGATGTAAGTATTCTTCATCTGCTCTTTGTTTGTAATACTCTTCAAGAATAACAAATCCTCTAACACCAAAGTAATTTGCAAAATTCATATACGCATTATGATTTTGCAATTCATGTTTAAGCTGACGAAGAAGTAGTTTTTGAATTTCAGCACTTAAAGTGCATTCACGTCTACTAACATCCTTTTTTTCTACAGGATCATTTGCCTCATTTTTAATTATCATAAATTAGGTAATTTAAAGTATAAAACATTTCTGCTATCTAGTAAATATGGATCCTATAACTCTCCTTATGAAAGTTAAAGTTAAATTGATTTTCTAATAACCAGTAAATATCAGAATATATTGTGAATTCATGATTATTAATTACAAATCTAAGATCAAAACTATCATCAGTAGTTAAATACCTAGTAATATCTTGTTCATTAAAATAGATAATATTTATACCCTCAAGTTCAATACCTAGATTCTCAAACTCTACTGTAAGTTCTTCACTTCCACAAACATCAATGATAGATAAGTACCTGTCAGTTTTTTTGTCAAATCCATCAATATACCCTCTCATGTGATTAACACAAGGATACCAATGATTACCAACTCTTTTCAAAGTTAATTTCTTTTCCATAGTTAATTCTGTTTAATATCTTCCTTTGGATTGATTACTGTTGCAGCAATATTAGCATAACAATCTGCAAGTTCATTAAATTTATTATTATTGTGGCCTTTTAATCAAAAGAACTTTACTTTATGAAAGTGTAATAGATTAACTATTTTAACTCATAGATCCATATTCTTCTTTGAATTATCTTGCTCTGCAATTCATCTATATACATGACCATTGTTAATACTACTAACAATATAACTTGAATCAGAATATATTTCTAAATTCCTAGGTTCCTTAAAATATTCTAAGGAGTATAGAACTCCCATTAATTCTGCTCTATTGTTAGTAGTATGTATATAACCTTGATATAAAATCTTAATTACTTTGTTGTCCTCAGTAATTATAGAGGCATAACCCCCTTGGTCTGTTGTTGGTTTGTAACTTCCATCAGTATAGATTCTAATCATCAATAATTTCAGCATCGTCAAACTCAATAACTCTTATAGTTCCCTTAAAGGCAGCCTCTCTAGAAACTAGAAAGTTATTAAAATCTTCTATAAATGCATCTTTGTTTTTATCTTCTATACTAATATAACCATTAAAAATGATGTCAACCATTACTCAACAAAATAATTGGAATTAAAAAGCTTAGGATTATGTCTTTTTAAAAGGTTCTTCTCCTTTTCTATCATAATACTCATGACTTCATCAGCATAGTCATTTCTACGACCTCCAAAGTTTTCAATAACATGAAACGGATTCTCTAAAGCATTACGCCCAGCAATCTTTCGACCAATAGCTTTATTAAAGTTATCTACAGGCTGACATACTGCAAGTCCAAACTTAATAGTATGACTATTATCATCATAAACTGCAGCCATAGTATACCTACGACATGGTTTAACATCATAAACAACAGTTTTCTCGATAATAGGATTCACAGAAACAGTACCTTGATATACAGGGGCACTGTAATAATACTTAACTACTCTACTCATATCTTTTTTATTTTTTATGATTTACATTTTAAATTGTTACTTCCTAGAAAGCTTAGACCTCCATTTTTCTAGATTTTTACCAAATCTAGCATCAAATATATAATCACAGTAATTATAATCATTAACTATTGTTCTAGGATTAGGAATGTTACAATCAAAGTCTTTATCTTGAAGTTTAAAAAAATTACTTTTTAAGTAATTCCTCATTCTTCTTTTAACAAGTCGATGATAAATATTCTTTATACCTTTATCCTTGTAAACTGGAACCTTATAACTCTTCGACATACTAAGATAATATTAAATATAATTAAGTTACTATATTTTTCATAAATGATATTCTAGAAATGCTCCGTAAATCACTAGATAATACTTTAACAACTATATCTTGTCTACCATCTCTTTGGTAATAAGTATATAAAGACCTAGATTTATCTATACTTTTATTTGTTACCTTAGAATCAATTAGTTTAATTATATCAGTTCGTCTACATACGATTCAATCTTTCTCTCCTTCAAATGCTATATAATCAGCCTTTCCAAATAGTCATCCAGGATTTCCTCGAACATTTTTTAGCTCCACTCAGCTGATATTATAATCTGGAGTATTATCAGCTCTACGATTTTTTTTTGCGCTCTTGACGTCAAATGTAAAAGTTCTATTATTATACTTTCATATAATATCAATATGATCATACATATCTTGATACTTAGATGGAATCTGAATGGTTCCTCCAACCTGAGATAGTAACAATTCAGAGAACTCAGATTCCTTTATCTTTCCTAACTTAGAGCAATCTATATACTTATTCATAATTGTTACACCATTCTTCAGCCTTTTCTAATGTACTAAAAACAAGATATTCTGGAATCATTGTTATTATGTCCTCAAAAACATAAAATATATGGGGACCAGAATCTAAATATGAAACTATAATATCTTTAACTGTTCTAGGAGCAGTATCTACAGCATAAGTGTCTACGAAAGCTCCCTCTTCAAATCTAGGAGTCTTTTGACAAATATATACTATCTGCCCAATATCAAATTTGGTTTCTATACTAATTTTCATTTTAGTTATCTATTATTTCAATATATCTCTGTTTAGGAGTAGTAACGTAAGGATTCTGATCTATAATAATAACTTCTATAACAGTATGTTTCCTAGTAAACCATCGTGGTAGAAACCATTTTCGTGGTTTAACAGGTTCTTTATGGGAACTTAGAGTTATATACTTTTCATTATTATACTCGTTACTTAAAGCTATTGTGCCTGGATAGGAAAGATGTAAACAACTTCTGTTCCATTTATCTACAATACAAGTATCTAACACAAACCCAGGTTCTCTAAATATTGTATCTCTAATAACGATAGTATCTTTCTTAGAAAAGTGCTCTAATTGATATTGTAAAGCTTTAATTTTATTATCCTTGATTTTGTTTTCATTAGCCACTTTTTTCATTTCAAGCATTAAAGAATCGCCATAGTACTCCAATTGCTCAATTGAAAGTTTGAAAGCCCTATTGTTTTTCTTCAATCATGAATTTTCTGCAGCATATGCCTTTGTATTGTTAACTGCGTTGTCTAATGCTATATTTAGATTATTTATTTTCTGTCACATAAGTACAATAGTCAAGATCAATATAGCATAACTTAGTATTCTTCATATAATTTTCTTCATAACATATCTGTTAACGTTATTACATTAATTAAAGTACATAATGGGAAATTTTGACAGAGTATGAGCCATTGACATTTTTAGAACATACTTTATATCAGAAACTGTACATACACCAAAGTTAAATAAAGGATAGTTGTGTGAATTATAGATAAGGTTACAACATTCTTCTCCTATAAGAAAACTATAATCATCAAGCTTACTTCCAATATATATACTTTTATGACTCCTATGGGTATATGTAAATATTGGATAAGAACCTATATCTATTATCATTTTAATATATAGAGGATCTACATTTTGAATGAAGATATAACCACTATCCCTTAATAATCTATTTATAAGCATAGTAATAATATTAAAAAATAAGGCATTAGAAAACTAATGCCTCGATATTCAATAAGTTGCAGGAGCTGAAGGATTCGAACCCTCACCTGGAGTTTTGGAGGCTCCCGTTTACGGTTTTGCTTACCACCATAGTTTTCACTACCATTTCTGTTTGTGGTCTGGAGCACTTCTTCACCATATTTTTCAACTTAGGTGCACGATTATCTGCTCTCTAGCGGCTAGAATTTTTATTCTATTCCGACGTCGTTACCATCAGCATTATCTGTTAAGGATTCAACGTTATCATCGTGTTCACTATTAGTGTTTCCACCAATAGGCTCCATTTGTTTGAAATTATTTTTGTAATTTTGACAATTGTTTATGCCAATAGAACTTTTATACTGAGAAGAGAAATGCACAGGTAAAATATATAAGTCTTTAGTATCTAAGTCAACTCCAATAAAATAATCTATATCTTTTTCAGTATACAGTTTTACTTTATATTATCCCATATTATGGGATATTTTTCTCACTGGAATTATTCTTCTACCATTACTTTCTATTTGGACAGTTTTAATTTGCAGTTTAATATATTTATTATCTTTTTCTGCAATTAAATCTACTTTTCCATTCTCCAAAACAGGTTTAAATAGATTATACCCGTTTTCAATAAATTTCTGTTCTACTAGCAGGCTACCTAGGTAACCCTTTTCAATTGTTTTTCAATCACTCATAATTTCATTTAGCTAAAGACCGCTGTGCTACCATTACACTAAGCTCCTGTTTGTTACCTTTAGTTATACAGCAAAGGTAGTAAAAATCTGTGAACAATCAAAGATTTAATTAACAAATTATAAAGAAAATTTGCGAATTTTGGTTAAATAAATCTCTTTACGATATTGGTTAACCCCCCCAGGGTCACAGTAACTCAGCTGTACTTTATGAAGATGATACAGTTTACGCCCCTCTGATTTTAACTTATCTGCTATATCCTTTGGAAAAGTAAAATCAATAACCTTGTCAACTGTTATTTTTTTATAGTTACTATCCTTTGAATTTATAACATATTTTAAGAAAGCACTTAATATAAGCAGGTACCACTTAATTTCAGAGTAATCTGTAGTGGGTCTTAAAAATCTGAATTCTACAGTTTTATGAGCATCACCTGAAATTAAGTGCATTATATTCATATTAAAATATCTACCACGCACTTCCCACTTACGCTCCTCCGTTGAATCATACAAATTTGGCAAATAAAAACTTTGATCATCATTATACTCATTACCAGTAAACCTTTTGTAGAATGTAGAGAGAGATGCAATACTCGGAAAAGGTTTATTGTAAGCTTTACCATTACTTTTATAGCGTTCTGTACAGTAACTATAGCTTGGTACGTACATACCAATAGACCATTGAAAATGGCACCAGAACTTACACAGACGACTAATATAACTTTTATTAATTGGAAAGTTACCAAAATGAATATGCAAAGAACAGTTTTTATTGTAAAACGTGTACCTTTCAAGCAGTTTCAAATGCTGTTTAATAATAGGTAAATCCACATGTGTTAATGGAAAAGTTACATATTCATGCCCATCAATTGAACCATCATAGAGTGGTACTAGATTTGTATCAATACAACTTAACCAAGGTATGTTTCCTGCAGATGTTTCATATTCAAGGCCAAAGGTAAAGTCCTTAATATATGTAAATTCCTTATCAGGTATTAATTTAATATCCTTAGGTTTTAAAGATAGTTTTGAAAAATTGTAACATCTATCTATCGGATAATTAAACACACATTTAGAATCTGTAACGATATTATTAGCTAGGTTTAAATCTATCGTATAGCAACAAATATTATTTGCCCAATATAATGGTATTTTGCAGTTCTCACGTCTTTCCAAATAGATAATTTCCCCGTCTATTACTAGAGGAACATTCAGTGAGTCTGTTTCAAAATAACCATATTCTACATATACATAATCAATATAGATCACACCTCTTAGCAAGGCGCCTCCCATTTCCCACCTTTTTTTAGTATTATTATACAGCATCTAAATCAACAAGTCTATTAGTTATAAATTGTAAAATCTGTGTTTCTAGTACTTCAAAATTGAATGTTGTATTTTCTGCATCATTCTTAAAAATCTCCAAAGCGCTAGGAGCATAGGTATATGTTGTAGAACTTACTCCATCTTTTACATTAACTTTATCAGGAGCATTAAATAGAGTAACATATGATCCTTCTATGTACTTCATATAATTGAAGTCTTTATCAACAGTAGTTAAGACACCATTAATAATTCTAGGATTATATGCAAAGTAATCAATAACTTCAGGACAATAAACAGGAAGAACATCATCTGTAAAAAGGTCATCTATATTTTCAAGGAAATCATAACTTTCTTTATTGGGTAACAATCGCCCATAGAAGAAGTAGAAAGTATGTCCATATGCATTAGAGCCAGCATGTGTTTCGGGTACTAAATACCCAGAAGGATAAGCTAGATATATACCGTGTGCTGGAATTCCATTTAACATATACGTACCTGTAGTTTGACTGTAATATAAGCTATCAGAGGTATATGCTGGAGAATTATTCTTATAAGAAGCACCGTATACTGGTATGTAAAGTTCTCTCTTTAATTTTTCACGGTTAATATTTCTAACACAGTAAACCTTGTTATCCTTAATTTGACATAACTTATTTATAGGAAATTCATAGATTGTTTTTTTACAGTTGATGCAATATAGAGAAGCATACATCGACGAAAAATAAAATTTACCCTCGTTAATCATATAAACTAAAGGTCGCTCAGATTTTGTTTTATTTTCATTATAACAAGAGCTCCCTTTGAACATGAGTACTTTTGGAGTCAAAGATCTATAATCTACCATTATAAGAACAGCACAACCTGTATACTCTTCTAGAACATTATATCCATGTCTATAAATAATTTCTGCCAAAATTTGAGAATCAGACATACCAAGAGTATTAGATTCTGGAAGATATTTATTAGATAATTCTCTAATATTAAGAATAGTACCATTATGCATTAGTACAAACTCAATTTTGTTATCACGTCTAATAACAACTGGTTGAGCCTGATCTAAATTCACAGGATATCCAGGAGAGGCCTTTCGACAATGTAATAAAGCAATAGAAGCTGACTTTGGATAATTTATACTAGTAGTAAAGTTCCTAAATAATTCTCTGTTACCAACTCCATATTCTACCTTACCGTCAATAAAAATACCACAACTATCTCCCCCTCTTTCATCGTTTAGGGTTCCAAGTATATTAAAGTGGTTTATGTTAAATTCAGTCTTTTCAGTAGAAATTATTCCAGCTAGTCCACACATATTCCGTAAAGTTTAATTAGATGTTCTGCCAGTACTTTATTAGATGTGTTAATACACTTTTGAACTAAATCTCCTTCTGGCAAAGGAAATCCTTCATTAAACATATCTACAGCTAACATAGTTTGTTTATAAATCATTGGAAGATATTCGTCATTAAGCATAAAGCTACTTAGACATCTTGCTTCTGCTCCCCACTTAGGACAACGGAAACTTCCTGCTTGACCATATAGAGTTCTTCTAAAAGTATCTCTATCATATAATACAGAAGGAACTCCGCAGCATAGATCAAAGAACTTAATAAGCTTAACAGATGTATCAAAATCAGGGTTATCATATCCTATGTGAATGTGTGACAAAATTGTTATCTCTAAGGCTTTTTATCCCTAGATTCTATAGATCTATTGTATTTCTATAGTTCAGCGTACATTTTCACCATCAGCTTTATCTGTATGGGTAGTTCACTCTTGGAGATATTTTATTCTTATTTCTAAGTTTCAATCTCTACGCTTTACACTGTTTAGCCTTGTTAACAGCTAAATTAGCACGGTATTCAAGATATCTAATAACTTTATCTTTTTTACGTTTTAAAGAAATAGTATCTTCAGAATATAAAAAATTATAAAGTTTTCGAATTTTTTCTAGTTTGTTAATTCTATTTGCATGTAGACGTAATACATAATATTTACAAGTTTTGCCTTGGTGCTCATAAATCTTATAATCTAATCCTGTATTATTCTTTATAATATTTCCTATTTGCTCTGCAAACAGTTTGCTATTTATGCAACAGCTAGGATTAAATATGCTTTTGTAAGACTCATAACAACCATCCCCATCTCATAAGCCCCTAATAAAACTTCCATGATATTTAGTTGGAATTGTTTTAAAAGGGAACTGAAATGAAGAGTTATATGTCTTTCTAGGATGTATATTATACTTCTTTTCAAGAATAGATAATAAAGGACGAGATGTAAATCTATAAATCGCTTGTTCCTTTCTAAATTTTACTCCATTTTGATTATTTTTATAAACCACTGAATTAGCTATAAAACAATCTTTTATTTTATGTAAAATATATTCATCTTCTTTGGAAATATTAAAAGAGAATCTACCCTCTTTCCCAATACACCCATCTGCTATAAAGAAACCAAGAATATATGCTTTTATATCATTATCTATAATTTCTAAGAAATGATAATTTGCTTTACTCTGAGAAACTTTGTTAACATCTACTTTATAACGTCTTTTTATACTTTCAACTGTTTTATAGTTGATATTAAGTATTTTGGATACATCTATCATAGTGTATCCTTTATTAAGATAATTTAGTATTTGTTTTGTTGATTCTTTCATAATATATGATATTATACACCAACAAAACTACATAAAATTATTTTAATTTGTAAATATTTTGATACAATTCTCGTTCACCGTTTTTGAACTATTCTTAAGATATATTACTATACCTTCGGGCCCACATTTGACCTGCCACTCTTCTATTATCAGGATAACCTTGCGGCTTATCGTTTTCACGCTCCGTATAAGCATTATAATCACTAGAACATCCAATTTCATTTGCTTTAGGATCAAGTAACTGATCTTCAGATACAGGCATAGATGCACTACAACAAATATCAAGATTGTTATCGAATTGTTTAATCCAATTACGAATCCAATCTTTCATATATTTAATAGAATCTACAAACTCATTACCAGAAGTACAGGGCGGAATATTAAATTCTCCCAAAATACAATCAATCTCTACACCAAATCCTTTTGGCATACCTTTAGTATATGGTTTACCTTTTTCCCCTGGAATTATTCCAATTGCGGATACTACTTGGTTTGTTTTTGTATTAAAAATGAACAACTCAGGGTCCGCTCCTACTGTAACGTTTTTAATTTTCATCTGATATTAATTTATCAATTATTTCATTTATTCTTATAACAATTGGTGATTCAGGTCTCATATATTCAGGATGTCCTTGGATAGCCAAACACTTTGGAAGATTTGGCCTGTCATACAAAACAATTTCAGGTTCATAAGGAGGAAGCTTAACATTATCTCCCTCATATATACTTGACCGACGACCAGTTGAATAAAACAAACATGTCCAATACTTAGCTGGTATTATAAATGGATACTGCATTTGATGATGTGTACTAGTAATTTCATATATTTTATTCGTACTTACCTCTGTAATAGGGTGAGTTGTTCGAATAGTATGATTTTCTACATTCTGAATAAGTATACCACCATTCATAATACATAAATATTGACTGCCTCGGCAGATCCCCACAGCTAACTGATCAGGTCTGATTTTCTCAAATTCTTTCTTTTCTGCGAGATCCCTTTGTAAATTAGCACAAGTAGTAGGATGAGGTTTACAGTTATACAAAGAAGGGTGTACATCTTCTCCACCTGTAAAAATAACAATATCTGCATCGTTAATATCATCTACTAGCTCACGCTTAGTAATAAAATTAGCATAGTGTACTTGATTACCAACGACATATACTTTTTTTGTTTTTAGCATAGTATTCATTCGCTATAAAATTAATTCCCTTGACAATTTGAGGTAATTGCTTCGAGTTAAATACTCGAAGCAAATGGCACAAACTACTATGTTTAGCTATAATCTTACAAAAACTTTCATTATAGTTAAAGTCTCTTTTAATTAAACTAAACTGGCACTTAGGATTAATGTTATAAAATGTTAGGCCATATAATCCTGGGCAATGACATCTTCTTCCATCATAAAACAATGTAATATAAAGTTGCATAATTTGAGTAATATCCAATTCTGGGAAGTTTGCTCTATTTTGCCATGCAGCGTGTAATAATAACCAAAAAGGATTTTCGTATACATATCTAATATACATAGCAACGTAGACAAAGAATCTACAGTCAGGAGCACACTTAAATTGTAATTTGTATGAATGTTTCCCCCGTACAAGAGATATTAATGTAAACCCTAGTAGTCTTGAGATTTCCTTAAAGTACTCAATTAATGTTCCCGTATCAAATGCACAGTAATTAAGCTGAACTTGTTTACCTCTAGGCCATATAATAGTAGCATAATAATAATCATTAAATCTTCCTTGATCACACCCGTTACTAAAACAAACCATATTTTCATAAAAGTAATTACCAGCATAGTAATTACATTTATATTCTTTTCCTCTAAAATCTAGTATCATAGTATTTTTTTAAATGATTCCCATAATAAGTTATCCCAAAAGAAGCCAGAGAAGGAGCTGTATTACTTTCAACAATGATATAACTATCACCACCGCACAATATATCAAAGCAGGCAATTGTAAGGTTCATTTGCTTTAATGCCTTAATACAATCACTAATTATATTTTCCCAACATCCAGGTAATTTGTGCTCTCTCGTTACTAAAACAAATGTTGAGTTGTCAGCATGTTTATGCCACTGTATTTCAGCATCTTGTCTCAACACCTTTTTACAGGCATAGAAACAACCATGATGAACATCAACATGTACTCTATATTCATTTGGAAAGAAGTAATACTTTTCAAACACAAAATCTTTTATATTGACATTATTACATAGATCGTCTAAAGATTTGGGATTATCAATATAATAAATATTCTTCCCTTTCGATGAATGTTTATGTTTTGCTATAAGAATTTTGTGCTGCATGAAAAACTTATAAATACTTGCTTTGTTAGAAGAACTAATCCACTCACTATGAGATACACCTGCCTTGTCAAAGGCCTGCTTCATTAATATTTTGTTCCCAGAAGTTTTAACTCCCTCTATAGTATTAATTTCTAAATATTTATATTTAGAAATTAAAGGAGTTGTGCTCCCTAAACGTAGTAGTACTCTTTGATTAAAAGGTATACTACGTAAAGGAGCACAACTTGTATTTGGACTGAAAACTCGAAGTTTTAACATACTATAGTTCTAATGCCTTATTATAGCAGTACACAGCCAGTTCCTTCTGGGTTAACTTATTATAATCAGCAAATTCAGCCCCATGGTCCTGTAAAAGCTTTGCAATATACTGTAGTTCGTGTTTTTTTAGTTTGCTAAATTGAGTGGCCGAGAATTCTGCGACCTTCTTATCAAGAGCAATTAATTTGAGGAATACTTTTCCAAATGGTTTATTATTAAATTTATTAATATATACCTTTTGGTCAATATTATCCTCTACTGGGATAGCTTTAGGTTCAGGGTTAGGAACAACCTCGTCATATGGGATAATCATAAATTCAGGTACCCATATGCCTATAGATAGAAAATATGGAATATCTGGGTCATTCTTATCTACATCCTCAATAACAGCAACATTACCAAAATAGGGAAAATCAGAAAATAAGACATATTTCATGTCTTTGTTACAATAAACACCTTCTAAGTCAGGTGCTTCCTTGAGTAGATTATCCTTAAGTAAACAATCAAGATTTTTAATGATAACTTTGTCTCCTTGTTCAAACATAACTATTTTTATTTTTATTTGAAAAATGATAAATATTCTAATGGACTAACAATTCTATATTTAGTCTTTCTAAACTCTAAAAGGTCAAAAGAATCTGAATAACTCATCATTGACCTTAAGTAGTCAACGAAATTTTCACACCAATCTTGTAACTTATACAAAACTGGAACTGTGGTTTCAATACCCTCAGCAGTTTTGAGTTTTTGGTTTCCTATTTCTATCTGTGCTTTTTTAGTAGACATACCATAGTATTTACGCCTGAGTCCTAGATTTGGATCTGTAACAGGTAGTAACTCTCCACAGGCTTCTTGAGATTGTGCAAAGAGTTTCCCAACCATTACATAATCAGCTCCAAGAGCTAGTGCTTTAATAATCTTATCATAATTATCAAATCCTCCGTCCGCAATAATAAATGGAACACTTTTGTATGGATGAGTTATTGAGTTACAACCCAAGTAAAAACCAGAGTCACCCGCTATATTAACTACTTTTGTTTCTTCAATACATTTTTCTATAGCCCACTTTTTATCAGCAACTTCTTTAATTAAAGAAGCCATTGCATAGTGTATTCCACCATTAGCAGAAGTAGTACATACAGAACCTCCTCCGATACCTATTCGTACAAAATCAATTCCTGCTAGTGAATAATCAGTATAAGTATCAGGGTTCGCAATATTACCCGCCATCAGTGACAATCGACCTCCAAACATAGACTTTGCTCGTGAGCATAGATCAATTAACTTTAACATATGGCCATTAGCAATATCAATGCACACATAACGGATATCACTTGTAGTATCATATATATTTTCAAAGTCTATAATAAATTTCTCAAACTCAGACAAGCCAAGTGCAACGAACGTCCTTGTAGACAACTCCCATCGTTTGCCATAATCTACTCCCCTTGGAATAATTGTATTGATCTTATTTCTAAGAAAAACTTCATAATTATTTTCATTAACAATAGAATTCATGGGAGCAGTAAATAACGGTAACATACCATCAAAGTTATATGGATTACAGTCTGCACGATGTTCTACTCTACTGGTTCTAGCTGGTACTAAACAAATATCATTTAACCCATACGTCATTTTTAGTCTCTTTTAATTAGTTTGTTTTTCTGTTCTTCAGTATCCCTAAACTTTTTTACTTTCTTTTTCTTATTTGGACGAGTAATCTCTTCCTCGTACCTATTATATTCGTCTAATTGATTACCTCGAATAAATTTACCCATGATAAAAACAGAATTTCAATTTTGCTTTACTGTTGAATCTCTAAAGTACCTGGTTCTAGTCCAAGTTCTTCCTCAATTTCTGAGACTGTTTTCTTTACAACCTTATTTTTTACTTTTGGCCAAGCAACATCCATTTTCTTATAGTCACTAAGCTTGAAACAATATGGTGTTGGAACAAAGATCTTCTTAACTTGATAGAAGTTACCATCTTTAGGGGAATCTAAGCAGCCCCTTAAATAACCTTTAATTTCTCCTTTATTGTTAACATAAATAATAGTTCCAGAGGAGATAATAAATCCGAGGTATTCTTGGTTTCTAACTGTTAACTGTACTATTCGTCCTGGTAAAAACTCAGACTTAAAATCATCATTAAGATTAGAATCTGTTTCATTATCTTCAAGCTTATTTTCTTCTTTACCTAGAATTTCTTTAAACTGATCCATAATAGATATTTCGTTTGATCCTAATTTAGGTGAATCAAGTAATCGTAATAGATCCTCTTCTGACCTTAGAATAATGTTACTATGTAGAGCAAGCTGGTTCTTTTCTATATTATTAATACCTAATTCCCTAAAGATAGTATTATGATCATCTGAGCAAAAAACATTACTATCTCCAGTAAGGTAATGAATATTTTGATTATATGCGACAACATAATAAGATTTTTTATTCGTATCAATTAAAATCTTATAAGGGTGTCCTGAAAGTAATAAAGATATACTTACCTTAGGATAGTTTAATGTATATCCGTGCCTGCTTAAGATAAATAAAACAGTATTTGTACTGTTACCATTATATAATAAATAATGCATAGTTTAATTTTTTATCACTTATAGTTTAGGAGCCATAACAAATTAGAGCTCACTATCTTTTACTTCTGTAATTTTATATACGGAATTTTGAGTATGAAAATGGTTTTTATCTACGATCTTGGTTACAGGAGAAGTTGAAAAGCAAAATCCAAGACAAGTTCTGAATCCTACGGTTATAGGCAGACTTAAATATCCTTGAGTAAGATATCCTTTATTGATTCCATTTGGATGACAACCTGGTTTATAATTACAAGTATTAGTATCTTTTAACTTCTCAATCCAAACTTTAGTTTGTGCGGGATAACTACACACCTCATAATATAATTCACGTACACTCCTCAAAGTTTCCTCATGGTGATCATCTGATTCAGGTATTGATCCTTCACAATCACATTTCTTTAATAGTAGCAATGCTTCAAAGTCGATATACTCTAAATTATTAACTAATCTTAAAATAGCTGACTTGATATCTCTTTGTTTTAAAATATAGAGAGGTTGCATGTGACACCTTACCAAAGAAAGAATAGCCCTCTTATATTGAGGCTTAATATCAGAGACGTATACATCTAAGATATGTTCTGCAATTGGAACTCCTTTAATAGCGTGGTCCTTGCAGTGATAAAGTCCATCTTCTTCCTTTTTTGTAGTAACTGGTTTACCTATATCATGTAATAGAGCAGCAAAGACTAGAATATTTCGATAGTCTATGTCTTGAAAAAGTACTTCATTACTATTTTCAATATGCTTCAACATACATTTTGTAACCATACAAGTATGGGTGAAAGCGTCTCCCTCTTTATGCCAAAGTATATTCTGAGGAGTTTCTGATAATGCTTTAAACTCGGGAATTTTTAAAAGTTCATCCCAAAAGACAATATTAGTTTTTGGATCATAAATCATATTATATAATAAGATTATAAGAGATAATAGTAGTAACAAATAAAATAGCTGAAGATTTTGCAAAATGTATAAAAGTTGAATCATACTCTGACATTATTAGAGATCCTATAGTAATTGCAAATAAAAGAGCAATTGACACTATAAAAATATCTCTATACACTTTGTATGTTTTGTTATTAGATACTACCCACCCTTTAAGTTTATATGTTAATATAGCACCAGGTTTGTTATGGTACATATGGTAATCTTCTGGAGTAGCCTCAAAACTAAGTATTTTATTAGTTTTTATATCTTTTGCAATAAGATACATCTTACCATTAGTTTTATAGCCTCCAGATATCTTTTCTCCTCCTATAATCTCACATTGATATGAATTAGTATTTACATAGTTACTAAATTCAGAGTAATGTAGATTCAAACTTATAAGTATAACTACTATAGAAGGAACCCAATAAGCTAAAATTTTAGAAGGTATATCCATGTTTTTAAAGCTTCCAAAAAAGCTGATTCTAAAGCTTCTTCATATGTATTATAATCTACTCCACTTGCCTCTATACTATGAGGAGGTCTTACAATTTTCTTAGAAGGATCCATCTGAATATCAACGATTTTGTATGTCCAATATCCATGAATAGTGGGAATTATTATAATATGTATTTTATGAATATCTCTTAACCATTTTTGAAGTTTAGATTGAGTTGGAGCTAAATAATAATTATCTGTAGGATCATAAAACTTACAATTCCAAAGCACTCCTTTTTCATCATAACAAGGGCTACAATTTACATATCCTAATTTTGGAAATAGTTTGGATATTCTATTTCCATCCATATAATGTTTTTCCTTTGCAAGTTTAGCAGTATCAAAAGTAATATGTGATTCCATTATTACCAAGTTAAAATTTTCTGAGTTATTCTTTTATAGTTATTTAATATTCCTAAGATGTTTGCTCGACCTACAGGATTTGCAGATTGACTTGCAAATTGTGGAAGGATATACCCTTCATCTATACATTTATCTACAATATACTTGGCTATATCATATCCAGATTTTTCCTCTCCTAAATCATGATCCAAGCAAATAGAGTCAGGCCATTCTTTTTCAAGAAAATCAATTGCTTCTTGATAAGATTGGGCCCATACAACTTTACAATTTCTTCCAATTGGACTGAAGTTCATTCAATCATCTTCCATTGGATTACGGGCGTCATCTACCCAAAGAAGTATTTTCATAGTCATCTAATTCTTAAATGAGAAAATAAACTAAAAATTATTAATATAATACAAGCAATAATTGGAATAAAATTTAAAGGAGTCCAAACGAATACTATAAAGATAAAATTACTAATATATTTATCCTCAGTATAGTATAAATACATATCTCCTAGAGTAGTTCCTTCTTTAGATTTTATCCTCCAATAAACATAGAGAATAATATGATTAATAATTATACATATAACCCAGCAATATAAGAATTCCATAAATTATATTTTAGTTAGATAAAATTTTCGTTACTTGATTATTCTTTTTCTATTACAGCTTAGGCACTTACAAATAGTATCACAATATAAGTTGGACATTCCTAACGATAATATTGAAGAAATTACTCTACAGACACCATAAGCTCCGTATCCATCTTCTGTTCAAATTACATGAATAGTTTCTTTGCGACAATTCGAGCAGTACGTTTTTATTTTTTCCATGTTATAATGTTATTAGTGCTCCTAACAGGATTCGAACCTGTAACCTACAGCTTAGCTTACCACTACAGTTTTCACTGCTATATACCACCAGTGGTATATATTTGTGGTCTGGACTATATCAACTTGATAAACAAGTGCAGTGTTTAGTCTCTACACATTTATAGAGTAAACAGAAACTTAAAGAAGTATATGTTTTTAATTTTTAACCTACTAAGTACTCTACCTATTTTACGCAGTATAGAAAACTTATATTCTTCACAGTATATCTACTCTAATTTAGCTCGGTATTATCAGCTACCCATATTTCAGGACCTTAGACTTTCTTAGAAAGCTGATTCGTATAGATTTTACCATCTTATTTCACTTTTACCGAATTTACCACAATTTTCACGCTTAAACGTGCTCCAACAATTAAAGGCTGTTGCTCTATCCAATTGAGCTATAGGAGCAATACAACTAAAGTTTTTGAATATTCTTCATAAAAACTCTAGTAATAATATCTATATTCATCTTACATTGCTCAAATATATCTATTTTATAAGAATCTTTCAGTGGGCTATCCTCTTTGTATGGCCAATGTGCAATTATAAATTCATATTCACATCTAGCCCAGTATTGATATATTAATTTTCTCGTTACAAAATCCTTACACTGCTCAAAACTTTCTTTAGAAGGTTTATCTGCTTTATAAGCATCATTATACTTTCTAACTAGGTAAGGCATTATATCATAATAGGTTGGTTTATTTTTATTATATTCTAACCATAATACTTTGAATGGTATCATAAATTTTACTATTACAATTTTTCACCTAAATAATTAACTTCTATAACATTTAAATAGTTAACTTTAAATGGATAATCATCAACTATAGTATTATACTGTATACAAACACTTCTTTTATTTGTATCATGAAAGCAAGATACAACATGATTGAAATTGATATTACAGTTATATCCTTCACCTATAATATTAATAATATTTATCTTTTTCATATTGTATTTATGTAAAAGCTCTTAGTAATAAAATCTTAACTTAAAATTCTAAGCTATATGGATCCTTTATAAAAATGCGTTTTATATTAGGATTTAAATGGCTAAGATCTGGGTAAAAACAAAAAAGGCCAAACTTACCTGTATCATCTAAAACAACAACAGAGCTCTGGATTTTATTACCTTTCATGTATATCTGAACGTCGAAATATGGCCTATACCCAAGTTTAACTAGACTGCTGTAAAATAAAAGGAATTGTTTAGATAATATTATAGTATATGGATATTCTTTCATTATAGTAGTGAATTAATTATTAAGATAGCTTTTTTACTGTCATAACGACCCTTGTAATCAGATTTAGGTATAATATTCAATACCTTATTGACAATATTCTCACCACTAGTAGCATATAATGCTCCACTTGGATGATAAAAATCATGTCGTAAATCTACAACAATTAATGTACGCTTCATATAGTTAAATTAAGCATAATAAAATTTGAATAAAGTGTAGACTTTGATCAATATAATATGAAGTAAAATCCTTCATATACTTTTTATAAAGTCCTCTACACTTCCAGTAATCAATAGCATAATGTCCAACTAGTAACATTATTAATTTCCAAATTGCAGCTAATCCCAAAAAGTGTAATGCAATATAAATACCTAACGCCCAAATTGCACAATGTACAAACAAGACATAATTATTTTCACATTTATACTTCTTACAAAACTCATCTTGCAACGGATAGTCTAAAACTAAATTTAGAAAGTAAAGTATAATAAAATTTATCATTATCTAATCTTTATTTTTGAGAACAAACTTCCAATATCTAAGAAGATTTGTATTATCAATACAATAGTATTTACTACAGGAACCCATATTAAAAGGAAGATCCAATCATTATCTTGATATACATAAAAAGAATAAAGATCACCTATTGTGCTTCCACACTTGTCTTCTTCAATCCAATCAAAATACAGGGAAACGTGTAAATAAACAACTCCTATTAGATAAATACCTAAAATAATTAAAAATGTATACATATTAATCCAGTTTTTCCCAGCATTCTTGATCAAAATTCCAATGTCTAATATCACAAATATTAAACTCGAAACATAATCCAAGAATGCCGATATTAAAACAAAAGCCTGCATGATCCCCTTTATTATTATAACTAATATGGAAATCAAGCAAGCCAAATGTATTGATGTTTATAAACAAATAATAACAAATACCAAATAGTTGAATATCAAAGTCAAAAAATTTTGATAACTTCAAGATTTTAAATCTAATAGACATTTCTAATGATTTAAACTCTCCTGTAGGGTGCACAAACACCCACCACAAAGAATCTAACTTACAAAGCTTCATATTTTTCTTAAATTAGGGTAATAATCGGTTGTAGACTATACTTCTAATTTGGGTTAATCACTAGTATTATTGTAATACTTTATATCTTCAATATAAGTTTTCTGTGTATCTCCAGTAGGTCCTATCATAACATTAGGTTTTATAGTTCCACATGATATATTAAGTATTACTAAGACTGTTATAACTATTTTTACTATTGTTTTCATCTTTATGCTATTAGTGTTTAGAGTAGGTAACAGGATTTGAACCTGTGATGCAGCTTTTGCAGAGCTGAGCCTTAACCAGCTTGGCGATATCTACATTTAATGGAATCTCTTGGTTACGCTCCAAGTCCCCTGGATTTATAGATGTTTCTTCCAGAAAATGTTTCTGTCTGAGAATGACAATTTGGACATAAAAATCTAAGATTCTCTACTCTATTATCATTATTAACACCGTTAATATGATCTAATTGTAAAGATAGACTTTTGCCCTGCCATTCTGAAATACCACAAATATCACATTTATACTCTCTTAGTTTTTCTTCTATTAATCTTTTCTTTAATGCTCTTCTATTAGAATATATAGAATTTCTTACCAATATTTCGTCTAAAGAATACTTCTTAACATCGGAAGTTCCATGAGCTTTTCCTTTGAAATGTGATATATCTATGTCTAATTCTTGTAATCTTTTCTTCAAGTTCCTCCAAGGTTCTCCTCCTGTGACATGATAACCTAATTTTCTAAGAACTTCAGAATAAGAAATAGAATTTTTTACTACTACTTCTAATTCTTCTTTAGTTAACTGTTTTATTTTGCTTGCTTCCATAATATTTTCTTCAAGTTCAAAGCTAACTTAGTGAAAGTGCTTCTACTAAGTTAGCTTAGATTCCAAGTAAAACTATCTGTTTATTTTCAAGTAAATAGTTTTGCGGAGGATGAGGGACTCGAACCCCCACATCGCTCATCACGATGTACCGCTTTTCAAGAGCGGCCCTTCATCCAGCCAGATATCCTCCAAATTTCTCTACCTATAAACCTTCTAGTAACTTAATAGAGATGATCCTTTACTTTGTGCTAAGTATTAGATAAGTTCGTTAGTTCGCTAATCCATTAGTAATAGCACACTATACTAATATGACTCTAACTCTGCTGGACCTGTTGGATTCGAACCAACGATGTGATTACTCAGATAGGTTAACAGCCTATTGCATTCGACCACTCTGCCAAAGCCCAGTATACATCTAAATATCAAATCGATATCGACGCATTTTATTACATCTCTTACACTGTTGAATATAAGTTCTGTATATATGAATAGGTAATGAATTCTTAGGAGTACACCCTGCCCGATAAACCTTTGATTCTTCTTCTCTAATCGTTTCCCATTCACATACATGAAACTTTGATAATATCCAATCTTTAATTACTTCTAACATAACATACTATTTTATTTAGTGACCCCAAATAGATTCGAACTATTGCCTCCAGTATTAAAAGTACTGTACTCTAGCCAACTGAGTTATGAGGTCATTGGAGATCAAATCTAGTGACTATACTCTCCTTAATAATTAAAACACTAATCCATGATATTGATAGCGTTCTATAATAAATTTACCATATACTCCATCGTATTGCCAATGATTATTATCAAGTTGTTTAATTTCAGACCAAGGAAGATAAACCCATTCAGGAAGCCCTTTATAAATTTCTCTATTACACGTGTCTTGATCACAATATTCTGGGTCAGGAACTAAAGAAAAACAACGGCAAAAACCAAGCTCTGAGATATTACCGTTAAAAGATCTGTTAATACAATTAGTGTGTACCGTGAGCGTCTATATATTACTACATAGATGTTGACATGTTAATTCATGCAGTCTCTAACCCAAGACTGTAGGATTACTCTTCCTTGGCACTATAATCTAGCGCATTCTGTTATGTTTTTACACTTAGAAAGATTATCAATATTAAACTTCATATGTTATTGATTATCAATTAATTTGTCGAGAATGATAGTAACGCTCTATCCCCTAGAAATCCCAAATTTCTCGTGCTACTTCCACACCCCATTCTCGATGATCCTCTTTTATTTATAGAGGCTCCTAACGGCTATACTCCATTCATTAATTATTCCTATTGTTTAGTATAAATTTTTAGGAATTAATTAAAATTTAATTTTATCTAATACGAATAGTTTTTATTTTATTGTATACGTATACAAAAATATAATATATTAGTACAATAGTATTAACAATAGGGATCCATAGAATGACTGGTACATAATCAGTATATATTATAATATACTTATTAAAATCCTCGATTGTATTTTCAGTGCAACTTGTATTATTGCTCCACTCTATATATAGAATTGTATAGATACTAATTAGAGATCCTAAATAAATTATTAAGAATAATATCAACATAATATTTTATTTTAAAATTCATCAAAACATTCAAGAGCTTCAATACTCTTTCTAAGCATATCCAGTGTTGGAACTTCTGGCCAGGATCCTCTTAGTTCTCCAACTCCAATTATATTTTTAATAAAAAATGCTCTATCTATATTTAATTTACTAAAGATTATGCTATTTTCATAATTGTTTATTTTTACATAGTAGCTGCCTTCAAATCCTATAGTATCTATCATGCCACTATATATTTCTGTACTAGTATCGGGATAAACAATAATAAATAGTATATGAGAACCCACATCAAAATTCTGTGAATATTCAACTAATAACTTAGGACGGTTTTTAATCATAATTAAAAAAATAAGATAATATGTAAGATTTAAACTTCTTTATTTACAAAGAAAAATAAAAGACCTTTATACTATATTTTAAAATTTCTTCCCTAATCGTATTCATTATTGAGGCTCCTGTCGGACTCGAACCAACGTCCTCAGGTTACAAAACTGACATTCTACCACTGAACTAAGGAGCCAATAAACACTATCGTAGTTTTGCACGTCTGATTTTTATTGCCACAGAAGCTCCATATAAGTAATTAATTTATATGTTACGAGCTGTTACGCCGTTAATGTCAAATTTAGAAATAACTTATAATGACATAAATTGGTTATAGTTATCCTTGTATCCTATGGAAGTATTCACAAGAAGCTCACCATGCATGCTTATACCAGGCATTGGCACCATAAAGTCATTTCCATATATGTTAGTTAAAACACTTAAATATACTTCTGGAGCAGGAAACATTCCTCACTCAAACTTAAGGTAAACTTTATTGTTATAGTCTCTAGCATTTCTGAGGCTTTGCATCTTATTTGGAAATGTAAGATTACCAAATGATTCTGTGGAGAGTATATTATATCGTTGTCGCAGCTCTTGATATTTTTCTCTAAGATATAAAAGTCTAGATGTGTTTTCCTTAGAAGAATCATAGCATTGTATTCTTGTTTTTACAGCCAGTGCTTCTAGTTTAATTAAGTGTAACTGGTGCATAAACTTTTGTCTCTCAACTAGATCATCTGGAACATTATCAAAGGGACATATATCTATAAAGATCCCCTGGTTAAAGGTAAAATGACCCTCTAAGTCCTTTTTGTGAATACATGTTGTATCGCTTCTTCTTAGTTTAGTGCAGCAATAGAAGGTACTATCTGTTCAGTCATTCTGAACAAAATATGGGTAACTCAACTCCTTAACTGCATACTCTAGAAATCTATCATAGTCTGTTCTAGGCATAGCAATATCAATATCATCATCTCATGGAATAAACCCACCATGTCTAACAGCACCAAGTAATGTCCCCCCATCTAAATAGTATTTCAAATGATACCTGTCACAGATATTTTTAAACTGTTGCAATAAATCTAATTCAACTCCTCAAAGTTCTTTTCTCTCTTTAGATACCAAAAATCCATTTTTTACTTCTGCATCAAAAAAGTTATCTGGTAATTTAATACTTAAGTCTACCATCAAATAAACGTTTAGCTAACTCTAGATCATCAGGACCAGTAATTTTAAAATTCATAAATTCTCCTGAGATATATAAGCATTTATTTCCATTATGCTCGTACAAATCAGGCAGAGTCTGATAATCATCTATATTTTTAATCTTTGTGATTACATCATAAAGACTTCTAAGTATGAAAGTTTCAGGAGTCTGTAAAATAGCAACTGGTTCTTTTCTTACTCCAGGAACATGTAATGAATTAAAATCTTTTAAGGTACTAACCGTTGAAATATAAGGAACAACAGCTGAATTATCAAAATTACAAGAAGATAAACATCTTATAATTAAATTTGGAGAGAGAAAAGGTCTTACAGAATCATGAAACATAATTTTTTCAATAGAAGAATAGTAGGTCATTATATATTCAAGACCAGCAATTCTAGATCTTAAGCATGAGTACCCTCCTTCTATAATTTTGATATAAGAAAATGGAAAGAGCTTCTGAAGAGGAGGAATATATTCGGGTAAAGAGACTATAACAATTATATTAAACAGCTTTAACCTGACAAACTTCTCAACAGTCCAATACATTATAGGAAATCCATTGATATCTATAAACTGCTTAGGAATATTTATTCCTACTCTAGTTCCTTTCCCTGCAGCATTAATAACTAAGGCATTCATACACTTAACCTTGTTTTAGAACTCTTTATAGTATCTATAAGAGACAGTTTTACAAAAAAGTTATAATAATCTCTTACATATTTTCTTTTAATACTAGTTAATATATTAAAATAAAGATTCATTTCTACTTTTAAAGTAAAGGATAGTACATAGTACTATTATCACAAACCAGATAAAAAGAAATAGTAATATTAGACAGTTAATTAGTACCGTTGCCATAGTATTATTTATTATATATAAGAAATATTTATTTAATTTTAATAGTTGCTCGTTAAAGATTCGAACTTTAACTTTCACGTTCAAAGCGTGACGTGCACAAACCAAGTACACCAACGAGCAGAGTCAAATTCTTAGCAGAATCCACCACAAATATAAAGATAAAAGTCAATATAACCAAATATTTGTACACTTATTTCTATAATTTGTACAAATTTTTGAGATTACTATTCAGTATAATAACTAACACTTACTTTTGCTTCTCTTTTAAATAAGTATAAATAATAATGATCATTAAAGTGATAACAATCATCACGAAGAAATATGTTAATACTGTAACAAAGAAGTTTATCCCTAATATGTTATTAACAAAGTGTAATAAATAGCACACTAGAACACAATACAACAAAATTCTATGGTAAATACAAAATTTGAATGTAAGAGATAAAACAATGAGACCTATTAGTACTACCATAACTGTTACCAAATCTACACAACTAATAATTACCGTAGAAATTGTATAGTAGCGTAGTAGTATTTTAAATAATATGTTTAGTGCTAGTAAGAAAGGTGCAAAACGAATGAATATTAAACTAAGTTTCTTTAACATTCTATAAAATAAAATATTAAATTAATAATTAATATAATAATCATCCAGCTAACTACTGTTAATAACCTTGATAAACACCCTGACCTGGTAAGAATATCATGTGACGTAAGTTTCATTATTAAAATTCAGGCTCAAACATACTAGATGACCACCAATAGTTACGTTCATCTTCCTTTAACGTGTAACAGTATCCATCATCCTCAATTTGGTTATTAAAATTTTTTCCTCTGTAGCTTACCCCTAAAATAGTAAGACTTTTCCCTCCATAACACTTAATCATGTTAGGTAGGAATACAAACCTATAACTCAATTGGCTACACCCTTCATCATATCTAGACTTCACTATAACAGTATCTCCAATATTATATAATGATTTCATAATTTAAAGAATTTAGTGGAGATGGCGGGAGTCGAACCCGCGTCCATCTAATTAACAATAACAGTTTTATTTACATGTTTAGATTAGGTTCTCTACAAAAATCTAATCAATAAATATACCCCTAACAGCACTCCTATAGAATTACCTAATGGACTGTTGACATATCATAGCCTCAGGGGCTCTGGTTTGGGTACAATAATATAGCCCCTTTTTAAAATCTATTATTTCCCTAATTTACATAACCTAGGCAGCTAGTACTACCTGAGTATTCATTGGTGTTATAAGAGACATAACCTTGTTAGTCATCTTATGGAAAATTTTCTTAGCGTTTATTTTTTGATACAGTTGTTAAAGAAGTTATATCAGCTCCTACATGAACTATTATCTACTTTATTAAATGTCAAAAACCCATCATCCCCCTAAAAGAATAGTTTAGACTCATATTCAGGAGTGGTCCGCAGTAGCTAAAGTGTTTAGTGCTTTATTATATTAGATTTAACTAGTATTAACTAATACTATCCCTATAACTCAGAGACTACTACTAGGATTTTTCTTTGAGATAAGACTCCTTAAACACCCTCTAGGTCTTTGTAGGATTCACCTAGTAACTACCCCTACCATATTTATATGACCGCGGCAGGTCTGTGCGGTTCGGCTTGTTATATTTTGAAATGCTACAATCTCATATTACCCTCTTTTTGAATCGCGATCAATTATAGCTTTGATCTCTAAGTAATCAGAAATAGCATCTTCATACTTATTATATTTAAATATCTCAGTAGGGAAAAACTTCTTATAACTAATATAGAACGTATAAGATAAATTATCACTATCTGGTTTACAACAAGGACAGTTCTTCTTAATAACTGAAATATCCTTTACATATTTAGTATATATTTTTCTGTCATGAAAATCAACTATAAATGCTTTGTCATTAATAGCATCTTTAAACTCTTGACTAGTATATATTTTAATTTCATTTACCTTATCACCATCAAGAATAACCTTATTAGATGGATAAACTACCTCAGTAATATACCTGCGTTCTGTTGTATAATAGCCTTCTCTATCGTCTAAGTCATCATCAGAATCATCGTGTTCATAAGAGTGATATATTTCTTTTTCCGAAGCTACTCTACAAGTAATACCTAGAATATTTTCACTTTCAATATAGTTATTATCTATTTTTATTAACATAAACCTCCATTTTTAACAACCAAGACTAAGAGCTGTCATATTAAAAGCACACCAATATGCCACCCAATATTTAAATGTTGATCTCTTTTTCTTTGTGAACATAAATTTGTATTTTATCCTCTTCTGTTAATTTTTGCATATTACCAACTGCTATAGGTAATAATCCACAATATACACACCATACAACACCAAGTTCATTTTCACGCAGTTTATGTTTTCCACTACTACAGCGTTTTAAAATTGCAATATGTACAATATTACTAATGTTTTTCATAAAAATATAAGATTGTTACACCAAAAACTCAAAGGGCCTTTATTAGCATTGAGACAGGAGTTGTATACCTTGCGACCTCCTTGCTTTTGTTCATTCTCTTACTTATTAGCAGTATCATCACGTAATACCGAACTCTTAATTGCAGGTTCCTCTCGTACTATTGCAACTTACTAATAAATGTACTACATCCCTGCCATATAGATTAAGCCTTATGGAACCCTCGATATTTCAATCTATGGTAAGACTTTTTTCAAATTTTCAGTTTCGTACTCCCTGTAGTATAACCTATGACCCCAGTATCGTTGGTTACATAGTTTCTTGTCCACGCTACAATCGCGTATTGTAGTTTAACTTCTACTCGTTACTCTTTAAAGGATTGCTACTTCCAAGCCAACCTCCAACCTTATAAAATTAGAGCCTATACCTCCAATCAAAGAGATATAGGCAATGTTTATCGTCTTTTGAGAGCTTCATAATTTTTATATGGGCTCCTCTTCTTAATAAAGGTTTTTCCCTTACTGTATTAGAAGAAACCATAGTGTTCTACTATAGAGACTACACCTTTGGTCTAGCAGGTAGGTTTTTCTGCTCTGTAATTAGGTAGGTAAAGTGCATTATGCCTTACCCTACGATAAACAATCCTATACTGAAGTTCTCCCGTTTTCTTATCCAGGATAGGATTATTTTCTTCGTCTAACTTAACTTCTTTAAAAGGCATTGTAATAGCCTTCATTTTAGGATGTGCCATTTGTGTTATTTATTTAATTATAATATTTAATAATTTTAGAAGTATCTTTATTTATCAAGTAATGATTGTTATAAAATTTATAATCATCAGATAAATATGCAACAATTCTAAAACCATAAGGGTTCAAAGCAATTATATCGTCTTTTGTAAACCACTTATAAAGATCTTCTAAGTTGTCTGTTACAGAAAGATACCCTACAATGTTTTCATCATAAGGCATAGGCAGTCTAGAGTTAGTACAGAAATTATATTTTGTATGAATATCACCTGTAAAATTACCATCTATACTGTACCATAATCCTTGTCCACTGTTTATATTAGCAACTCTATAAAATATTTTTGTTTCCATATTCATAAAATTTGTGCCGCCTGAGGGATTCGAACTCCCTTACTGCTAGTCCAATACACCTATTTGTTAAAGCAGGTCTGATCTACAGTCAGATGATGTTAAGTCGGCTAGTAGAGGAATTTTCAAGGCATCCTCCAAGCCTAGTAATTTTATTTGCTCTGTTTCTTAGCAATATCAAGAAGCATGTTAAGACCAACAGCGTCTAGAGGATTTGCTGATGCTCCTTCCTTACCTCCAACGATCATTACTTCAGGAACCCATCGAACTTCAGAATTAGCAAGAGCCTGAGCTACACCAATTGCAGTTTCCTTATCAATTGTTGCACGCTCTAACGGAGATAAACCTGCTTGTACTTTAGCACGGGCAGCAGCTGCTTCCGCTAAACCCTGAGCTTCAATACGCTTAGCATCTTCTTTTGCTTTCAAAGCAGAAAGACGAGCCACTTCATATTCCTGTTCAGCTTTAGTAACTTCTACAGCCTTAATCTTCTCCTGCTCCCACTTTGCCTTCATAGCTATTGCTTTTCCTTCTTCCTCAGCACGAATACTCTCCTGTTGTGCAGCAGCAGCCTGTGCCTTAGATGTAGCAATTAACATATTAGCTTCCTGTTGGCGAGCTATCTGACTGTTTACCTTGTCAGAATAAGCAATTTTTGAAACAGCTACCTGACCAATCTCTAAGCCATAATAGGCAAATGGCGAAGATTCACTACGTTTATACCCACCAGCAGACAATGAGTCTGGAATGAGAGTAGCAATTTTCACTGTTTTCTCCTCTCCTGTAATTGCATCGGTAACCTTTGCTTGCTTAACAGCTGTTTTGTATACACCATTATTTAGCTGGTCAGTAATATACTCAATTAGGTCATTCTTTTTTTCAGCATAAGATTCAAATGCAGACATAAGAGGTCCAGACGCATAGATTACTTTTGTAACCGTAGGTCGTACAAGATCATTCATTAAGCGATCCATACCATTATAGTCAGTCTGTATACGAGCAAGAAATTTAGGATCAGTAGGAAGCTTTACACGAAGCGATCCATAAATCATACCATCAGACGCATCATTAAAAATTACAGGAATAGGGTTGCCTTGCTGCTCACCTGACTCAGAATCAGATCCGAACCACAACTGTTGAGTTTTATAGTAAGTAGTAGTTTTACCCCACCATTGCCAATGAAAACCAGGTGTAGTCCAGTATTCCATATTACCAGTAAACGGATACTGATTAACAACAATAGTTTCATTTTTTACATCTTCTCCAATTTTACCTAGAGAAACAACACAAAAAATAGCAAATACCGCTATAAGAGCAGCAACAATTTTTTTGAAACTCATCTTTAGATTTTTAAATTATACAATTAACTTTTAAAAAAATAATAAAATGGAATTATTACTTTCCATGTAATTTTACAGCGAGTAATTTTACACATATCTAATAACTGTAGAGTCATTAGAGTATAGTAAAGAATAAAGGAAATACTAACTAATAGTATAACAAAACGATAAAACCACATTACTTTAAATTACTTTTAATGTTATCTCTTGTATCACAGTAGATTTTAATTTCTTGGGGGAAAACATGAATGATAGTAGTATCTTTCATTTCTTTAAATGTAGAATTAATAATTCTCTCTAGGGAGTCTATCTGTAAAACTAGAGATTTTATATTCTCTTGGTTCTGTCTAAAAAAGGTTTCGCTACGTGTATTATCTATACAAAAAAATGCAAAACTTATTAGGAAAGAAGTTCCAAGAAGAAGTAAGACAACTCCAATTTTTATAGATTTATCTGTCATAACTAAGAATTAGTATATCAACTATTTAAGTTAAGATAAGGATTAGATTTTTATTACAAAAATATATACCAGCTGTAGAAAACAATTTTTGCCTGATTGGTACTAGCATTTGCCATATACTTCCTTAACCAATATCAGAAACTATATGTACAGGTATATAAATAATAAATAGCTTCTGTAAGTGTACAACCTATTGCACAGATACTTTCACTATCTTATTATCGTGGTTGTAGTAGGATTCGCACCTACTATTTCTCTATCGTACTACATGATAGAACGAGTTTCAGCTTATTCTCCTCTCAACCAACCCCTAGTCTCGTAAAAAGACATCATTTGGGGTATTAAAAATAAAAAGAGGTAATCTCACAAGTATTCTTCTACCTCCGTCTAATCTAACCATAGATCATTGACAGCCTCTGCCAAGGCATCCCTGTTTTTCTATGAATTGGCAGATTCATAAATTATCAGGATAAACAGCTTATTAAATTTCTTTAATATTTCTGTTTTTATATTTCTTCTGAGTAGCAATCTTTATTATTCCATCCTCGTTTACTAGTTTCTCTTTTCACTTTTTCTTGAATTTCTTCAAGAGTATCTCCTGAAACAATGATATAATCCTCTCAGTATAATTGTTTGGTGTTATTACTATTATATATAAAAAGTAGTGCAATTATTTTACTAACCCAAATTCATTAATAAAATCAATGTTTCTCAAGCATAAACCTTTTATAGTAGCAATTTTGTGAGCTAAGTTTCCAGCCGTTACTCTGGAAGCTAATTCTATAATACGTATAAGGTTATCATATATCATAATTTCACCATATTGTGTCTTTATTTTATCAGCATAATTAAATGCTAATGATCTAATTAAGGCAATATCGTGAGAGTAATTTGCAGTGGTTATTCTATTACATTTGTTATGTATACGAGTAAACCATAGTATAACTTCCTCTTTTGTTACCATAGTGCTATATATTTATTGTCAAGTTTCTAGGGACAGACCTGTATTCCTTTATATATAGACCAACCTTTATCTTCTGCTATTCTAACACAGCGGGACTCCATTTGGCTGTGGATTGTTTGAATATTTTGATCTAAGGAGTATGTTATGGTGTCTTCTTTGCCGTTAATAAAAATTTTACCATTTTCATAGTCAAGAAGAATCTTATCTTTAAAGATTTCTATAACTAACAAATAAAGAGTCTCTGCGCAGCAAGTTGCGTAAATAGGGTGAGTAGCAAAATACATATTGGGTTTGAATTTAATTATAAAAAAAATACTCCTCTGTAACGCATGCCCTTGCAGGAGTATCAATTCACTATAATAATACTGGCTCCCTATAATAGTTTCTGAACTCAAAACTACAGAATTTCGAAAGTAAAGTTATTCAATCAGAAACTTCTTGTTGTACCTATTGTATTTAACACATTTACAAATCTGGGGATATTGTTTATGCTAACTAAATACTCCTGGCCTTAACTCAAGTTTTTCTACTTCTTCCCTCTAAACTTGTAACGAGCGGACTCCCTTAGTAGACAAAGGACTCATTGATAGTTTAACTACTCCTATCAACCTGCAGTTTAACTCCCCGAATTTACGGAGTAATCCATGTAACTGTACATAGAACTTGCTCTTTTATTACACAACACAAGTTATTATGAAAGATTTACGACTTCTTTAAACGATTTACCTTAGAACATTGTAGAACTTATTCCTTTAACGTATGATTATTTTTACTAATGTTAAAGTTAAGATACACTAGGTTAATATTATCCTCTAATCCCCACCACTAGAGTATTCTTTTTTTAGTTTAACTCCCCTTCTCTCCAATATTAGGGTTTATCTACAATGCTTAGGTTTATATTAGAATTCTTTTTGCCTGCGTTCGAATTCTGTAATATCCTCTTCATCATAGCCAATTAAGGCTTCAAGAGGAACATCATCAACCATCTCGTCAATAATAGATGCATCTTCAATTTCCATACCCCCCCCCTCTTTAAGTTTATAGGTTGCTATAAATAATATAGTTGAAACTAAGATAATTAGTGTAAAAAATGATACTTTTTTAGTTTTTGCTTGGGGTAAGTATCTAGATGGAACGTTGCAGTCTGCCCAGTCATTTCCTACTGTAGTATTTGTCACCATCACCTGCCTGTCGTCATGTCGCATTCATGCACAAGCTCTCATTGTCCTAGTTGCGTAATTCAAATGAGCGCTGTTGCGGGTACTAGATTCGAACTAGTGTCTTTAGCTTATGAGACTAATGAGGTATCATCTTCTCCAACCCGCATGTCATAATAAACGTAGTGCTATTCTTAGTCCCTCCTCTAAACAAGCTTCATAGTGTTTACACTGTACTTTCTCTGGTCCGTGATACCCTTCAATCGAAACTTTTGTATCTAGATTTGTAACTACCCAGAAATATGAAAGTGTTTCATCTAAGTAAACTAGTACGCTTACTCCATGCTCATTTCTAAGCCACTCTTGTAATTCCGCCTGATATGGAGCTGAACAACAATATTCAGGAATAATACCTAAACCATAGTTGTCTATATCTATAATATTTCCATGAATATCATAAGCAGAATCACAGTCTTCACCGTATCCTTTCTCAGCAGCTAATTTAGCAGTTTCAAAACTAATTCTTTTCATAAAAATAATTTAATGAGCAGAAAGATAAATTGTAGAGCCATCAGATAGAATTACTTTAGCTTTCGTATTCCTAGGTACATCCCACTTTAGAAGTTTTCTAACTAACGCTTTTAGAGATCCACATTTTACTCTATAACAAGAGGAATATTCTGGATAATTAGAACATTCCTTAAATGGCTTCCATTGGTTAATACTACTAACATACCAAAGGGACTTGCCAGAATAACTTAGATGAATTGAAATATTATGAGGCTTAGGAAAATACATACATTTTATATGTTGTATCTTGCTCTACAATTGTATACTCTTTTTTTATTTTTCCTTGTTCATACTTATTCATTATATAATCAACAGTAAAGTTCCCAACTAGACAATTAATAGATAAAAGAGATATTATTATAGAGAGTAAAACTCTTGATCCTAAGAGTATAAGATCGTCATCATCATAACTTATTACATTGATTAAAAATAATGATGTAACAATGAGTATAACAGATAACATAGTTTATCGATTAGTTGCTGATAGTGTTTAAATACTTAATAAAAGTCTTATTCTTGATATTGTTTAAAACCCCACTGAAGTTTTTATTAAAAGATATACCATCATAAGTAAACTCAGATTCCCATACATCTGGATAACTAAGTTTAGTAATATACTTACGTTTTATCTCGTCTGAGAACCATGATTTATATTCTTTTCGAAAGATGTATACAAATATACTAATATCTTTACCAAAAATAGGATCATGATAAGTATACCCTTTAGAGTACACTATCTTGTCGCTGATAGTTTTAGGGAATATATTCATAACAGATAAATTAAAAATCCTAGGATTTAAGCGTCAAGCAGTCAGTTTGCTTAGTTACGTGGCCACGCTTTCAACTTCCGTATGTTTCAGCTATTAAATTAGCTTCCCTCATTTAAAGATATACGTACCTGATCGAATATCTTCCTAGAATAAATAGAAACTTTATTGTAAATGATGATTAAAATGGGCTGAGATAGTGACCCTTACTCAATCTGCGTTCATAATAGATTCTGAGATCATGGCAATACATTAAGTGCTCGCTCCCTGCAAATTCTATTTAATCACACGAATACAAATTCGTAGCAGACATAGAATAATTATATTCTATTGACTTTTGAAACTTTAAATTAAAATGAAGGTTACTTCATTCTCTTAAGGTTTCGGGTAAATAATACTAAGCTGTAGCTGTGCTGCTTGTTAACAGTATCCTTCCTCTACTATTAGTTTAACAGAATTAACAATCCTATATCACTAAGCTCAGTATTCAGTGAAATTATTATAACAGAGTCTATAGGCTTTTAACCATTCTGTTTTTGTATGTTTGTGAGGCATTTGAAAATTATGAAGAGACTTATAAAAACGAGGTGCATTATTAACCTCATCACATATTACATAGAAAGCTTGTATAATATCTCTCTTAAATACCTCTGATGTTTTTAGAATTTTACTAACTCTACGAAGAGCTTTGAGTCTCTCAAGAGCATACGCTATTAGTATACCATCAATATGAAGCTTACCACTCTGAAAATCCTCAGTATTATACCTACCCAAAATTAACTGTATCGCAGATCTAATTTCAAGTTCTGGATTGTCTTTTAAAAAGTCCCTTAAAAGACAGTAGGAATTTTTACCTGTTTCACAGTAAGCATAAAGGTAATCCTTAGTTAACCATCTTTTATGTCCTGAATTAAACCTAATAGCCAAGCTAATTAGGTCTTCTTTTGAGTTTATTTTTAACATTCCTAACTCATAATGACGACTAGTATCAATGGAACATAATGTACAGAACGCTTTATAACGATGCTGTCCGTCTACTATATAATTATCCTTTACAAAGATTGGTGGAATCCAATCTCCCCTTTTCATAGACTGCATAATCTCCCTCACATGAACGGGATTAGTTAGTCTGTTTGCAGATAAAAATTCGAGTGTGGGATTAGGTTTGTCCAAAACAATAATTTCTTCGGTTTTCATATCAATTCCATATTATAAGACCTGAAAGCATTTGAGAACTGTCTTTATAACAATAAAGCTTAGATACTGTATATAAAGACTGAGTATGTTGTATAAATTGAATATATCTAGACCCTATTCCAATTTCTTCAGTAGATAACTTCTCAGCTTTTAAAGTATTTTTATAAAGAGTCTTGTTAAGAGTATCAATTGTTTTCTCCCTACCTCTAGAACCCCGAGTAGATACAGTAAAAAGTAAAGCCTTAGTACCTGACAGCATAGTATTCATTCTGTAGAATACATTCATTATAGAATACTGACCATATAAAATAGTCTCTTCAAGATCAACATCCATAACATGAGTAGGGAAAACATCATCAATGTAAGCTCTAACAATCCAGTTTTCAACTGGATGAATATCAACTAAAGTAATATTGTCTGGTAAAAAATACTTCTGATATTGCTGTAAAGCTACTTTAGGACTATTTCCAGCTAAAGCTGTTAACTTTTTATTTTCAAATTTCTTAAGACAACCAAATAATTTGTTTTGGACATATCTCTTTGCTTGAGTAGAATCCAAATTATAATTTTTCATTTATGTCAGTACTTTAAAAATCATGTGGGCCTACCTGGACTCGAACCAGGAATACAGGATTATGAGTCGTGCGTTATAGACCTTTTAACTATAGGCCCTAAAATGAAAATTACATTAAAATTAGAATTATTCCTGCAATAATAGCTATTACCAATAATCAAATTCCTAATGCTTGGTAATCTTTGATTTCTTTCATATATAATCAGTGTTTTACCTCTAAACTATATACCCAAAACAAGTTGCAAACATAGCACTTAATTATCGAATATGCAAATTATTTACAACTATGATAAATATGAAAATGTCCATAATGAATTTTACCATTTACAGAAAATTCTCTTCTGTAAATAATTTGAAAGACATTTGGATGATCCTTTATATAGTCTTCGACTTGCTTAACTGAAGAGAATGTCGCCAATATTTCCTGTTTGTTGGAAATCACATAATATTTACAATCTTTAGCGAATTTCAACAGACTTTTAGTCATTTCTTTATCAAGAAATGTTTTGCACTCTTCAACACTTTTACTTGATCTACATTGATCAAAATGAGGACAGTAATGACAATTATCTCGCCAGTTTTCTTTATTAGAATTCATAATCAGGGATTTTTAACTCCATAGAAATCATTTATTTCATTTGATAATTGAAATAAATGTAAATATCTTAATAACTATTTTTATAGAATTTTTCTGTAATACGACTTGCTCTATAAATCCATACATCTTTATTTTCATCATAGAGTAATTCATAAAAAGATGTAATAATTATCTGTGGGTGATAATGAATATCTTTGACTCGCTCTGCAAAATATTCTAATCCTTCTATAAATTGTTTCTTTGTAAATTTCTGTTCAGATAAATATTTTTTGCAAAAGTCTAATATAAATCCATAAGCAGCACCACTTTCTATTTGTATTTCCCACTCTGAAAAGTATCCTTTATATCCTTCAATAATACAACTTTTTATGTAATTTATCCTTTTAATACTCTTTATCCTCATAATACGACAGGTGTCTTTATTGTGTTTTACACCTAAAACTTGTTACCTATTCTAATGAACTTTCAGAGGTCACCTAAATTATAGGCTTTAGAGCTTACTTTGTCTACAAGAAAAATTGATAACTCAAACAACTTGAAAAATTATTAAGTCTTTTAATTTTTTCTCAGACGAATGTATATTAGTGACTATAAGAGTGGCCAAACTCTTATAGTCTAAATGCAATCATATCAGAGAACAGGTAAGCATCCGTACTCTTATCATTTAGCGAGATATAATTGCATAAAAACCTCCTCTCTTACCAAGTCATTGAGGAAATGAAAACATGACTCTCGATTTTTCTAATGAACATAGAGAAGTTATCAGGTTAGTAAAGATTTGTAGATAATCTCTATCTACCGAGGCAACCTTTATTTATACTCCCTGTTTACTCTGGAGTTTAATATTTGGTATAATATCACTTAAATAAAGCCAACTATATTTCCACAAATACCACTGTATGGTTACAACCCTAGCTAGCTCCAAAAATATGCATCTTTGTTGAAGTTATTACTACTGTTATGATACTAAATAAGCAAAATCTAAGTATATCATATAACTTCTATAACAGTCAATTAAAAATTACTGAATAGATATACTTAGTCCTCTAGATATAAGTAGAGGCAACTTACTCCTAGTTATTATTAAGTTTGAACTTAATTAATGTGTCAACCACAATACGCACTGCTACTACAGTATTGATAACAGGAATCATTATTAATACAAAGGATGCTGCCGCATCTACATCTTCTCGCTCTACCAAATATACGCCTGTTATGAGAGCACTAAACCCATAAATAATGGTGAAAAATATCAAAAAAATCATTGGTTTAATATATTAGTTGAATGTGCAGGTAGAGGGACTCGAACCCCCACGCCGTGAAGCATCAGATCCTAAGTCTGACGTGTCTACCAATTCCACCATACCTGCAAAATATAATAACTAAAATACCGTATCTTTTGTATAGAACATATTAGTTATTATATTAAAAGTATATTACTCTAGCATTTTCCAACTAGTAATATAAGACAGCCTGTATGCCGACAGGAAGAGTACCTAACTAGTAGTCTTTTCTAGGTTCACAGTTTTCTGTTCTATCTGGCCTATATTAATCTACAATACTTTAATGTGTGTGGAATCACACTCTTGCTCCTGTTCCAGTACTAAGTGAGTAGTAAGTATCTTCGAAAGTAATATTATTTGTTTGATTAATTGTAGCGACAGTGAGACTCGAACTCACACGGCCCCTTCGGGCCATTGGATTTTAAGTCCAACGGGTCTACCAATTCCCCCATGTCGCCATTTAGTAGCTAGATGTTAATCTAGCTACTACTGTTACTATTTTTATCTCCGTCGAGATTGGTATAGTTACCTCCACTATTACGTGTAAGATCAACCACGACCTAATATCGTCATATTAGGATTTTTACTATATGCACCTCCTTCTCGCCCATATGCCTAAGTCCTATTAGACAAACTGATTGTTAGCTATGGGTAAATTTCGTTCCTATTGAAGAAGGTTTGGATAATTAGCCGACGCTCCATACTTCGTGTATGAATTCACGCTATCCTGCAAAATCCTTGTATTACTACAAAGCTTTATCCTTAAAAAGCCGCTAGGTAGATCGACGCCTAATAAGTATTCACCTTCCTTTGCCCACTTTCTTAAGGACGTTAGGTTCCTAATTATACTCTTGAAAGTGGAAGAGTTTATTTAAAAAAGATAAACGAGCTCATTTAGTTCATAATGCAGTGTATTTCATAATGGTACCATCCTTACTATCATTATTTATCAGAATCTAGTATAAAGGGTCTACTGATTCTATATTTTGCTCTAATTATAGTATACCCTTTACCTATACTATAATGTTCATATCTTTGTATATAAGAAATGTGTAGTCAAAAATAGAGGAGGTACTTCACTCCTACTTACATTAGATAAAACTAATCATAGTAAATCCAGACATTAATTTCTGGTATTTGTAGCAGAATTTAACCTTAGGTTTTACGTGTATTTTTTAGAGTATTGTGTATACTACAATGATACTATATTCGTTTTCTACTTCTATGAAGTATAATTCTACTGTTTCACCCTCAAGTTTGAACAAACAGTAGTCTTTACTCTCTTCTGTCGGTGTAAACACCAAAAGACCCGATAATACTACATATATCGGAAATGTCTGAATCCGTATCATTATATAGAATATTTATGTATGCTGGAAATAATTTGTTCTCCCTCTTCTGCTGGTATAAATCAATAAAATCTTATCAAACGCTTGCTCAAACTTTAAATTATTAATTTATAAATTATTAATTAAAGAGTAACTCGCTGATTGTCAGAAATCTATCGATTGTAATATGTGAAAATTGTTGCTGATTTTTTTAAAAAATAAAAGAATAGAGTGTGGTTTAGAGGTTGATAATCAAGCACTTAGCATCATTTATAAAAATATTTAAAAATATTTATAAAAATATTTAAAAATATTTATAAAAATATTTAAAAAAGAGACTGCCTCTGCTCAGTCTCGGCCGACATCAAAACACAAACTAGCTTAAAATGGGAGATGCAGAGGAAGGGTTCTGCTTCACAGCAGTACAAATTCAATAATAAACTTAATACCTTGTTAATTCTGTTTCAGAACAGTATTTAGTGCTTGTAGAAGGTATCAATCTTCTACAAACAGAGTAGTTATTCATGGAATGACACTCCAGCGGCGAAGGCATAAGATATTACAGTGCTTACTACAGGTGAATAACCCAATACTTCTGCTCCACCAAATGCAAAAGCAGCGAGGAGAGTTCCCCAGAATATAGTACTTAATAGTTTTTCAGAGAAAGAGCCTTTATTTTCCATTTAATTGAATAACTTTTTGGATATAGAATTCGTTGTTTTTAGTTGCTTTAATTACGTAGAAAGCGAGTTTATTATGTATTCAGCCTCTTCAGTTGTATACTACGTAATCGCCGCAATTGGTAGTTAAGATGTTAAAGGGGAGTTTTCACTCTCCTTTAACAGTTAACTGGCCGTTACGAGCAGGTTTTAGGCTTTCCATACAAGGTTTGCCGTTTCCTTCTCGGTGGTGGTATCAAGAGGCACGCCGTTGTCGAAGTCTCGTTGCTTGAACTTGACGGTTCCCTGAGCCACGATCGTTTTGCCAAGGCAAGCCTCCAGACGATCATAGTCAGTTTCGAGCACGCAGAGGTCGGCAGAGACAGGATGAACGGGCTTCATATCTGCGTCACGACGACGGAGGTTTGCCAGCGAGAAGTTAGCCAACTTGCCGTTCTTGAGTCCCATGACGAGCACTTCGACGTTCTTGGAGTCTTTCCGCACCTGACGGGTTGTGATTACAGCGTCTTCGAGAGTGTCAGGGAATTCAAAGACATCGCCGTCGGAAAGGCCATAGCTGACGAGACCGATACCAGTGCTCTTCAGAAAGTCTACTGCGACCTGCTTTACTTCGAGGCCGTTTCGAGTAGGGATAATAGGAAAATCTTCCTTCTTGAATTGATTAATCTTCATAGTATAAATATTTAATTAATTGTTTGAATCGACATTTGTTGTCGTAATAATTTGTTGGAAGCTTTGGTAAAATGTTAGTTGCTTTGGTTTACATTGATTTTACATAAAAACAGTTTGAGGACAGTTCGAAGAACTGGGCTATTAAGTATAGTTCTTTAAGTATAGGTATTAAGTATAGTTAGGGTTTAAAAATGCAATTGATCGGTTTAAAAATACAACACCTTATAGTTTAAAAATACAATTGATTAGTTTAAAAATACAATCGTTATTAAATTTTATGGTAAAAAATTACCAATTATTTGTACAATTAAAGTTAATTATGTATCTTTGTATTTAGATAATTAATTTAATATAAGAATAAGATGAATCAGTATGTAATATTACCGAAAAAAGAGAATGGGGAGCTGCTCCAAAAGTATGAAATTCTCATATATGTGTGTATACGTAGATATATGAATAAGGATACTATGGAGGCATTTCCATCCTTAGATAGAATTGCTAAGGATTCTGGGTGTAGTAAGCCCACCGTTATAAAAACACTAAAAGAGATCAGAAGAAAAGGCTATATTACCTGGAAGTCTTGTGGTAGAGCTACGGTGTATACTTTTAATAATGAGAAATCTTTTGAGCCGTTCAGTTATGAGTTTTTAGATAAGAAGGACTTATCTAAATCTGAGAAGCTTCAGATACTCTGTACCCAGCAATATATGTATAAAGATAATGGTATCGGAAAGATGTCATTTTCAGATAGAGAGTTATGTGAAATGACAGGTCTTAATTGGAGAACTCTTAATAAAAACACACAGTCATTAATACAAAAGAATTATGTAAATCAAGTTTCTCTTCAGATTCGTGATAAAGAATCAGGTTGTTTTAAAAAAGAAACTATTTATAATCTTAATGATCTGGGTCAAGCTATTGTATTTGCATTTCAAAATCATGAAAATAGAATACAACGAAATGAGGATTCTATTGAAGAATTAAGAAATCAGGTTCAAAAACTTGAAGAGCGAGATCAGAAAAGATCAAAGGATGTTGAGTTGTTGTTAAGTGAAGTAAGAAGACTTCAGAAGGAGAACAGCCAACTGAAGAACGGAGAAATTCCAGAAGTATTTGAGATGTAAATAAAAGGAGTAGCTACAAACTACTCCTTTACTTGTTCCATATCTATTCCTGTTTCTTCTTTGATGTAGTTGGTTAGTACATAAACAGGAATATTAGTGAATTGGATAGATCTCTGAGTATTCTCAAGAGCTTCCATTAGATGTTCAATCTTCTTGTTGAGTTCTTCTCGTGTCATAGTAGATAATAATAAGAAGGGAGATGCTATTCTCCCTTCATTTGTTTGATAGCTTCTCTGACGATATCTGTAATAGTGTCGTCTTCCTTCAGAGATTTGTACTTCTTTCTGGAATAAACAACTCTGTGTCGTTTAACCTCCATTTGCATGTGAATCTCTGTAACAGTTTTGGCCTCGACAATGAGACCATTAACAACGATATACACCATACTCGAAGAAATTTTCAAGGGCTCTGGAAACTCCACAGCCCAGATTTTGGGTACTGGAGATAGATGATTGAAAATGATATTCATCTTCCTCAAACTTAGGAACGTTACGCTTTTCCCGTGATTCCTTGAATGCCTTAGAATTGATAATCCTACTTACAAGAATAGGATCTTTCTCTTCTAAGAAAGCTTGTAATGCAAGAGCAGTCATATAGCAGAATTTTAAATTTAAATAAACTACTGTATCTTTGGTATCCATATGGAAGTAAGACTACTCCCCATCAATATATCTGACAATCCTTCCAAGATACAAGTAATTGTATACTATAAAAGGAATCCAGCATATAATTAATGGCAAGTAGTCCACTCCAACAACAAGAAACAAGATCACGAAGATCTCACCAATGATAAGCTTTTTCATTGCAGAACCTCAAATGAAGTAATAACTCCGTTAAGAAGACAATCTTGCTTATCAACCTTAAGCCCAATAAGCTTCTCTTTCTTATAAATAGAAGAAATCTTATTAACGTCTCTAAAGGTTACTAGTAGCCTATATTTGTTAGCTACTAGTAAGTGTACTCGTAATGTCATAACATTACCAGTCTGTACTGTTTCTACGAATCCAAGCACCAGTGATAGTACTGATCTTTGCTATAGCAATAACTGCTACGATAAGAATAATGACTTTCATAATAGTATAGAGTTAAAGTTAAACTTAACAACCTTTTGTAAGTTTTAGTTGTCTATAAAAAGAGATAGAGGATTACTCCCCTATCTCAATGAGGTTATACTCCTCACTAACCTTCTTGTAACCAGAAGATTTCTTGAGTATAACCATATCCCAACCCTGTTTCTTAAGGGCCAGTAGCGCTAACTCGAAGGAAGGCAGACGTTGTACCTTCTTTTCAACCTTAACTCTGCTCTTAACGTCTCTCGTGTAAGCACGATATACTTCGGTTAGCAATGCAGGGTTAGGTATACATTTTGACGGATTCCAGTAGCACTTCTGTTGTGCACGTTCTCCTTCGATAATAAGAATCCCCATCTCCGTAAGAATATTACGAACCTTAAGGAGAACATTAGTGGAAGTGTGACATTCTACAGTAAGAACGGTAACATTCTTTTGTTCCATCTTGTGCTTGCTGTAGTTACGGTAAATACCATCGAGGATAAGGCCGATCTCTGGCATTGTGTAAATCTTAGCCATGAATATTGAGTTAAGGTAAATAGATTGAAAACAAAAAAAAACAACAGCCTAACTTATAAACCATCTACGCAGCGGTAGGCCACACTGGTATAGTACTGTTGTTTAGTTGAAGATCCTATTTTTGAAACCAAGAATCAATGTAACGGTCCAATTGCTCTTCAGCAATATCTTCTTGGTAACGCATCTCGTTCATCTCCTCAGGAGTATAGTCGGTAATATCAAGGTTAATCATAACTGCTGGTTTTTGAAATTATCCTACAGATATATTTAAAGCTTTGATTACTAGAGAATAAAGTTACCCCCTACTTAGTAGGGATAACTGTAAGTGCTCCAGCTACCAGGTTAAGGTTATGAAAAGGTTATGTGCTTTGGTAAATTGTTTCAATATTTTGTGGGAATTTTTGTCTTAAAATAAATCGTTTTCCCATTGGTGGTGGGAGGGGGCTAAAATACTATGTAACCATATTTACGCATTATATACCCCACTTATTATTTTAGATAGGTATCAAAGTAACAGGCTAAATTTGATTTTTGACAGGCTAGATGTACCAGTAAATGTATCAAAGTAGCAGGAAGGAATAATAAAAATGTATCAAAATAACATGTATCAAATATATGTGATTAAGCAAAAAATGACATGTACAAAATTTTGATATATATGATATATTTTGTATATTTGCATGTTAATTATTAAAAATATAAATATATGATTTATGATGATATAACAATAATTTATGGAGAAGAACAATAAAACGCCTCAACATGTACAAGTGCCACATAATTTAGGGGATAAAAATAAAGAAATAAAAATGAATCCTACAGATTATCTAATTTATGGATATATGCGTCAGCATATGGATAAACATACTTATCGTACATTTATATCTATTAGGAGACTATCAGAACTAGCTTCAGTTTCAATTAATACAGTGCAAAGTAGTATTAAGAAATTAAAAGAAGCTGGAGAAATTAAAGTTCTAGATGAAAAGAAAGGAAGAAGTAATATTTATGAAATACAGAAAACAGGTAAATATTTTGAAAGATTTACATATGAATTCTTAAATTATAAAGAATTAGAAGCAGAAGAAAAAGGCATATTAATGGCAATGCAACAATACACAGATAAATCAGATGGTCAGTTTGCGGTTACCACAAAGTCTAAAGAAGAACATGCAACTAATATGCATATTGGCACTAGAGTTTTAACCAGAGTTTTTCATCAATTAGAAGAGAGAGGCATATTGCAAACAAGCAGCACACCAATTATAGATAAAGTTACAGGATTGAAAAAGACTGCTAGATATATTGATCTTGCATTAATTTGTCAGGCGATGTTATTTATCAATAAAAAAGTAGATGAACAAGGGGAACAGATTAATGAGCATGATAAGAGGCTACATGCTGTAGATAAAAATATTCTTAAAATGCAAGAAGAGATAAACAGACTAAAAGAGATTATTGAAAAGAGTAATTTAAAAGAGTCATCAGGCTTTAAATTTGAATAAAAATATGGATCAACAGAAAAACTTACCATTTAGTTTTAATCCTATTAGTTTAGAAGGTATAGGAGACGGTTACAGTATTATCATAGATACAGGTAGAGATCATTTAGATAGATTTAAAACAAGGGAAGAGGAGAGATTAGATGAGCTCTACGATAGAGTAGAGAAGTTAGAATATAGGATTGCGGAACTAGAAAACGGGTTAAGGAAGAGATAAGTTATCATTACAACATAGTAAATTATTATTTGTTTTTGTTAAAAAAAATCTTTATATTTGCGAAATAAAAAGTAAATTTACTAACATGAATATAACTTACAAACCGTATATTAGAGATTCTTCATTTAAAGAGTTATCTATTAAAGGTCCTACTATTAATATTAAAGGATACAAACCTAAATATACTATTAAACAAGATAAAGAGGAGGCAGTTATTCCAGTAGAGTCTCCAATAGAAGAAATACGAGTATTTAAGAATTCTGAGATTAATAAAGCTAAGACAAACACTAAAAAATTTGAATCTAAAGAGGATTTTAAGGATACCATGATTCCAATATATGAATCTCTCTTAATTAAGAGGGGTTTAAATCCAGTATTTGCCAAGGCTTTAGTAGCTCAGGATGGATTGGAGTCTGCTTGAGGGTCTAAACCATCTGGGAATTTTAATTTTGGAGGGATTAAAGGTAGAGGTTCTATTAAAAGAACGAGAGAGGTTATTAATGGTAAAGATGTCTATATAAATGATAGTTTTAGAGATTTTAATTCTCTAGAAGATTACGCTAATTTTAAGATAGACCTACTTAATAGTAATCGTTATAATGCTTTCTCGGGGAATATTTCAGAGTTTGCGGATAGGGTTCAAAAAGGAGGATATGCTACAGATCCAAACTATTCTAGGACTTTAAATAAGGTAATTGCTACTGCCAAGCATGGTGGTACTCTTAAACTTCAACTAGGAGGTGTTGTTCAAGGTAAACAATGAGTTAAAAATTGATATAAGAATCGTACATTTCAAATAAAAAGAAATATACAGCAACATCAATTAATTCCTATACCAGTTACAGGTGCATTAGGGTATAATATTCTTGCACATAATATTGATCTCACTACTGCTTCTATAGATCCTTCTAAGGTTCCTACGGATTCTAAAGGTGTATATTCCTATAGAGGTCGTAAAATATATCTAAGAGATGACTCTCCTTCTACTGCTGTTCATGAATGAGTACATAGTAGCAGACCTGATCCTCAAGTTAAAGAGATAGCTAGGATTAAGAATTTACTAGGGGACGCATTTTATGATCAAAATTCAGTTATACCTGATGATTATCTAGAAGATCCACAAGAGATATATGCAAGATTAATGCAGTTTAGGTATGCTTTAGGAGTAGATCCTAATCATAAGTTCACCAATAAAGAAATTGAAGATCTTAAAAAGAAGCATGTAAAACAAATAACTCTAACAAATAGACTTAAAGGAAAAGATCATAATAGTTTTTCTACCACAGTATTTGATAATGAGGGTAATGTTATCAGTGCAGAGCCTTACCAACCTGAATATAAGTATATTCCAGAAGAATCTACTGTTCATAGAGAATATGATACGAATAACACTTTTCAGTTTTTAGATAGATATAGTACAGATAGTATTCGTATGATGTTAAATAATGTTGCTCAGGTTCCTAATAAAAAGAAGGATAGTACTTTGTTTGCAGAATTAGGATTAAAAGTTCCTAAATACCAAAATTCAGGAGTTCTAAGAAATGCATATAATGATCCCGAAGAAATGTATGATTATTCTGCTGGACAATATGATTTTAATGAAAATCATGGAAGAAGTAGAGATCCAGAAACTGGGTTAGTATTAAAAAATTTAAACCATCCTACAGCATTTAAATCATATGATGTAGATAATAATCTGGGTTATAAATGGTATAAGAGTTTTGATGGGAGAATATATTCCAAATACCCCTGAGAAGGTATTACAGATCCATTTTTAAGTAATTCTACCATTGATAGAGAGGATATATCACATCCTGTTTCTATTAGTGGATTTAAAAATATTGAAGAGGTATATAATTATTTAATCAATTTAGGTGCCTCAAAAGAGCAAGCTGCTGGGTTAGTCGGAGTATTTATTCAAGAAAGTGGATTAAATCATAATTCTATATCATCTGCTGGGGCTAAAGGAATTGCCCAACTAAAAGATGGTAAATATAATAAGTATAAAAAGTGGCTTAAAGATAAGCCAGACACCTGACAAAATCAGTTGACTTGATTGTGAGATCACATTAATAATGGGAGTGATGAATGACAGATATACTATGACTCTTTAAAATCAAGGGATTATAAAACCTTAACTGATAAGGAGAAGAACGATTGAAATAGTATGAAAAACTCAAAATGAACAAAGTACTCTTATACTAATCTAAGAAATACTTGAAATAGTTTAAAGAATCCTGGAGAAATTGCAGAGTTATTTACATGAACATTTGAGAGACCACGAGAAGACGAGGCAAAAATAGATCAACGATGAGATTATGCTCAACAAGTATATAATAAGATGAATAAATAGTGTTAATAAATACATATATGTTTGCATTAAGAAAAATTACAAATGACGGTTTAGAAATGAATTTCAATTTAGGAGATTCTTATACTCTAGTTACAAAAGATCGTTCTCCGAAAGAATTTGAAGATAAAATGAAAGATCATCCTTTTTATGATAAAACTTATGCTTTTATTTATTGAAAAGACGATATATTACCATTATATAAAAATCAATACAACTATATTGTTTCTGAAAATGGGACAACTTATAGTAATTTAACATATAAATAATATGAAAACAATGACTTGGAAAACAAAACTAATTATAGCTGCAATCGTAGTTGCTTTAGTATTAGCAGGTTGTGGTATTGTATCAGCTATGAGCTTTGGAAGTTTGTTGCTTGCATTAATAAGTTTAGCGGTAGGAGCAGGTTGTGGCTGGTATGCTAAGCATATCTATGATAAATATTTTAAAGATAAGTAGTAAATGAATACAATATTTTTTGGGCAGAATGTTCCTATACAATCAGCAGCAAAGGTTAAAATAGATTATATCAATAAAACTAAACTTCCTATTAGAGTCAGTATTCGTTGAAGAGATAGAGATGTTCAAAGTTATACTACTGAAACTTTACCTCTAATAGCTGCAGGAATAGTTGAACAAACAGTAGCATTAAAAGAATTTGAGTCAACTTCTGGAAAAGGACTAATAGTAGAGCCCATAACAAATGCAATTATTCAGTCTAGTACAACCTACCCTGATTTATTTGTCAAAGCCACAGTAAAAGAAGTAGAAACAAGAGATACTATAGGAACATTTAACAAGGGAGGAGCTATTAATCCTATAATAGCTACAAAAGAATATCGGGCAACTGTTACTTTTGAGTATAATTCTGGAATTTATATTAATAGTACTGCTGCTAGTTATGTTCCTTCTGTTACAAGCAATCGCCCTATAATAACTGTATTTAGTGATGCTGATTCATATGGTATTACTGGAATATTTACGCAAGATACAGCAGTAACTTATGCTGATATAGAAGGAGATAGTTATACTCATTATATTAAAGTAAATAACTGTAAGAACATTGCATTAGATAGATATATTAGTGGAACTAGTTCTGGATCTAACTCTAGTATTAGTTATTCAGATTTATATCCAACGGATATAGGAACAATAGATATCGGCAAAACTTTATTTTTATGAGTAAAGTCATTTACATATGAAAAAGAATCTACTCCTACTCCTGATCCTTCAATTAGTTGTGATGTTTATGTATGTAGTCGCAATAATTTAAATAACACAGAATGTAGTATAGATATATATGAGGGGTATGGAACAACAGGAGTTCGTTTAGCCAATCTATCACTGGCCCCTGGGGAAGAAAATTGAGTTTCATATCAAGGTGGATATAGAACATACAGTTCCATACGTTTAAATTCGATTTTAAAGGGAACCCAGATAACTATCACATTAAATGGGTCTCAAGTAAGTGATTGAGTAAATGAAACAACTAAATATGTTTGAATTAATTAAAAATAAAAAGGGAGCTACTTAGCTCCCTTTTTATTTTCATATTGTTTTGCGCTTATAATAAAGCATACTAGACTTAGTAATATATATATAGGTTGCAGTACTTTAGTACTTGTTATAAAAAATATTCCCATAAATATCAAGCCTATAACATATCAAAATTTATACATTTCCAAATTTTTTTAAAAAATCTCATAATGTGAGATTTGAATTTTTTATTGCATTTTGTTTTAAAGTGTCCATACTATCTTTTAGGTACACCTCCGAGTTTATCAGCCCATTTCTCTGAGAAAAACGAGTAATAAGATCTTTTAGACTTTGGAGTATGAATAGCTGCTCAAATAATACTAGGCAGCCCTATAATTAGTAAATAGAGAGGACCTAAATATAAAGATTGTCGAGTATGTCCTCATTCATGTTCTTTTGTGTAATTTCTGTTATATTTTCAATTTGATTCTCCCATTAAAATATATAAACCAAGAGAGATTCCTCCAGGAAAATCTCCAGCATATATTGGAATTTCCTTAAAAGTTTCTTTGTACTCTACATTATAACATCAAGTTAAAATAAGGCCGAGGAGACACTGTGGGAATTCCCATATCCATCTCAGTATTTTAATATACCATTTCATATAATATTTAATTTATTATTTATAGTAAATTTGTTTAAATTGTCTTCAAAGTGAGTATTGAGCAGTTATTGCTTCTTGTTCTCATGGTCTTGACATATAATCCAATGAAGAATCAAACTGCTGTCCCTTTCATAAGAATACTAGTTTAGAGTCTTCTTTCATAAGTTTAAGATCTCCTCTTTCATACTGATCAAAATGTTGCATTTCATGACATATAATAGTACTAAGACTGTCTGATAATTTAGTTTTTAATAATAGATTATATGTATGAGGCACTGGTGTTTTATCTAATAGAGCTTGTAGCTCACATTCCTCAGTTGAAAATTTATTTAAGATTTTATCATTATATTGTACTAAGATATTTGCATTAGTATAGTTAAATATTTTAGTTCCTATAACCTTAATTAATTCATCTACATCATATTGTTTTGGAGATTTAATTAATGAAGTTACTTTAAACATCTCAGGGAACTCTAATTTAGATCTTTCCTTCATAGTATCTAAAAAACTAGTTATATGTTATCTATTAGACTCGCAGTTCTCCATATTGGTTTCTCATTCGTGGAGATATACCTAAATGTACCCATGTAGTCGATCCGCTTTTTTCAATAAAGCATTGATCCACAATAATATCATTATCAGTAAAGTAGTTTTTAATAAAGTTAAAGAAGGTTTCTACTCCTTTAACTGAAGTATCTTTAGGTTGTAAATCTACTGCTTCATAGTATTGATGGGAGCTATTACTTACGCCCCCTACAGCTTTATTAAGATTTGGTGATCTATATCCAGAAGTAATAGTAATAGCAGAACCTCATGCTTCTCTCAGTGGATCTAAATACTCCACAACTAGTTTATTCAATTTTTCTACTCCCTCCCATGTTGGAAGATTTTCTATTTTTTTACTGAGAGCTGTGTCGCTTTTTAAAAGTTCACTTAATTCAAAATATTTAGGGGTATTTATCATAATTTAATCTATAATATATAATTTACCAAATTTCTCTAAAATCATATAAATATTTATTTGCGCTTTGATTTTCTTCCATGTCATCATTTTTATACACCTCCTTACTTCTTATTTCATTTACGGCTATTGGCAGCAAATGTTGCTCGCTTTCTAATTGCTGGATCAGGGGATCTTTTACCTCTAGCTATACACTCACTAGTTACTTTTCCACCACAATATTCTGTAAATTTACCTCTATTTTTCTTTTTAATATGAATCTTAGAACCTTTTTTCATCATTTCTAAGTATCCACTTGTAATGTTGTCTAGTCCGAGATTATTATGATACTCTGTACTATATACCTCTACAATTTTGTTTAAAATGTCATTATTATATTTCATACTTTATAAAATAATTAATAGGATTATTATCTAGTAATATATGTTTTTGCAAAAATAATTATTTATTTAGATGTTTGCAAGTATTTGGACAAATTATTTGGATATCAGAAAGATTTATTATATATTTGCATCATTCAAGTAAAATTATAAAGAGTTATATAGATATAAAAATATGGCAAAAACAAAACCTGATATAAATTCTGGACTTTCATGGCTAGAAAGAATCTTACAATTATGTAAAGAGTATGGAGTATTTAATATTTTAAAGGGATTATTTATTCTAATTATGTTGAGTTTAACACTTAGAATTTGTTATAATCCTAGTTTTTTATTTGACAAATATACTGACTACATGACTCAAAGACACACAAAAGGGTTATATAAAAGGACAGAATATGATCAACAAGTAAAAAGTCTCCTGCCTGTATATTTATATAAATATCATGCAGATAGAGTATGAATTATTCAGTACCATAATGGTATTATGGACTGACAACATGGAACTATGAGATTTGAATTATGTAATGGTGATGTTGAATCAATTAAAAATCAATATAATGATTTTAATCTAACCTGAATTAATCTTCCTTATTATTTAAAGGAAAATGAAGTATTCATAGGAGATATGGTTAAATTAGATAGTATTGATTCAACTCTTTATACACAACTCAAAAAAAATGATGTACAATATTTAGCCTGTACAATTATAAAAGATAGTAGTGGTTACCCAATTGGTATTTTAGGAGTAACTTGAAAAAATATTCCGCCAAATATTGATAGCCTACAAAATAAAATACATAACTATCTTATAGATGATAGAGCAGATATTAAAACTCTTATCCAATTTAATTATAATAAAGAATAAAAATATAATATGCCTAAACTTAGAGGTAGTAAATTAAAATATGTTAATGGGTATGCTGTAGATAAAGAAAATGATAATATTATATACTCTGATGAAAAGCATATTTATATAGGTAAGACAGACAATTCGAAATATGAATCTGTAACGGCAATAATAGGACAGTACTGTCAAAAATTTGATTCAGATTTTTGGTCATCATATAAAGCTTGTGAGGCGTTATTAGATCCCACAGTGTTTTACCCATTAAAATCAAAACTTCTTTCTTCTAAAAAATGAAAGGAGTCTTATATTGAAGAATATGAATTAGACCCTGTTGAATTTCTTAATAAGAAATCTGAAATCCTGCAAAGTTATGAAGACAAAAGGAATGCCAGTACAGAACGTGGTACTAAAATTCATGCTATGATGGAAGATCTGTTTTATCAAGGAGATAAAAAGGCAATAAACAAATATGCAGGAGGAGGAACTTTTGAGGTAAAGAAAGGGTATTATAAACTAGACATTGACAGGGCCATTTACCCTGAGTTTCTTATAAGTTATGAGTTTGATGAATACTTAAAGATTGCTGGTCAAATAGATTATTTACAGATAAGTGATAACGAGGTAGTTTTATTAGACTGAAAGACTAACGGTAGGATTGATAAAGAGTCTTATTTTGATAGAACTACTAAGAAAAGACAGATGATGCTTTCGCCATTAGAAAATATTATGGATTGCAATCTATGTCACTATCAGTTACAACTTAGTATGTACGCATATCTTCTTCAGAAGATTAATCCTAAATTCAAAATAAAAAAGCTAGCAATTGTTCATTTTGATCACGACGGTAATGAAACTGAATATGAAGTAAAATATTTAAAAGATGATATTGCTAGACTTCTTTTATATCATAGAAAGAAGAATAAAATAAAAGCAGAACTTGATAAAGACAAACCAATAGTATTTTAAAATATAATGATTATGGAAAATGTAGATGATTTATATGAAAATAGAATGAAGATTTGTAAAGAATGCCCTCTATACCTAGATAGTCCTATGGGGGCTAGATGTAACTCTAGATTATATTTATCTGAAGCTGATAAAAAGACAGTAAGTGATAGACCCAAATTAGGATATAAGAGAGGATGTAACTGTATGTTACAGAGAAAATTACGTATGCCCTCTGCAAAATGTGTTGTAGGAAAATGATAAGATCTATGAGAAAAATATTACATACAATTAAAAATATTATAATAGGGTGATATCGTAGATTCTTTAAACCTATCCCTGATTGAGCTGAAAGAAGATATAAGATATGTTTAAACTGCCCTCATAAAGAAAAATTATTTGGAGAATACTGATGTACTTTATGTGGATGTAATTGCTATAGTAAATCATTAGTAGAAGATGAACAATGTTATGATAATAGATGATAATGTATAATTTTAAAATAATAATGAATTATGAGTAATGAAAAGTATTTAGGAACTGATTACTATCAGTTAACAGGAAAACATTTAATGGGTAATAATATTAAACGTGAAATTGATCCCGAAGCACTTAAAAGGGCACAAGAAAAATCAGAAAGAGATCAAATGGAGTATGTAGCTAATTTAATGGCAAAAGATAAAGATTGCAAACCATATGAGAATAAGAAAATTGTTCCTACGGCAGGTAGAGTAGTTGTATTACCTTACGAAAAAAATCCTTATCGTTTACCATTACATGAAACCACCTCTGGACTTATCTTAGGTGATTTTGAAACATCTGCAACATATAAATCACAGGAAACTGGAGAACAAGAAGCCTCACAGCGTGGTATTTGGTGTTGTAAAGTTATTGCTGTTGGTAATGAATGTAAAAGTGTATTAGAAGGGGAAGATGTATATATTAATTTTACATTAGCTGCGCCACTCCCCTTTGGCGGAAAAGGATACTATACAATCAGTGAGAATAATATTATTTGTAGTATAAGAGATAATGAATAAGATGCACTAAAGGTGAATATAAAAAATTATGGATATGAATGAAAATTTGAATAAAGAAGGTAACTCATACCTATTTTACACCCCTGGTCAACTTGTAACCTTAAAACATAAGGAGCTAAATTCTCCAATAATGCTTATTCAAGAGAAAGTTACAAGACAGTTCAAACAGGGAGATCAGATGTACAATATCTTCAAGGGTATGAAATGTATTTGATTTGATAAAAATAATGTGCTGCAAGAAGCAGTATTTTCAACAAAAGATTTGGAATTATATAAATAAACAAACATATGACTTTACAAATTGATGGATTTATAGTTACAGGGACACCTGATGAGGTAAATACTTTTATTAAACTGTATCAGGTAAAACAATATACCATTGTTAATTCCCAACAACCAATTATACCATTATATTATTCCCCTGATACTGATATTAAAAAGTGAGAGATAACTTGTAAAGATAGTAGTAATATTAATGGTAGTGTAGTTAAACCAGAATAAGTATGAATAAAGAAGACTTAACTCAGTTTATAGAGTGACTCCCAGTTAATATTAATGAGTTTAAAGATAAAACTCCTGATGAAGTAGTCACTATTTTAAATAAGTTAGCCCAAACAGAAGAGGGGTTAAATGAAATATCTGGTCTTATTAGTCAATTTAAACAAAAACAGATGTTTAAATTTGGAGGTAAATTAGGACAACTTATTAATAAATTTCAACAAGGAGGAAAATCTGATCAGAGAAAATCTGATAAAGTAAGAAAAAATTTTCATGGAGTTAGTTTATTTGAATATGGTCCTAACAAATATAAAACTGCAAGAGGTACTTTAGTTAGAGATCTAAAACCAGGAGTTCATCAAGAAACTCTTCCTAATGGTATAGGTCTAAGACAGATTACTAGAAATAATACTACAACATCAGAATTAGTATCTCCCGATAAAAGGGATACATTATATATTAATAATGCAGATGCTGGAAGAATTGACAGTAATATTAATGATGCTGGCATATTAGGTAAATTAGGATTACGGACACCAACCCCTGTAAGTTCTAATTTTAGAAGATTACAAGGTATTTTTAATGCCGAAAAATTTAATACAGGGGGAGAGGTAACTAAAGATGGATACATGTCTAGTTCTGTAACAAATCCTGATGGTTCTATAAAACAAACTTTAAGATATCCTTCTGGGAAAGAAGAATATAGAACTATAAGTAGAGACAAACAAGATACTACATATACTAATAGTGTCAATGGTATTACTAGAAGAAATAATCCTAAGTGATACCACTTTGTTGACAAAGAAGCTAATAAAAAAGGCTATGCAGAAAGACAAAGACGATTTAATGAACATTACAAAGAATAATGACAGATATATTCCTTTATAATAATACTACGGGATCTCTTGAACTTAATGTTCATGAGATCCTACTTGTAAAGGAGTTTGAGGCATTATGAGACTTAGATAGAAACAAATGTAGTGAAGATCCTACAGGTAAAAAGAGGCTACGAGCATGAAAAGAATTTAAATATATTTGATTATTTGCTGATTGGAAGAGTCCATATCAACAATATTTAGAGATGGAAAAACACAAAGCGGCTATGGAAGATTCAGGACTATCTGATGAAGAATGAAATGATCCCACTTTTAGAGCTGCCGTTAGAAAATATATTGAAATTAAAGATTCTTCTCGTATTCTAAGTCTTATAAAAACTGCCTTCAGAACTCTTGAAAAGATGAGAGTATCATTAGACAATATTGACCTTGAAGAAAGAGATCCTGTAAATAACAAACCAATCTGAAAAGCTAAAGATATTCTTGATAGTATTGGTTCTATCGGTACTATGACTGATAAGTTAAAGGAATTAGAACTAAACTATAAGAAAGATCAAATTGAAAGTAGTTCTAAAGTTAGAGGTGGTTTGGAGCGAGGATTTATGGATGAGTAATGAACTATGGCGAAAAAACTAAGTATTGAAGCTGAAATGAGAGCTGCTCAGAGAGATATGAAGAAGAAGTTGAGTGGTGAAGATAAGGAAGAGGTAAAGAAGGTTAAAAAGAAAGCTAAACCAGTAAAAGAACAATATAAGGAAATAAAAGAATCTCTTAAGGAAAAAGAGGCTCCTAAGGAAATTGCTTTTAAAGATAATTATGAAGAGGAATTAATTAGGGAATTATTTAAAGGTGATATTACTGTTTCCCAAGCTCTAGGTAAAGAAGATGAGCCTGAACAACCTAAAAGAGAGAAAAGTGGATTGTGGGATTATGTTCTCGAAGATGAAATAGAATTCTTTGACCCTGAATGTAGTTATGAATTGACTGGTTATAGACCTATAGATGAAACTCATGGATTAGATTTTGATCCAGCACCTTTTTGTGAAGCGGGAAGAGTCTATACTGAAACTGGTCACTATACTGAATATCCGTCTGGATCTAAACCATATGCTGATTTCTGACAAGAACAATTAGATAGATGCATTAATGGTTATACGGTTGGTAAGTATAGAATTACTGGAGATAATTATTTCTTCCTTAATTTTTATAGGATGCCTGTTGTAGACGATTCTAAAAAACTGGCGGAAGCTTCTGGAGAAGGATTTCCAAAATTTGTAGCAGAGCAATATAAATTCTTTCATTATTTTGAAATGTGCGAACTACTTAAAAAAGACTGCGTTGCACTAAAAAGCCGAGGCATAGGCTGAAGTGAGATAGGAGCTTGTTTAGGAGTTCGTCCATTTATAACAGGAAGAAATTTTAATTCAACATATATTACTTCTTCACTAAACTATCTGGAGCCGACATTAAATAAATGTTGAGCCCAGCTTCATTTTTTAAATGGAAACACCAACGGTGGATTTAGAAGACCTATGATGAAGATTAACAATGCTCTTCATAAAAGAACTTCTCTTACTGATAATGAAAATCGCGAATGAGGCAGATTAAATAATATAGAAGGAATTGTAGCAGATAATATTAACAAAGTCCGTGGTATTCGTTCTAATAGACTTTTCTGAGAGGAGGGAGGGTCCTTCAAAAATCTAGAGACTGCTTGAATTAAAGGAGAGGCATTAGTAACAGTTGCGGGTGCTAGAAAAGGCATTATGAGTGTCTGAGGTACAGGAGGTGATTCAGATGCTTCTGCACTAGAGGGTCTATCTAAAATGTTTAATAATCCAAAAGAATACAATGTACTTCCATATAAAAATAATTACTCTGAGGATGGTGAAGTTCAATATACTGGTTATTTTATACCCGCTTTTAATATTATGCTTAAAAAAGGTTTCTATGATAATAGAGGAGTTACAGATAGGAAAAAAGCAAGAGAACATTATGAAACTGAAAGAAAAAAGAAGTCTGGGCAAAATTTATTAGATTATTGTGCAGAATTTTGTTTCACCCCTAGTGAGGCATTATTAAAACAAGGTGATGGTATTTTTGATCCAGTACTTATAGCAGATCGTTTAACTCAACTTCGTATACAAAAAGTAGGGGTAAAACCACAACAAGTTGATTTGTTATGGGATGTTCCAAAAGGGTCAGAAAATAATCCAAGAAATAAAGTTAAACTTATTCCTAATCCACAAGGAAAAGTATTTATATATGAACCTCCTCTTAGAGACGGAGAAGGGAATCTTTATAAAAATCTCTATGTTGCAGGAATTGACTCTATTGATCAAGGTACTGCAGATTCCTCAACAAACAATGATGTGTCTGATTTTTGTATAGTAATTAAGAAAAGAACCTTAGGTTCTAGTTCTCCAAATTATGTTGCAATTTATAAAGATAGACCTAGAGACATTGCTACGGCTTATGAAAATGCTATGAAATTATGTATCTATTATAATTGCAAAGCGATGTTAGAGCATACAAAAATTAGTATTATTATGTATTTTCGTTCTAAAAAGAAAGATAATCTTTTTATGAAGAGGCCAAAATCAACGATGCCTGATATTCGAAAAGGTAACTCTGGAATGATTGGATACCCTGCAACTGAAACGTATCTACGTCACGGACTTGAATTAATTAGTAGATTTGTAGATGAATCTTGTTATTCTATGCAGATTGATGAAATGCTGGAACAATTACTTAAATATTCCTGGGAACATAAACGTAAATTTGATATTGTTGCAGCTATGGTAGCTGCTGAATTAGGGGATGAAGACCTTTTAGGATTTACTCCAAAGGCTCAAGATGAAGTAAGAAATTCATGAAAGGATTTTGGATGATATTATGATTTAAATGGGCAAAAACGATATGGAATTATACCTTCGTAAAGAAAGTAATCTTGAGTGTAGAGTTAGAGAACTAATTAACCAAGTTACACAGTCTAAGTATATTTCTCCTATTGATGTTAAGTATGAAGATGGGATATATACATTAAGACTTGGATTAAATTGTAAAGATGCAGCTCCAATATCTTTTGGGTATCAAGGTAGTGAAGAAGGATTTTTAAAATTTTTAGAAAAAGAATTTAGAAAGAGAAAACTTCAAAATATTAATTATACTACAGGAGTACTTATAAATGGAGATAGTAATTTGCATTTTCCGATAATAGAGTTATAAAAATGAATGTTGATAGAGAAATAAAACAAATTGACAAAGCTATAAGTGAGTTAATATACCCTAAGATAGCACTTCAAAAAGCTTATAATTACTACCACAGTAGACGAGATGCAGATCAGTTTAGGCATATTGAAGAAAATTATGGTATTGGTGTTCCCACTGGAATTACATTTAATCCGCTTGTTCGTCCTCATATAGATAGGTTAATTGGAGAATATTTAGGATTAAATCAAGATTTAAAAATAACATGTAAAGATGAGGAAACAGTTTCTAATATTATGAGAGAAAAACAATTATTAATTAGCAAGGAACTGTTTAATTATTTAAAGAAATATTTAGAAAATAATATAATATCTTCTATTATTAACAATGAAGAAGTTTCAACGGATCCATTCATTGAGAAACAATTAAATAAAATTAGTAATAGTATTAATGATTCTTTTGTATCTCAATATGAAATTGCAGCCCAGAATATTCTTGATTATTTAAAGCAGTCAAAAAATATAGATTTAACAAATAAAATGCATAGTCTACTTACAGATTTATGTATTACTGGTACATGTTATTATAGAGTGAAACCTTCTAACAGTGGAGATAATATACAATTTGAGGTATTGAACCCGATCAATACATTTGTAGAAAAAAACCCAAACTCAGACTATTTAGCAGATTCATATCGTGTAGTAGTTAGAAGGTATATGTCTGTAGAAGATATTTTACTAGAATACCGTAAAGATCTAAAGGAGGAACATATAAAACTCCTAAAGGAAGAAAATAACAGCACAATTGAGTCAGATGGTCCTTCTTATTATATTAGAGCCACATCTCCTGAAATAGCTGGAGTTTGGAATAGTACTCATACTGGAATTTTAGGAGGATTAGAAACACACCCTATATGACCTGGTGAAACTAGTAGAACTAATAGGTATACTTATCCAAAAATGTGAACTGTTTATGATGTAGAATGAATTGAAGTTGATTATAAAACGGGAAAACAGACTAGGCATGAGGGCACACGTATTGGAGAAGAAATTTATATAACTAGGGGGGAATCTGAAAATATTATTAGAACAAAAGATAATCCGAATAAATGTAGATTAAGTGTTAATGGTTTATTTTTCCTAGATAAGAATGGGGATCCTAATTCTATGATTATTAAAACTATGGATCAACAGGATAAATATGACTTGTTAGTGTTCTACCGAGATAATCTTATTTCTAGTTCTGGTACAGTTGGAGATTGGGTTGACTTAGCTTATGTTCCACAAGTTTTAGGCGTAGATTTACCAGAACGATTACAAAAATGGCTAGCTTATAAAAAGCAAGGTATGGGTTTAATTGATAGTAGTCAGGAAGGAGCACAAACAATGAATACAATATTTAATGGTTATGACGATACCGTTAAAGCACAAAGTATTCAGGCAATTAATTTAGCTATACAATCAATTCAACAACAGGTTTCTATGGTAACTGGTGTTTTACCTGAAGCTCTAGCTCAATACGAACAACGTGATGCTGTTTCAAATGTTAAGTTAGGAGTACAAACTACAATGCTTTTAACTAAGCAAATTTTCAATGCCATGGATACTGTATACCAAGAAGCAAATTATGATATGCTTAATCTTGCAAAACTAGTTTGGCCAAAAGGAATAACAGGTACAATTGTTTTAGGTAATTATTCTAAAATATTTACAGCCCTTCCTCAGTATTATACCTTAACTGATTTCGATATTCATATTGAAGATAGTACTAAATCTTACCAGAACGTACAATCATTAATTGCAATTAGTGGAGAACTTGTTAAGAGCGGAGTAGCAGATTTAGGAGATATTACAAATATTATAACTGCATCTTCTATTACTGAATTAAAGCGATATATTGATCGCTCTATAGCTCGTAAAAAAGAGGAAAATGATACTATTGAACAGTTACAACAACAAATTCAACAGTATGAACAAAACTCTAAAGAACTTCAAAAAGTTAATCAACAATTACAAGAACAAATTCAACAGCTACAGAGTCAATTACAAGCTAATAATCAAACTAAACTTGAAATCGAAGCAGAAAAGGTTGCAATTGAGAAAGAAAGGATGAGGAATGATAAGGAATATAATGATAAGAGTCTAGAAGTTAAAAATAAACAAATTAATGCACAGGTTGCTGAGATATATGATGATAATCCGTATAATAATAAAATAAAAAGTGTAATATAATGAGTAACTTAAATGTTCGTTTAATAGTTTATCCAAATTGCAAATTGTCTGCTATTGATGATAGTAGTTATACTAATCTGCCAGGTAGATATGGGACATTATTTGAAAATATAGTGGATTATGTCTCTTTAGAGTTTCTAGTATATTCTAATACAAATGAAATTGAACCCAATACTTTAATTTTTGAAAACTACCAGCATAACAGAGATAATTTTTTAACAGATAGTATTTTCCCTATTATGAAAGATGGGGTTCATTATTATTATAAAATAGTTATTCCTAAACTAGAAACCCTATTTATTGAAGATACTTCTTCGAAAGACTTATACTCTTTAGTATATTTAAAAGATCAAACATTTTACTATAATGACAATTTTTATGTTGCAAAACAAAACTATGAAACTACTCCTACTTCTAAAGAAGAATTATTAGATAATATTGACCTTATTTTAAAAGAATCTGAAGCAGAAATTGTAACTAATTATATTGATCTTTATAAACTATGTGGTAGTCAATCTTTTTACTGTAAAAAAACAGTGTTTACAATTTGCAAATTAACACAATGTTTATTAAATTTACAACGCCAAATTATAGATCATAATATCTATAATAAGTGTACTGATTATAAAGATATTATAGAAAAAAGGGACTTTATTCTAAGTACAATTTATGTTCTAGATTATTTAAAGGACACTAATAATTTTCAAGAAGCACAACGTATTGTAGAAAATGTTCTAGGATGTAATGATATTTGTAATACAGATAATACATTAAATAACAATTGCGGATGTAATGGATAAACTATATGAAACTTTATATATCCTCTACTCTACTGAGCTAGTAAATTTAAACATTGGGTATTCTTTAGATAGGAAGAAACTAAATCAAATGATAGATATTATAGGTACAATAGAATATATAAAGAATACTAATAATGATCAGGAGGATATTATTAATATAATTAATTACTATAATAAATATATCAACTAAATTAATAATGGTTTCAGATACATATTATAATGCAATGGGTTCACGATCATTTTATAAAGGTACATCTTTTAGATGTACAGAATGATGCGTAGATACTCACTACTTTAACAATGAGGACTTTATTGATTTCGTATCATATAAAGGTGCTCTTCTTAGATGTACAAGAAGTCATATTTCCTCTGTTGATAATGAACCATCTCTTGTTATTAATAATAACTTAATTGTTGGAATTAATGACTCTCCTGTTTGGGAATTTGTAATGGGAGGAGGATCAATTGAGACAGGTCAGCTTAATATTGATTTCAAATTAGAAGATGATCATCTTTGAGTATTTTATAATGAAGAATGAAAGGACTTAGGAAATGTTAAAGGAGATCAAGGTGAACCAGGAGTACAAGGAATACCAGGAAACCCTGGTAAAGGAGTGCCAAGTGGGGGTAGTACAAACCAGGTATTGGTAAAACAGTCTAATTCTGATTATGACACTATTTGAAAAACGATAAATACTTCTGGAGGAGAACTTCCATCATTTTCTGCAAGAGTGTTAAGTACTACTAGTACTGAAGGCGCTCCTGAAGCTGCTGTAACTTTAAGTGATTCCAATGAATTTCAGTTTTCATTTAAATTGCAAAGAGGGCAAGACGGAGTTAATGGTAAAGACGGTGAACCTGGTAAAGATGGAGCTAATGGTACTCCAGGGGTTGATGGAGATGGCTTAAAGCACATATATATTCGAACCACCAAAGCAACTAAGCCGACAACTCCAACTGGTAGTGGAGAAGATGTAGAGTTACCTATTGATACAGAGTGAGGTCTATGAAAGTCTGCTCCTACAGGTGTAGATTCTACATATAGATGGGAATGAGTTAGTACTAGTGTTTATATTAGTGGCAGATGAGAGTCTTATAGTGAACCATCTTTATTTGCTTATTATGCTCTTGACGGAGTTAATGGAACTGCTCCAAATTATAAAACTTATGTTTATGCTCAATCTAACTCTAAACCAGAGAAACCCGACTTCAATACTCCCCAACCTCCTACAGAATCACAATGAAAAGATTATCCATTAAGTAGTGGGCAGTGATGGCAATGTATAGGAGTTGTAGATGGGCAAACAAATACAGTTATTCAATGAGGAGAAGTATTACCTGTAAATGGTAAGGACGGAACTGCTCAAGATGGTAAATTTACTGAGTTTAGATTTGCGGTAAATAGTAGTAATATTACCCCCCCAAGTCTATCAAATACAGTAAGAACTCCAGAGGGATGGTCTTTAACACCTCCAACTAAGAGTAACTCTCAATACTTATGGATGACAACAGCAGTTATTAATCCTAATGATACTTTATTTAGAAATTGATCTACACCAGTATGTATTAGTGGTGAAAATGGTGAAGCAGGACCTACTGGTGCAACTGGGGCTGCAGGTAATTGAACTTCTTATGTATTTAAAAACAGTTCCTCTACGCCAGATACTCCTACAGGCACTGATCCTGTTCCCACAGGATGATCTGATGCACCAACATCATCAGATGGTACCTGGTGAATGTCTAAAGCATTAATTAGTGGAGTTACTCAAAAAGTAGTTGGAGAGTGATCCGCTCCACAACGAATTACGGGAGAAAAGGGGCAAGATGGTGAAGACGGAACTAATGGAACTGATGGGATTTATACAGATTATAAATTTGCAAAAAGCTCTTCCAAAAGTGAAGCACCATCAATTAACAAACAAAGTCCTAATCCTGGTAGTAATTGAAGTGACCAGTGACCTATAATTAATTCTGGAGAATTTCTCTGAATGACTTTTATTAAAAAGAATTCTAAAGATGATTCTATTGTATTAGGGGAAGAATGAGCAACTCCTGTATGTATTACAGGAGAACAGGGTCCACAAGGTCCTATTGGATCTACAGGAGTATCAGGTACTCCAGGTGTGGGTATTGTTATGAGATTTTGTAATGGTACTGATATGGAGCCGAGTAATGCTAAACCAACAAACACACTAGATACTGCAAGTCAAGGATGAACTGTCACTCCTCCCCCAACTACTGAAGATTACCCGAGATTATGATTTATACAGGGTAGAATAAAATATTTAAATAATGAGGATCAAGATGGGCAACTTGATGGTAGTTGAAGTGATCCCGCATTGTTTAATGGGCCTGCAGGAGTAAATGGAGAAGCAGGTAAAAAAGGTCAACTGATTTATCCAGCTGGTGTTTATGATATAAATACTACATATAGTACTACTGAAGAAAGTGCTCCTTATGTCTATGTTTATAATTCAGAATCTAGTAAATCTGGATACTACTTATTATCAGCAGTTACTAGTTGAACAGGAACTGATCATAATAATTGGTCTCCAGTTGAATCAATTGACAACGAAGAACATTACTGGACTAAATTTAACCACTTTGAGGCAATTTTTGCAGATGTGTCTATTTTCCCTAACTCTCTTGTTGGATCAGCTGTCTTTAATGGAGATTATATGTTTAGTCAAACTGGTAAGGAGTCTACAGGAATAACTACAAATTATAATAAGTTTGATCCAGAAGATCTATCCAAATGATACCCTGCTTACTACATAAATTTGAGAACAGGTGAATGCTCATTAAATTTTGGCCAATGTACATTTAAATATTCAGATTTATTTAATTCAAGAACAGTAATGACTATTGAAGGAGGGATTAATATAATCCCAGATATGATATCTCCATCTAGATATGGTAGTTATATTTCTACACCTTGTATTTCAATTTTGGCAGATGAAGAAGGATTAGCAAACGGTAATATATATAAATTTGCCTTGTCAAAAGAGTATCTACCTGTAGCTAAAGGAGTTATTAAAGGTTCTATTGATAATTGTACATATTTAAACGGACTAGAAGAAAATGATGAAGATTATGTTGCAATATCTCCAGCAGAAAGTACAAGTAGTAGTAAGGGAATAATAAACTTTGTGACATATCAAAACGGCACCATACGAACTCCAATATCTGAAATATACCTTGGGGCTGGCAGAACTTTATCATATTCATTTGTGCCAATTAAATATTTAGGAGACTCACTTTATAGCACGTATACTTCTATCTTTGATGTTGCAGATACAGAAGATGGAACAGCTGCTTATAGAGGTATATCTGGTATACTAAATATATCTAATGTTAATGATTTTGTATTAATTGTTTGCCGTCAAGCAGGACAGAGTATACAATATGGGGGTCTTACTTTTACAAAAGCTGGGTCTTTCCTAGTTTCTAAAGTTCTTGATGTTAACCCAGTAAAATAATATATTTTAAGGAATGAAAAATATTAAACCAGATATTGATCTTCAAAATTCAATTGAACGTAGTAGGATTACTGAATCTAGAGAGTATTACAAAGGCAAGTCTTTTAATTTTGCTAAAGAATGGCACCCTGGAATAAATTATTTTAATGATAATTATATTACTGACTTTGTATCTTATAAAGGAACTTTATTAGTATGCCGTAGAACACATCTTTCTAGTAATAGTAACAGACCTGAGCTACTATTTGAAGATCCAAAAGATTCAAATCAGCCAACTGGAGTAAAATCTGAATATTGAGATTTTATATTGGCTGGAACTCCAGGACCTGGAGGAAAAGTATATATCCCCAACTATAATACATCTACTGGAGAACTTTCTTGAGTTATATCTGATAATATAGAAAGTATTGACCCTGTAAATATAAAAGGGGAGGACGGTAAAGATGGAAGAGATGGTAAAGATGGAAAGAATGGAACAAATGGAAAAGATGGTGATACTTATGTTCCACAATCAGAGCTTGATAATAACTACATAGTATTTAAATCTTTACAAGGAAAGGAAACTATTAAAGTAGATTGTAGTAACTTAAAGGGAGAACCTGGAGAGAAAGGTGAAAAGGGTAATGATTGAGTATTTAGTAAAGTTAATACTATAACATTATCCCCAAATGATAAGGGATATGCAGATATATCTGCAGATACTCCTGGAAGTGAATCAACAACTTATACTTTAACTTTAGGAATCCCTCAAGGAAAAACAGGTCTTAAGGGGAATAAGGGAGAAAAAGGAGAGAAAGGAGATCAAGGAGAAAAAGGAGAAGCGGGTCCTACCCCTCTTTTTAAACTTATAAGGAATGAGAGTACAAGATCTATAGATTTATATTGATCTATTGATGAAGATTCAGACTGAGTGAATCTAGGAAGTGTTGGGGGAAAATCTCCAAAGCTATTAAGAGTTTTTGATGTTGCAGAACATCCCAATGTTCAAAATAGTACTAGACGAGATGATCGTATAGTATGGGGGTATGATGGAATTTCTGTTAGTGAATGGACAACTCTATGTTATTTAGATGAACTTAGAGGAGATGAGAATATATGAATAAGTACTAAAGAAATTAAGCCAGGTGAAGGCAATCCTCCAGTGATGGAAGTTAGAGACCCTAATAATCCTGAAGAAATAATACAAGTAGAAGACAAAGACAAAATATGATATGATCCATTTGATATTAGTTTAGATGAATTTAGTTCATTTGAATTTGTATTTAATGCTTATAAAGAAGCAGGTGGTCAGTTAGATGAAAAAGATTTTAAAAGTACATTTGCTAATGTTTCCAACTTAACCATTAAGTTTTGGTCAGGGACATTAGAGGATTTTCTTAAAACTGATGCTTCTGCTCATCAAAATGAGCTTTGGCTTGTTAAGTCTAGTACAGGTACTAGTGATGATACTTTTGAGGAATATTATGCTGTTAGATCCCCAGAAGCAGAAAAATGAATGTGGGAAAAATGGGGATCTGGATCTATTAATGTAGATTTAAGTGATTATATTACAAAAGCTGAGGCAAATTCATATATACAAGAACAGGTAAATAATATACTATCTTCTCTAGTAATAGATGGGGGGGAATTAATAATATAATTATATGAATATTAGTACTATACAATTTAAACGAATATTAAAATATTCTGGGACTAGTACAGAAGCAATAAGATATATACAAGAACAACTAACTCCTCCATTAAAAAATGGGGAGCCTCTTTTAGTCTCTTACAAGGATATTACAGAGGAAAACTATAAGTACTTTATAGCAATTGGTATAGATGAAAACAATAGAAAAATACAGATATCTCCAATATTTAATTCTATAGAAGATTTTAATAATTATATAGAAAAACATAGTCTTGGAGTAACTTCTGAGAATTTGGCAGATGACTCTGACATTACAATTAATAAAGACACTTCTGGAAATTATATTATTAAAATTAAAACTCAGATAATTTCTGCGGATAATATTAATACTACAATATCTTCAGAAGAAGAAGAGATAACTATGACTCAAAATGAGTTCAATAATTTGATATGAAGTAAAATATCAGAAATAAATAATAAGTTAATTTGATATGAATTATAAATAAAGTCTAAGCTTTATGAATACATTAAAATTTAAATTTGGTACAGAATTAACAGGATCTATACAAGAAGAAGACCTAGTTGCTATTAATAAAGGTATTAAAGAGGAATCTACTTCTGAAACAGTAAATTCTAAACTTGGATCCTTTTATAAAGGCAAAAAAATTCTTGGTACTACAGAAGCAGATAAACTTGTTACTACGGAAGAAATTACTGTTGCTGGTTTAAGTGGTGCTTTAGGAGCAGGAATTCAGAATGGTAAAACAATTCCAGTAGGAACTAGTTTGCAAGAGTTTCTGGTGATGTTATTAAGCAAGGAGTTAAATCCTGGTGCAGCTACTAAACCTTCTATTTCAATTTCAGGACCTTCGAGTATGGGATTGAAGGAAATATACTCAACAGTTACTATACCAGCAGTTAGTATGTCTACCAACAATGGCAAGTTTAATAATAATGGTTGAACAAGTCCTGCACAGCCCTCTGTAAAAGGAGTAAATTGATCAAAAAAAACTATCACTCCAAGTGCGCAGGCTGGATTTACTGGATATGCTCCTAAAGCAGGAGAAAGTATTGCACAAGCAACCTCTGTAAAGATTGCATTAGGTTCTAATTCAGTTACTTATACAGCTACAGGTACATATACAGCTCCAACAAATAAACCTATTACTAACTTAGGAAATGAGTATTCTGGACCAGAAGCAACTTTCGTTGGTGGATCAGCTTCAAAACCAGGTACTACTACCGCAATCGGAGTATATCCTGTATTTACTAATAATAAATCTACCTTGACTGCTCAAGCAAATACAAAACTTGCTCTTACTGAAGGTCCAGATTTTGAAGTTAGCTTTAATAGCGAATTAGCTGCTGGACAGTTTATTATGGTAGCTATTCCAGACGGATTCACGGTTTCTAAAGTAGAGGCTTATAATACTATGAGTAATAAATTCGAGACCTATAATGGTCAATCGAAATTTGAAGCAGAACCATTACAAAGAGATATTAATGGCACTCAAGTTCAATATCAGTTATGGACTCGTCAAGGAGATAACAAGAATGATGCTATTAAATACAGATTCACATTAAGTAAAAAATTAAGTGCATAATTATGGCAAGAGGTACAAATACATTTAGTTTAGGTGCTGGTTTTAATATAACTGGCCAGGAACCTATTGATTCCAGAATTGTTGTCAGTGCGTTAAGTGATCTTACTACGCAAAAAACTTGGAATGGTGTAGGTCTTTATAATGGATTAGTTGTAGCTGTTACTGAGTCATCAACATTATATGTACTTAAAAATCGTGATGATGTAACTAATCCAGAATCATGGGTTGCTGTTGGAGGTGATGTGGCAGCTGATTTAGGTGAACTTAAATCAGATGTTGAAGGTTTAAAAACTAGCAAACAAGATAAAATCATTGCTGGAAATGGTATTGATTTAAATGCGGATGGTAAAACAGTTTCAATTAAAATCGATCCTGCAGGCTCAGGACTTGAAGTAAGTAAGAGTGGCTTAAAAGCCGTTATCCCAGAAGCTGCTGAATATACTATTGCTGCTGCTTCAACACCTACAGAGGGATATTTAAAGAGTTATGAGCTTCAAAAAAATGGAGTAAAAGTAGGAGTTTCTATTGATATTCCTAAAGAATTAGTAGTTACAGGTGGTGAGGTTAAAGAGGTGGAAACCCAAGATGATCCTTATTCAGGAGCTCAAGTTGGTGATCTATATCTTAAACTTACTATTGCTAATCAGTCAACTCCTGTATACATTCCTGTTAAATCGTTAACCGATGTTTATACTGGAAGTACTTATATCAGTGTTGATGCTGGAGTTATTTCTATCAAGTATAATGACTTAAAAGGACAAATCAATACAGATTTAGTAACACCAGTTTCTGGAAGGGTAACAACAGTTGAAGGGGAAGTAGCAACATTAAAAACAACTGTTGGAAATGTTTCGAGCGGGTTAGTTAAAGATGTTAATGACTTAAAAACTAATATAGACCAAAAGGTAGATAAAGTTGAAGGTAGTTCATTAATTACATCCGAAAAATTAGCTTTGATTGATACTAATGCTTCCAAAATTGGAACTTTAAAAACAACTGTATCTACAAAATTAGATAACACGGCTACTGTTAATGGTCAATCTTTTGTTAGAGGAGCTTGTACAATTAATGCTACTCATATTAACATTGAGGATAAAATTGGAGATAATGTTGCAGGGACATCGATTGAAGAGGTTTTATCTAACTTTAATGACAAGATTACCGATGCTGCAGATGCTGGAGTACAATCTTTTGGCGGGAAAACAGGAGCAATCACAGTAAAAGGAGGAAATGATGGTTCTACTCCTGCAGTTAATCTTATAATGAGTGATAATGAACTGCAGGCTACACCTGTAGGAGTGGCTAGTTCTACACAAGGAAAAAAGGCAGATTCAGCTCTTCAAAGTGTAACAGCTTCCTCTAGTTCTACATATCTTACACTAAGTGTAAAGAGTAAAGCAGAAAATTCACAAGCTATTACTGGAAATTTAAAGGTACAAAGTATTGAATCGGCAGCTACAGAATCTAAAGGGCTTGCAGAATCTTATGATGTAAAACAATATATTAATAATATGTTTGTTTGGGAAGAATTAGGATAAAATAATAAGGTGGGGAAGAGAAGAATTTTTCTTCTTCCTCCTCCCCCCCCCATCTATATTAAAATAATATGGCAAATAAAAATAAATTTATTTATTGTAAAACTAAAGCGGCATTTAATTCTTATTTAGAAGAACATAGAGATGAGCTTTATAATTGTACTACATTTATACAAGATTCAAAAGAAATTTATACTCATGGAAATTTTTATAAGGCTAGTAATAGATGGGCTATTTCAAGGTTAACAGGCAACTCTGATTATGCGACACTAGCATATAATAGTGGTAAAGTTGGAGATATATTTGATATGTCCTCTGGAACTACCGTTCATGGTATATTAGGTACAATTAATGATAAGAGATGATATATATTCTATAAAGATTCTATTCGAGAATATATATATAGTACAGATACAAAGAAATTTACAGCGGGGTCTACAATTGACCTTGCTAATGACTCTGAAATTCCAGACCCTGCTACTGTAGCTCCTAAAATGGATGGTGCAGCTGCTGTGGGATCATCCAATAAATACGCACGCGAAGACCATGTGCACCCTTCAGATAATACTAAACAGGATATTCTTGTTAGTGGAGAATCAATTAGAACAATTAACAATCTTTCTTTATTAGGAGATGGTAATATTAATGTAGGTGATGTTCCTTCTATTACGGTAGAAAATGAACAAATACCAAATGAGACAGATTTTAATAGAGTTGCAGAAGCTGCGACAAATGATAGAGCAGTTTTAATTAGAATTAAAACTGCTGAAACGACGTTAACCTCTAATTATTGACAGTATTCCTCTTCAGAATCTCAGAGAGGCTTTGTTGCTTATGCAACATATTTATCAGGAACTAATAACATAACTCTGATTGCATATATTATAGAAAATCAACCAGTTATGGTAGAAACTCATGATGAAGAATTCCAAGGAGAGTTAGTTTCTGGAACTAATATTAAAACTATTAATGGTGAAAGTATCCTAGGATCAGGTAATATAGACACACCAGATAGCAAGGTTACTAGTGCTGCTAATCACTATACTCCTGTTGGAGGAAGTGCTACATCTGGAACTATTATAAATTCTATTACTAAGGATGAGAAAGGACATATTGTAGATATAGGGGTTGCTAATGGTATAGATGCTTCAAAAATTACATCTGGGGTAATTGATATTGAACGTCTACCCAAAGGAGCGTTAGAGAGATTAGTTATTGTTGCCAATCAATCAGAACGATACGCATTAACTGCTGATGATGTTCAGAAAGGAGATACTGTAAAACAAGAAGATACAGGTGTAATGTATTTTGTTGTTGATATTGATAACCTAGCTAATGAAAACGGATACAAAGTCTATATAGCTGGATCAGCAACTAGTGTACCTTGGTCAGGAGTGACAGGTAAACCTGATTTAGTTAACTCAGTTAAGTTAGTACTGCCAAGTTCTATATTCACTAATTCTGGCAGTATACTTACAGGAAATGTAGAATTAGGATCATCTTTAAGTCCACAAACTGCTAATACAGTGTGAGCAGCTCCAAGTGGCACATCTGGGGTACCAACATTTAGGAAATTAACTTTCCTAGATATGAATATCATAATATCTAATGAATTTAACTATATACCACAGACATTCGGGGGCGGAGAATTGTTCATTAATTACAGAAGCAATGTTAGTGGGCAGAATGTTAATAATATCATAACTGATTATATATTCAAGGACGGAGCTACTGGTAATGCGTATGTAATGGCAAAAGGTTTTAAAACTTCGGAAAATCAGGAGCACAGGGTATTATGTTCAGATGGGTCTTCTAAATTATTGTATGGACCTACAACTCCTGGAACAGCAGGACAAGTATTAGTTTCAAATGGGACATCAGCTCCTGAATGGGGAAAAGTGCCTATAACTAGTATAGGAGGGCCTACTGTTGGCACTGCAACTTCTAATGATGTACCATATGGAATTACTTCATATATTGGAGAGTATCGTTCGGATAAATTAGCGTTTACAAAAAGTACTGATTTATATGGAGAAATAAGTAAAAACAACGGAGAATCGTGAACTGAAGATCCTCAGGGGAGTAGTAGACTTATGAGGTTATTTACTTCACAAAATAATAAGTATGATGTACAATTAATAGATACAGAAGATGTTAGCACAACCACTCAATATAGACTTACTATAAATAATAGTGACAGGTATTGTACTATTGATTGAATATATATATATGTGTCTACTCACGGCTCTGGTTATAATTGCTTTATAGAAGCATATAATCCTAGTTCTGAATCTTGAGATATAATATCTCAGGATGCTGCTTTACGGGGGTGATCGGGACCTAATTTTAGAGCTTTGACATCTTCTATATATTATAACAATTCCCCACTTACAGCTTCTCAATATTCGAAACTAAGGTTTACATTTTCAACTAGAAGTGTTAATGAGAACTATAGTGGACAATTGACAGTCTATAGAATTTCTGGATATGGTGCTTTTGGCTGAACAATGCCTAACAGTATGTCTAAAGTCGGTCAACTTTATTCTTGAGATAGTGCTCAAAACTCTTATTTTCCAGAAAACGTATCAGCTCGAAAATTTATTAGTAATGGAGGTACTAGTACTAATGTAACAATGGGAGATGGATCTTTAAAAGATCTTAAAACTAAACAGCTAGTTGTAAACGGTACTATAAATAACTTTTATTCGTCAAATAGTGTTGAGGTTAGACTTTACGCTCCTACTTCTGGTGGTACCAGTGGGCAAATTCTTGTATCCAATGGTAGTAATGCCCCTAAATGAGCATCCTTAGATAGTTTAGGATATCTACCATTAACAGGAGGTACAATTTCTGGTAGTTTGAGTATCAGTGGTCATATTAATCCAGTAAATAATGGAGTCTCAAATATTGGAGGAAGCGGTAAGAAATTTAAGGATATATATGCTACTACTCTTCATGGGAATTTTAACGAGTCTACAACATTTGCAGCACCCCATCCTAACCCAATATATATTGATAATACTAATAATAGCACTGATGGTGTTTATTTAGTATTGAAGAATAAAGGAGTATATGTTTCTTCATTTGGAACTACTAATGAAACCACTGATTATTATGAAACCTTTATGTTACATAGAAAATCTGATCAATCTAATAGCTATAAACTATCGATTAGAGATGACGGAAATGCGTATATAAGAGGTAAAATAATAGCAACACAAGAATGGGTAACTAATAATATACCAGGATTAAGTACTAGTATTAGTAGCCAAGGTTCTGTGATTACCTCACTTGGACAGTACTTAATTACAGGAGCAGACGCAAATGCAACTACTACTGCAAGTACAGTAAAAATCAAGTTAAAGCAAATAGGAAGATCTACGGCTGGTAGTTCAAGTGCTTTTGGTGCAGCAAGTTTAGAATCATCTGGTGTAACTATTCCTGCTGCAACAACAACTACAGCAGGAGTAATGACTGCTACTGATAAAAGTAATCTTAATACAGCTTATGGTTGAGGAAATCATGCTTCCGCAGGATATTTAAAGAGTATTCCCACTGCATCCTCAAGCTCTTATGGCGGAATAAAAATAGGGTATTCAGCAACTGGTAAAAATTATGCAGTACAATTAGATAGTAATGGTAAAGCTTATGTAAATGTGCCTTGAGAAAAGGGAACTGGCACTATAACACAGATTAATGCAGGTCTTGGTATGAAACCAAAGCTAATAACTGGGAGTGGCACGTTAGATTTAAGTTTGAGATCTAGTACACAGATGTCACTAAGTTCTCAGAATGCTTCTACTGTATCTGGAAAAGTATATGCAGTTCAACTAGATAAAGATGGATATTTAGGTGTAAGTGTACCTTGAACAGATACAAATACAAACTATTATCCAACAACATTTACATGAACAAATGGAACCAGTAAAGGTCCAACAGGTTCACTAACGGGTACTGGAATGAGTGCGGTATCTTTTGGAGCAATTCCTGCTGCTAGTAAAAGTAATTCTGGTGTTATAACTACGGAGGATCAAGAAATTAGCGGAGTAAAGTACTTTAATAATGGTGTATTTGTTGGAAGTAAAGATGAGGTTTCTATAGGTATTATAGATGCACAGGAGTTTGGATATAATGGATTAGGTATAGTTTCAGATACTAATGTATATATAGCTCCTGATAATAACATTGTATATTTCGGGTATGGTGAGGATATATATATTCAAGATGGAGAATTTAGTGGTAATGCAGCCACCGCATCGCAGGTTAAAAATGCTTTAACTATAAATGTAGGAACTAGTAGTATAAAATATAATGGCTCTAAGACTGAACAAATAACTATTCCTAGAGATAGACAAACTAACCTAACTATGCAAGCATATGGGAGTGATTCGTCAATTTCTGTTAAAAAAGGTATATGTTATTATCATAACACTGGTTCACTATGAGCAACGAGCATTACTCTATCTTTAGATACATCAGACTGAAACAGGGTGCTATCTGTAAATAGTAAAGAGACAATTGAAACAGCTGTAGTAGTAGTTGAAAGCACATATCCTGTTACTTTTAGTTCAAACTCGATGTTAAAAGTGCAAAAAGATATTCCGTTAAATGGAGATGCAGGAACATATAGAGTTTATGTTTTTTCAAGAATAACACCAACTCTAGTTGCTGTAAACTGTGCTGTATATAAAGCTTCTTAATATAATTGATTATGAGTGTAAAATATTTTGATAAAAATAAAAATAAATGGGTTATTTTTCCTGGTACAGTTGGAGCTCCTGGAAAAAATGGAAAAGATGCGTATGATATTGCAGTAGAACATGGATATGAAGGATCTGAAGAAGAGTATAATAATACTCTTCTTCAAATTCCTGAAGTAGTCGATAAATTAAAAGCTATAGATAGTACTCCTACTGAAGGAAGTAACAATTTAGTAACTTCTGGAGGAGTGAAAGATGCTATTGATAACTTAGAGGCTAGTTTATCAGGATCTATTGAAAATATTATCGATGTTGAAATAAGTAATCAGATCAAGAGCTCTATAGTTGATAATTTATTATCAGACGATGTTAATAAATCACTATCCGCGAAACAAGGTAAAATTTTAAAAGGTATAATTGATAATTTAGCTAATATACAATTCTTAGTAGTTGATGTATTACCATCTAGTGATATTAAGAGTAATATCATATACTTAGTCAAAAAGAAAGGATCAGGGACAGATATCCATGATGAGTATATTTATATTGAAAACAACTGAGAAAAAATTGGGGATACCTCTATTGATTTGACTAACTATTATACAAAGGATCAAGTTGATTCTCAGATTCAAAATGTTAGGGAAGATATTCCTAGTATTCCTGATGTTGATATAGTATTAAGTGGCAGTGGCAATGTAATTACAGAATTAGCAGTTGATTCTATTAATAAGCATAAATTAGTAGCTTCTAAAAGTATTTCAGTATATACAAAAGAGGAAGTAGAAGAGAGACTTAGTGAAAGTGGTTATGGAGATGTAACTGCAGCTGCTGAGTTTTCAACAGCAGACAGAGTGATTACTTCTAATGGAGAAGGTAAAGTTATTAAAGATTCAGGGGTACTAATTGGAAATTTGGCAAAGTTAGCGGATGTTCCTAAGACACTAACTGATTTAAATGTAACCTCAACAGATATTACAGATATTTTAGGATATATTCCTGCAGATTCTGCGCAGGCTGGTATGGGGGATGTTACAGGTCCTACTTCAGCTACTAATAATAATTTTGCTTCTTTTAATAATAACAATGGAAAAGTTATTAAAGACTCTGGATATAATCCTGACTCATTCGCCAGATTAAATCATACTCATACAGTATCTCAAATTACTGATATGCCAACTCCAATAACAGTAGATTCAGAATTAAACAGTACTTCTGAGAACCCTGTTCAGAATAAGGTTATTAACAACGCACTGTCTTCTAAAGTAGATACTTCTACATTAAGCAACTATGTTACAAAAGATGAGATAGCAGAACTTGGAGGAGGGGATGTAGTTGCAGTTGGAGATTTAGCAAATAATATGTTAGTAATAGGTGCAGGTACAAAATCTGTTTCAGCTTCTAATATTCCAATATCTGATATATCAACTCTTAAGACTAATGTTAGTCAATTATCAAATAGTGTAGATGAGTTAGCTCAACACATATTAGAGTTTGACTATATTAATTCTATAGATATCAACGGAGATTCTGGGGATCCTATTTCTATTAATTCTCAAAATCATACAATTTCTGTTAGTAGTAGTGATAGTTATTTAGCTACCACAGTTGAAAATGATGGAGGTGATTTAAAATTATTGATTGGTCACAAATCAGGTTACGATCACGTACCAATAGTAAATCAAGCAGATAGTGATGATCGTGTTGTATTTGTGCCTTCGGAAATGACTTCCTATAGATTAGGAGTTATTGGTAGAGATATTAGAATACCTGCCATAGGAATAGATGGGCTAGCAGATGTAGCTAAAAGTGGATCTTATGAAGACCTTACTGCAACTCCTGTATTTAAGTCTTTACATATTTCTGCTGGAGAACTTACTGAAGTTTATGATCCGACTGTTGCAGAAGTAGATATTGATTTAAATTCTCCCCTAGATAATAGATATGAAAAATTATTAGGTATTAGTTTGTCTGCAGGTGATCCTGGAACATTTATTGAGGTTACAGAAACATCTCATACAATCAATGTTTCTAATTTGACAGCTTCTAAATCTGAGGCTATAGTAGTTGTTAGGGGAGATTGTACAGTTAGTTTTTCAGGAAGTAATATATATATTATAAATAATGCTAGTGATTTAGCAGGGACATCTACTCAAAGAAAAGTTTATACTGTAAAAAGAATTGAAGATGATTCAAGTAACCCAATGGTATTGGTTACATGTGCACTGTATAATCCTAATAACTAATATGTTATCTATTATTAAAGAATTATTGTTAAAAATTATTAATGACATTGATACTGGCAATTCAAATTTAAGTGCAAAAGAATGTGAAGAAGTTATTGACTATTTATCCTTTATAAGTAATAAGAATGAAAAGCTTAGTAAATATCAAGCCTGCAAGTACTTAGATATTAGTAGAGCTACTTTTGATAATTATGTTCGTGCGGGCAAAATTCCAAGTAGCTAAACGATTCTTATGTGATAACTGTCGAAAAAAGCTAGTCATAGAATTTAGAGAGATAGATAATAAAAAATAAAAAGTTAGATAATGCCACAGAAATGTGGCATTTTTTTATTTATACGTAATATTTATATAAAAATTTGGTTATTTATTAAATATTATATAATTTTGTATCATTATCTAACTTAATTAAGAATTAATATGAGTAAAGGCACATGTAAATTTAATTTAAATGTAGCAACCAGATTAATGCTACTTATGAATCTACCAGAACAAGGTTCTGTAATTGAGATGATTTCAAAAAGAAATATTCGTAAAAAAATTGACTTTTCTAGTGAAGAACTTGAAGATCTTAATATCAAAAATGAAGATGGTAGGATTACATGATCTTCAGAAGCTCCTTTAATTGAAGTAGAATTTACAGACAATGAGATTAACTTGTTAAAATCACTTATTGATAAACTAGATAAGTCTGGGTTAATTACAGATAATATCCTAGATTTTATTGAGAAAATATTAAAAGACTAATGGGAACATTATCTAATAATTCTAAAGTTGGAGATAAAGGTAAAGACTTGATTCTACAGACATCTGGTAGAGTTTACGTTCAAGTAAAAGATAGATTTTATCCGATAAACTTTAGAGATACAGACAATCCTAATTCTTCAGAAAATTCTAACACCTCTAATAATTCCAATATAAAGGGAGTATTAATAGTTGATAATCTTGAAACGTATAGTGGAGAATATCCTGGTGATGGAACTCTTGTTATAGACAGCTCTTCTGGTAGTTTTTATCAAGCTTCTAATAATTCTTATACTAAACTTCCATCTTCAGCTGTTAGTGATTTTAAATCTCCTATTAATATACAATTAGAAGATGCTTCTCAATCTCCCTTAGTTATTAACTCTAATGCTTTAGTAGAAAATCTAAATGCAGAATATTTATCTGGATATTCATCACATGATTATACTAAAAAGGCTTCTAATGAGAGGATTGAAGGTAATTGGTCTTTTCCAACATTAGTTGTAGATAAAATAGTAAATAAATCTGGAACGACGTATTTTGATTTATCAAGAGGAGAGTTGATGACAAGTTCTTTAGTTACTAATACATTTAGTAGTAATAGTACTAGAACTTCTATTGTTAAAAAAACATCTAACGGAGATATTTACATTCAATTATCCAGTGAAATGTTTACTCCTTCAATATTAGGACTTTCAGGAGAGACGGTAACTACTACTGAAGAAGATGGATCAGAAAAAGAGCAAGTTAATTACTCTCCATGGATATATATTACTGTTGGTAATGAGAATGATAAATATTCTACCAATGGAGTATTATCAAGTTCTACATATAAATTTACCACAGATGGTGAGGCTGCTATTGGAAGGGTTAAAAAAGAAGATGTAGACGGTAAGATAAGTTACTCTCCATGGATAGATATTAATTCCAGTGAAGCTATTTTAAGTGCTGAAACTTATCAATTTAAATCAGATAAAACTGCTACTATCGGCCCAATTGTTTTAAATAATGATGGTACTATATCTATAGGAAACTATACAATAGATACTAAAGGAAATCTAAACATTGGACATATCAAAATTTATGCAGATGGAACAGCTACTATAGGGAGTGGAGAATATCAAGCTACAATTGATGCTGAAGGTAAATTTCAAATACCAGAAAAGTGTATTATAAAAGAAAGTATTTAATAAAGTATTTGGAAATTAAGAATTAATATATTATATTTGCCACAAATATTAGAACAGATTAATAATCAATTAATAAGAAAAAATAGGAAATATGCCAAATCATTATGAATTTAATTCGGACAGTCTTGAAGGTCTATTAACTGATGGAGATAATTCAGTTTCAAGTCCTGAAGATAGTGGTCCAGTCGTTGCAGATACTGTAGGAGGAGAAAATCTTATAGATCAACCAAATAATGATTCAGATCAAGTAGAATCTAAAGAATCAGATCAAGAGAAAAATATAGAAACTAATAACAATAGCGACTTTTTGACATCCTTTTTAAGTGAGTACGGTCTTAAAGATGGTAAAGTAACTTATGAGAATGATGATGGTACCACAGAAGAGGTAGACTTTGATAGTTTGGACTCGGAGGAAAAAATAAATATTCTTAAAGAACTTACTTCTCCAAATCTTAGCAAAGATGAGATAGAAGTAATTAACTATTTGCGTGCCAATAATGCAACCATTCAGGATGTAATTACTTATTATTCACAAAAAGCAGTAGAGGATTACATTAAAGAAAATGGACCAATTGAAAAACAATACAGTGTAGATGAATATTCTGATGATGAACTATATATTGCTGATTTAAAGTCAAAATTCAGCGATATGAGTGAAGAAGACATCAAAACTGATTTAGAGACTGCTAAAGAGAATGAAGAACTATTTAAGAAAAAGGTTGATATAATTCGCAAACAATATAAAGCACAAGAAGAAGAAACAGCTAAAGAAAGAATAAAAGAACAAGAGGAGCAATTTAATAATTTTAAAACTTCTCTTGAAAGTCAACTGAATGACTTTAATTCTATTCCCATGGATTATAAAGATAACAAGTCAGATAGTCTGCAAATAGAAGAGTCTGAGAAGGAAGAGATTTACAAGTATATTTTAAATCGAGACGAGAATGGTGCAACACAATTCTTTAAAGATTTAAATGATCCAAAGACATTAGTAGAACTTGCATGGTTTGCACTTTATGGAAAGGAAGCTATTTCAGATATTACTAATTATTGGAAATCTCAGCTTAAAAATACAAGAAAATCTGTAGATAATAAGCCGCAGACTACTGTTGTCTCTTTAGATAAAAATAAGACAAAAGATAATTTTACTAGTCGCCACAAATCTGTAGAAACAGAATATGGTGAAGATTTATTATAAACTTAAAAATTAAATAAATATGAGAATTACAAGTTTTAGTTCTTCCCATGCTCAGATGGGTTCAACCAGAACTTATGAAGACTTTCATAAGTGGCTGGGTGATAAACCTGAGCGTCTAGGTATTGTGTCTAATTTGTATAAACAATATACTGCAACAAGTCTTACTGAAGCACTGATGAATGTTTATACAATGGAAAAGGGCAAGCCTAGTAAATTTCAGTCTCTTAATTCATTCTTACTTGAATGGGAAATTGATGTTAATTTTGTTAAAAGAATTCCTATTCTTGCAGTTGAAGGAGATGGTTCGAATGGTTCTGAGGTTATTTTCCATTTCCCAGAGCGTTACTACGAGATGTATGACGTATTTGTAATTGAAGAGACTCGCCAGCAATGTATGGTTATGCTGTCTCCAGTACGTCGTTCTGACGCGGTTGTAGAATATGTATGCCGTGTTATTGATAATGACTATAAGGAAGTACTTGATGTAGATAGTATTGTAGGTACTGACACTCGTTTTATCACCAATCATATGCCAGAACTTCATGAAACTGGGTTTACAAAATATCAGTCAAATATTGAAAAGCATCGTACTATGATTGGTACAACTCGTTGTGATATTGATTATTCAGCTAAATATATGGCTTTGGAAGATCAGTTTATCAATATTGCAACAAAGGACAAAGATTTTACTTACAAGCTTTCTGGTGCAGAAAAAGTTTGTCTTGATAGCTATATGGCTGCTCGTAATAACAAGCTTTTATTCTCCAAAGGTAACTTTGATGTAAATGGTAAGACTACTATTTCTGATGAAATTGGTCGTCCTATTGTCACTACTGAGGGTAAGAGAATTTGCCCCTATGCTTAGTAATGAGCATGGAAATAAACTCTTTAATTCGGTGAACCCTGAGATGGGAATACCGAGCCAAGCTCTTGAAAAAGAGAAGGTGTAACGACTAGAAATATAATTAAATAAAATATCATCATTGTATGGATAAGCAAAAAAAATCAATATTAATAGGTTTAATATTAGGTGATGGATATCTAAATACTAATTCAGGTGTATCTCTAGAAATTGAACATGGAGAAAAACAGAAGTTCTATTTAGAATATAAAGCGGAATTAATTTCTAAATTACTAAACTGTAAATTACCAAATATTTATCATAACTTAACTAAAAATACATATAAAATATCTAAAGGACATAAATACTTTAGAGTATTATATAATTGAATATATAAAAATAAACAAAAAGTATTTTCTAGAAAGCTATTAAATAAGTTAAATGCAGAAGCAATAGCTTTATGATGAATGGATGATGGTAGTCACGCTATATGTAGAAGAAAAGAGACAGGAAAAATAATGTCGCATTCGTTTCATTTTTATACTTATACAAATGAAGAGGATACACAAAATATAATTGATTACTTCTACGAAACCTATGATATTAAGTTTTATCCTATAAAAAGAATTATGAAAGATAATTCAGTAAAATATTATCTTAAATGTAAAACTAAAGAAGGAAGAAAATTCTGTGATTTAATTAGACCATATATACTTCCTCAGTTTGCTTATAAGATTTTAAATATAGGAGAATAATTATATTTCCACGAGTGGGAGTCCCCTATTTTATAGGGTGAAGATATAGTCTGATCATATACGAAATCAAGTATATGAAGTAGATGGTAAACTCATCTACGATAACAAAAATGATAATTCCTCAAATTGAACGCTTCGCAACGAAGTATGTATTTAATAAATTAACTACACGTATCTTTGAAGGTGCCATGAATGAAATGGCTACTAAGTCAGATGAGCCTACAGGAAATTCTTGGGTATTTATTTGTAACACCAAGATGTGGCAGGCTGTTCAGAGAACAATGGCTACATGGATTCGTGACTGGAAAACTACTGGTTGTTTCGTATGGTCACAAGGTGCTAAGGATTATGTTGACCTTGGAGCAACGTATCAATCATATGAATTCGCTGGTAACAAGATGATTTTCCGTCTAGATCGTTCATTAGATCTTGAATTCCCTAAGAAGGCTTATGGTATATTCCTTGATCTAACTACTGATTCGAATGGCACTCCTGGAGTAATGTTATTTACATTCCGTGGTGGAAATATTATCCACAATGTTATTAGAGGCGTGGGCGGAAAAAGCGGACTTGAGTCTGGTGAAGTTTCAAGTCCAGTTGCTGGAGCCAAGATTGTTAACTGGGGCTATCATGGAGTAGGCGTGATGAATCCCTATCGTTCTGCAATCCTTGAAGAAGTTTAATATTTAATATTACAAGAAATATAGAAGATATATTAATTTTAGAGTACTCCCTAAATTAGGGAGTACTTCTAAAACTTTTAGATAAAAAATTTATTTCAAAGACAAAAAATAATGAATAAAATAACTCTTAAGAATGTATATGGGAGGGAGAAGAAGTATTATCTTCAACCTATGAAACAAAAGAATGGAACGAACTTTCCTTTTGTAAAGAAAGTTAGATATAATGAACATGGAGATAGCGAAATGATTTTAAGTCCTGATGAACTTAATGATCCTGAAAGAGATTATTTCATTCCAGAGGATGAACTTATTGAGGTATATAGTGGGCGTACTTTTAACCTAGATGACCCGTATGAGCGTAACCTTTGGAAATGTATTGAAACAAATCCTGTAATTGCACCAGAAAGAACAGCTAAAGATAAATATGGCAATTATCTTATTGATGGTACGCAGGAAAGATACGGTCGAGCAGATTTTTATGTTGAACGAGAGGGAGAAGTTTCAAAGAGAAGAGTTTCACGTATTCAGCTTGTCACAAAAGCATTTGTATTTATTGAGAATGATTCTCCTGCAGGGCGCATTACTAAGTGTAAACTTTTAGGTAAAGCTATGAGAAATGCACCTGATACTGATGTACAAGATTATTTATACAGCCGTGCACAAAAGAATCCTCAAGAGATCATTGATCTATATACTGGATCTGATCAAGCATTGAAACTTCTAATTATCGATGCAAAAGATAAAAACGTTATAACCAATCAGAGTGGAATTTGGATGTTTAGTGAAACTATGTTAGGAGCAACAGATGAAGCTATCATCATGTACTTGAAAAATCCAGAAAATCAGAATATTTATGATTCAATTAAGAATCTTACTTTCCCTGATATGGTAGTAAAAAGGGCCGCAAAAGAAAAAACAAAATAGAATATTATATAATTTTATTAAACAAGTAGAATGACACTTAGGAACGTTTACGAATTCGCTTTAGTAGAATGCAACAAGTTAAAAGCTCCTTCTATTTTATTAGAAGATTTTATATACTTGTTTAATAAAGCTATTCAACAATATGTAAATAGTGTCTACAATAGAGCTGAGTATAATCAACAGAGTTCGGATGATATTGGGTTTTTACAAACTACTGCTACTATAACAGTTGGAGAAGTTACTCCAAAGCAAGAATTTAATGATACAATTTGAGAGTTAGAATTACCAAAAGATTACGTACACTTACTTAATTGTATGGCAGAGTTTGTTGGTAGTGATTCAAAATCTAGATGTGGGAATGGTAGTTTAAAGACTATTACCTCTCCATGTCAAAGGTTAACCGCAGATATGTATCCTGGTATTATTAATAATTATTATATGAGGCCTTCTCATAAAAAACCTTATTATTATATTATTAATCATAATACTGAGAGTCAAACCCCAACAAATCCAAACATGGATGCAGAATTTGGATACAATCCAGAATTTATTGGAGAAAATGAGTATCGTTTCTACGCATTAAAACCTAATGAAAGTAGAGTTGTAAACCAGTCTATTGTAAAAATTGAGATACATAGTGGAGATTCTCAATGAACATTAAATAAGTTATATGTTACTTATTTAAAATCTCCAAAGTATTACTCAATGACACAAGACCAGATATTAGCTATAATCGATGATACACCAATTTTGGAATTTCCTGATTATGTATGTTATGAAATAATCAACATTTATGTTAGGTTATTTTTAGAAAATGCAAGTGATCCAAGATTACAAACAAATATTCCTATTAATCAGACTATAGCGGTACCTGGAGGTAAATAATTATTAATTTAAAATTTAGAAAAATATGTGGAATTTTCAAAAAGAAGTAGTACTTAACAGCCTTAACAACGTTAAGGTTGTAGAAGGTACAAATAAAGGTCTTGGTAAGCCTGCAATTGATAAGAAAGTACGTTTTCATGATGGAGGTGAGTACTTTGCTAAGTATATTGTAGACCATAAGATTTATGAAACTAGTCCTATTACAGGGACTAAATTTAAATTAGTTTTACGTGCTCCTTCTGGTATTCTAGGTCAACACGTACAGATTTTAATTGAGCTTGGACTTGATAATGATTACCGTGGAGACTATGGCTCAGCTCTTTGGTATTTTCGTAAGCCAATTTTAGTAGATGTTGTTCTCCCAGAACAGAATGAAGTAGCTGCTAAAGTTATTTACGATGCTATTACAGCTGCCATCCCTGAAGAATATAAATTTGTTAATACATCTTATGAAGGTGGTAATGTAACTATTGAGGGATCTGATTCATATCAAAAAGTACGTAAAGTTGTTATCAGTCGTTATGATTGTGATGAACGTTGTGCTGGCAGTTCAGAAGAGCTTGTAGAAATTGTTAATTTGTCAGCAGGTGCTCTTAAGAAAGGTAATGATTATGTTACCTATACTCCAAACAATGTTGAATTTGGCACCTATGAATACCTTCTTCATAATCTCCGCCTTCCAACTTACGCAAATCTTCGTTTTACTTCTCCTTCTGCTCCTGAAATGCCTGTTCCAGGTGTTGAGTATACTCAGTTTAGCTTTGCCTATTGTGTTCCTCGTGGAATTCATTTTGGAGGTTTATCAGTCGCAGGTCAAACAAATCATTCAACAACATTGCATACTTTCTTTGTAGCTTCCACTTTAGTAAAAGATTTTAAGGATCTATTTAAGGAAATTGGTTTTGTAGATGATGACTTTGAACCTATTGGTAGAAATGATGGCCAGCATGAAATTACTATTCTTCCTGATGCTTATGCTTCATCACAAGATTTAGCAAATGCAGCTGCAATTAAGGAAAATAGTGAGGCTGGTGCAGAATTAGCTGAAAAGGTTAAGACTAATACAGAAAAGAATACCGAACAGGACTCTACTATTAGTACTAAAGCAAATGCTTCTGATGTATATACAAAATCAGAAGTATATACAAAAAGCGAAGTAGATGCTGAGTTAGAGAAAAAGCAAGATGTAGTATAGTATGGCAAAGTTTGTTGTTTCGGCTACTATAGATGATCCTAGCCTTAAAGCAGATGCTATTTTTGAGTACAGGATTACCGATAATAGAAACTATATTGTTGATAAATATGGAGGAGTTGAAGCAAAACCTGGTTATACACCTCAAATAGGAGATAAGTATACAGTAGAAACTTTATATAGATCTAATGAAGGATATATATATAAGTCATACAAAACTTTTACTGTAAAAATATAATATCAATACAGATAGCGGGGTGGGAGTTAATCCCGTCCCGCTTAATTTTATATATGTATATTATGACACTACAACAAATATCTAGTGCAGTTTATAACTCTGTTGTTGGAGGATTAACAGGCATAACTTCAAATCCTAAAATTTCTATAGAACAATTAGAAGATGAAGTTGTTGCAGAGCGCAATCAAGTTATGAGAGAGTATTTGTTAAAAGGAGTTTTAACATTAGATGAATTATTTCTTGCAATTAATTGTGTAGAAGTTAATTGTGATTATATGTCTAAATGCTGTGAGCTTCAAATTGGAGAAAAAGCTTTACATTTTGAGATACCACCTATTATCTATATTAAAGGAGTTGATACAATTAGGTTTATAGGTAGTATTGATAGAAATACAAAGTATAATGTTTATACAGATGAGTCTTATAGATTTCATAAGCACCGTAGGAGAGGAGCTCAAAGTCCCTATGTGTATGTAGACACTGCAATTAATTCCAATGGTAATATGGACGGATATATATTTAATGTTCCTTTTGTTAAATATATTTCTATTATAGCTTTATTTCAAGATCCTAGAAAGTTATTAGAGTGAGATTGCTGCTCTGAAGATCCTAATACGTACCTAGATTGTGGAATCTTAAGTAATGAAATTATACGTAGAATGACTGAGAAATATGTAAGATGGTTCCGTCAACTTGCAAGCCCAGTTACACCTAATGATCAACAACCTCGATAACTATGAACAGAAATAATTTTAAATCAGTATATTCTCAAGCATATATTTTATATGGCACATCAATAGATACTACAAATTTTGAGGATATTTGCTTGAATGGATGAGAATTAATTGGAAATAGGCAAACTAGTTTATATAAATATACTACTCACACACAAGATAGGAAAATTAAATTACCATGTAATGTAGAATTTATTGAAGCTGTATTTGGAAGGCGTATGGATGCTCAAACTACTAACGATTATAGTGTATACCCTAATGTTTACAATCAATGGGTTGAAGAGTATATTGAATCTTGAAAACGAGATAAAAGTGTTTTTTATAATAGTGGAGTATTACTTAAGTATCGACAAGAAGGGGATTATTTAGTATTTGATCAAGACTATGCAAATGTTACAATCCTCTACCATGGTATTATTGTTGATGAGGATGGACTACCGTATCTTACAGACAAAGAAGTCCAAGCATTAGCTGCATATTGTGCTTATATAGATATATATAAGAAAAGTTTAATTCAGAAGGATGGAAATTTATTCCAATTAGCAGCGGCTGTCAAGAATGATTGGTTACGTTTATGTAATTCTGCAAGAATTCCTGCACATTTATCTCAAAATGATATAAATAATGTATTAGATGTAAAAACTAGATGAGATCGTAAAATGTATGGGAAAAAATTCTCTCCTATATTATAAAGCAAACAAAAGTATGAATTATGGAATGTTTAAGCATGCATTTTCTGTAGAAGAAATTTATACAGGATTAAATAAAAAATTATTAAAGGGTAGATGAGTAAAAAATAGATATAAAAATCCAAAGCAACTTGCTTCAAAGATTTTTAAAGATTGTTTTTATGAGATATTATTGGATATTATTGAGAATAATGTTACCTTTGTATTGCCTCTTAAGTATGGTAATTATGCTGAAATTTATATGAAGCAATTTTCTGATGAAGAGTTTAAGAAACTCTATAAATATGGAAAGTTTAAAAATATAGACTATGTACTTTCTCAGTTTACAGGTAATGAATTAGTGTACAAGTATAGTACTAGAACAGTTGATAATAAAGAAAAACCTATATATGTAAACAAGGAACTCAAAAAACTAATTGAGAAACACACAAACGAGGCTAAACAATATTATTAGTATGATTAAAGAACTTGATGATTACTTAGATATATTAGAAGATAAATATCCACATATTTCTAGATATGAGCTTAAAAGAGTTTTAGAGCATGGTTTTCATACTTTTTATACTTTAAATAAAAAAGGAGCTGACCTTCAAATACATAATAAAGATTACACTGCTTATTGTGGTAAGATGTTTATAGATAATCATAAACGAGCACTATATAATAATATTAAAACTAGAATAAAACTACGATTAAAATATAAGTATATTCAAGAAGAATATAATGGGATATACTATTTTGGTCTTAGTGAAGCAGAATGGGAGTTTTATCAATCTCAGATAACCTCAAAAAGGCGTAATAAAATCAAGTTTACTAATCTGAAATTGTATAAAATAAAAGAAGAATGTTTCCTAGATAAATCAAAGAAACACTTTTTTATACTATATTATCCTATTGATGTAGGATGGTTATTTACAGAAGAAACAATAACAACAAGAAACTTTAAACATTTTGCAGATAGAGATGTTAAAGGTAAGATTGTTACAATATAAACAATTATGGATACAAAACAAGCACAAATTAATGTTTTCACAGAAGGACTTAATACAGATTTACATCCATTAACTACCCCCAATAATATTTTGACTGACTGTATCAATGGCACAGTTATTACTTATAATGGAAATGAATTTATATTACAAAATGATATGGGTAATTATAAGCTTGAAAAAGCTAAATTACCTTCAGATTATATACCAGTAGGGGTTAAGGAATATGGGGGAATTATTTATATTGTTTCCTATAATCCTATTGATAAATTATGTCAGATTGGTTCATATCCTTCCCCTCAAACATTGTTTGATAATACAGATAATGTAGAAGGACAACATTACTATGGAATAGATACTTCAATTAATGATTATAGTACTTTTATTGGTAAAATCCAAGATATTATAAGTAATAAAAATATAAGTATAAAGGAAGATTATTATTATACAGAACTTTCAAGGAAACAAACATTAACCATATTACAGAGTGTTCCTAATATACAAAATACTTATTTAAATCCTGGAGATAAATATTGATTACAAAAAGTAGAAGAAAAAATTGAAGGTAATAAAGAAAGTGATGTATGGAAGTTTCAAGTTATGAAATATTATTCTCTAAATAATGATAAAAAACTATATGATATAACAGATGATGTTAAAGACACAACTCTTGAGTTTCAAGATAGTGATGTCATGAACAGTGTAACTTGAACATGCCCTGGTTGGATATGTGCTAAGCCAGAACTATTTAATATTAACTATTTTAATCTATATGTAACTAAGTTAAGTTACCCTAGGATATATAGTGATGAGGATACCCTTAGTAACAAACTAAAATTTTCAATTGATACTCAAACACAGATATATTCTTCAAATATAGATAAAACTACTATAAATAACTATAAAAATAAAATTAAATATAAGTGTATTTATGATAATGATAGTGAGGATGGGGACTGAACAGATATAATAATCAGTAACAAAACATCTTCGGTTTATGGTGAATCTAGTATTATTGAGATAAATACAAATGAAGTAGAAATTAATTTAAGTGAGCCTCTCAATCCAATTGGTAATAATAAAGACACTAAGTCTAAGAAAGTAAATCAAATAAAAATTTGTGCTGTTCCATATATTACAAGTGATATAGAAAACAATAATGGATATGGATATATTTTCAATCAGTTTAGGGTTGAATATACTATAGATTTAGATAAACTGATTAACGCTAAAGATATTAATATATTTGACACTTATAAATATATTGTTAATGATTCTGGTGTAAACGTTAACTTTAATATAAATTTACCTATTGATAATATTAATCAAGAAGAAAGTGTAAAATTAAAAATATATCCTCTTGTAAATAATAATGGAAAATTAACAAAAGGTGATACACATTTAAAATGTTATGAAAATATAAATTTGCTTGGTCAAAATTTAATTAATATTAGTTTTGATCAAGAAGGATTTTTAAAAAATAATATCTATATATTATCAATAGAACTAACAAAGGATTATTCAAGAGATCAAATTCTTATAACATCCGAGTTAATGAATCAATTCTATAATACTGATAATAGATATCAATTAATAACTCCAGATAGGTGATTAAGAAACTTACCATCTCTCTTTAACTTAGGTGAATCTAAGGTTAATATAAGGAATTCGTCTAGTAAAATAGATAATGGATATTTCTTTGAAGATAATGTTGAGAATATTTTTAAAACTGATATAGATCTAGAGGAAGATTATACACAATTATTAAATAATAAAGGAATTGACGATATTAGTACTACATCTAATAATCCACCTAAAAAATACTCTGGATACTTAAAAACAGCTGTATGAGAAGGGGCACTAGATTGTCCAGAGCTAAAATGTGAAGACTCCAAATCTAATGATTTATGATCTAACGTTAAATTTAGTACATCTTTAGATAATAAGAAGATTATTTACACTTATAATGAAGATCAGACTGAAGAGGTGCAAGCAAATATTCTTAATAAAAAAATTGATATTAAAGATGTAGTTTCAAAGGGGTTTACAATTGGATGGTATGGTAAAATACCAGTAACAACTGCTGATAGACAGTATTTATTTGAAAGTATGCCCTGAACATTTAAATATAATAGTATTAAACCAGATGATGATTATGAGGGTAACGATAATGTAGGGTTAATACCAAAAGATCCTACAAACTCAAAAAATCCACTTCCAGGATGAAAATATCTTATAAACTACTCAATATGAAATTCTGTTTATAGTCAAGTTAATACCTTGCCTATAGGATTTGTCTTATCTAAAGGTTCGACTGATTTCCATTATGCATTAAAAGTAGAAAGATTTAAGCATGAACATTCAAGTTATGATAATATTCTACCATGTCCTAGACCAGAAAGTAATGTACTATATGAAAGAATAGGTAATAAAGATTACCCAACATACCAGTTTACTTATAACACAGATGGTAATAATAGATACTGGACTTATGATCCTCAAAAAGATCCCAGCACAGATTCATGAGTAGAAGTTATGACAGTTTTAGATGTTGAACTATCATTAAGATGCTTATTTGTTCCAATACTTTTTACTGTACATAATGCAGACAGTAATATAGGAAGAGGTTGATCCTTACCTGGAGGGAATAGGATTAATCCAGAGAGTACTTGAGTATCATGTGGTATAGGTATTTTATATTATTCAGAAAATAAAAGAAAATACGGTATTGCATTATTAAAGATAATGCCCGATGACCCACAATGAGAAGGAAAAGCTCATAATATATATGCTGGACAGGTAACTGATGACTTGGTTTCAGCATGACTTACTACAAATACTATTGGAAAAAACTGGTATAATAACAATATTGTTGCGTCAATGCTTTTAGGACTTGGATTGCATATATATTCATTAAGAAATATACAAACAATTCAGATGTTCATATTAAACAACGATCTTACTGAATTTAACATTGAGATAAAGGACGCTAAGGTAGTGTATGATAGAACAGATATATTGTCAAAATGATACTATAAGGAAGTTAATTTGTTACAAAATGATAGTATCTCTCTTGAACTTAAAGAGAATGATCTTTTACAATATAGTAACAGGAACTTTGAAAATATAGAAGAGTTACCAAACAAAATGAAACCTATAGTAAATAATAGTGTTAATGCAAAATTAGTTACTGATAATGGGTCACCTTTTAAGGGATGATTTAAATTAAATGATATTAAAGATGTTAGTGTTGATAGTTTAGTATTATCTTCATTTATAACTAATAATAAAAATAAATTATTATCTTTATCTGTAGATAATAATTCTAGTACTTTATTTGTAGACCTCAATGAGAATAATTCCTTTTATAGAGTAGCAACTGCTTTAGCAAAAATATTAAAAGTTAAAGATGCAACAAGTACAAATAATACAGGTTCTAATATTATTGTTTATAATGGAGATTTTACAGCAGATGATGTAAAAGGAGGAGTTTGTCCTGATAGAAGAGCAACAGATATTCCAGGTAACTCTATATTACCATACGTTTCTTTACTAGAAAGGGATAGATTACCTTTAATTACTAATTGAACTGAGACTATCGATGAAGAATTAATGCCTGTTACAGAAGAATTCAAAAATACTTATAAAAAGGTTAATATTGAGTAAGATAATGGAGCTAAAACTAACTACTAAAAAATATAATAGTGAGGGAGATATTACTCATGAATATAATCCCCTTCATAATAAATTAACAGAGGATGGCATTCTTGAGGATTTTACTACTAATGAGATAGAACTAGACTTAAATAATCCAGTAAATATTGAATGTCAGCCATCATATGATGGCACTGTTAATTTAATAATTAATGATGATAAAAATCCTCCTAGAATTATAAATACAACTTATACAACAATTGAAGATAATCGTTATAGAAGGATTGTTAGGAATCAAACAGAACAGACAAATATCTATAGAGAAGGTAAAATAGATACTCAAACTAGATTATTTAGAAATATAAATAGGATTCCAAAAATAGATCTCATAAATGTATCTTATTCTGGACAATTAAAAGGAGGTAATTATACTTTTTATATTAAATTAGCAGATAATGATTATAATAAGACAGATATTGTGGCTGAGTCTGGAATAGTTTCTATATTTAAAGGCACATTAGAAGAAGTCTGTACAATATCTGGCACATTAGAAGACGAACGTACAGATAAATCTATAACATTAATGCTGTCAGATATTGATATATCTTTTAATAAAATATTTATATATTGTAAAAGAGACTATTCTGATTTAAATGGAATTATTAAGAATGAAACATATTTTATTACTAAACCTTATGAAATTAAATCACAGAGTCAAACTGTAAATATTAATGGATTTGAAGAAGTAACATATATTAACGAAGAAGAACTAAATATAAGGTATAATATATGTACAGGAGCTAAAACACAAGCTCAAGTACAGAATATGTTATTTCTTGGTAATATACAACAAACAGTATTAGACAATGCAACTATTCAGAATTTATCATATTATATAAAAGTACAATGTGTTCAGGCAGAGAGTAGTATAGGTTATATTGACCCTAAATCTTATACTAAAGTTGATAATGATGGAGTTAACAAAACTGAATATTATAATCCTTTAAATATATATTATTATCTAGGATATTGACCGTCTGAATTGTATAGAATTGGAATTGTATATATATTTAATGATGATTCGTTAAGTCCTGTTTATAATTTACGTGGATGTGAGTTTAGTGATTTTAATGAAGCAAATCATAACGATAATTATAATAAAGATAACACCATTATTCCACAAGATGAGTTCTTTATTACTACTAACAATAGTACAAATTTATCTAACACTAAAGGAGTTTTTAAACTTCCAAATAAAAGTATCTATAAAAAAAACAAAGAGGAGAGCGGAGGTATAAAAACAGGAGTGTATCCTATTGGATTTAAATTTACATTTGATTCAGGATTAATTGATGAATTGAGGAATAATAAAAAGCTCAATATAAAAGGATTCTTCTTTGTACGTCAGAAAAGAATCCCGAATATTTTATGCCAGGGCTTTTCAATAGGAGTAGATAGGTCAGCTTATATACCATTAATATATAATGAGGAAGAAGGTATATATATAACAGAGTCATTTATTAATGATAATTTAGAGTTAACTACTTCTTTTGATAAAAGAATCCTAAGTACAGCTAATATACAAAGTAGTGGGTTACTTAATGTAGATGCTATTACTAATAAACAATTACAGTCTTTATTCGATAATTCTGAATTTATTTTAGAAAAAGCATATAAAAGTGGTATTGATAATGACTCTAGATATTATTACGTAAATAATTTAGAATTTAAAAATCCAAATAGTTTATCAACTAAAACAAAGTGTGTTTATATTGATACTGACATTCCATTAAAATATTATGATAACTATGGGTTTTCAACCAGAGTGGGGTCGTCAGAGGACTGTAAAGATATTAGATTTTTAGGTTCAAAAAATTATGAGCAAAATAATTATAATATAGTGAGAGGAATCTACTGCCCTTTTGTTGGAACCAATAAAGTTTTAGATCCAAATTGTATCTACAATATAAAATCTGGAAATTATTCTTCTACATTTATGAGTGAGTACTTCAAGATCAGAGGTAATGATCTCTCTCCGTTTATGGCAATTAGTCCAAGATACGAATTGAATGATAGTAAACTAATTAAAATATATGATGAAGACCAAAAGATTATTGAACGTATAACTCCAACTGTTTTTAGAGGGGATTGTTTTACGAATACAGTAACAGTTAGAATTATAAGGAATTTTATAGATTCTGAAACTCCAACTAATGATATAATAGTTGATCCAGAAACTTGGAAAAATGGGTATAAAGGATATAATCAAACTACTACCTCTGATTGAAAAGAGATAAACAGAGCAGATGTGAATACTGTACCTCTTGGAATGTGAGTTACTTATAAATGTCTTTCAAATTATAATTTAGGGCTACGATCTGAGGATACATCTTATGTTGATGAAATGGCATTAATGGGAAATCCAAGAGGCTTCTATCCTTTACATGATATAAATACAGCGCCGTCTAGTAAAATACCTGAAAGTACTCTGTTAAATGCAGGATATTCTACAACAGTACCTTCTAAAAAATACTTTACATCCCCTGATGTGCCTTATGTAAAGGATGTATTTGATACTAGAATTATGTTTAGTAATGTACAAGTAGAGGATGATTTTAGAAATGCATATAGAATATCTCAAGGGTTAGATTATAAAGATATAGAAAGACAATACGGATCTATTGTAAAACTAATATCTTATGGAACTAACTTATTTTGTGTCTTTGAACATGGATGTGCCTTAATTCCTATTAACGAAAAAGCACTTATAGCTACTACTACAGGTCAGTCTATACACATGTATGGTGCAGGAGTTTTACAAAATCAAGTTACTCCTATTTCTCAAGATTATGGAAGTATTTGGCAAGAATCAATTATTAGAACACCAAATGCAATTTATGGGGTTGATACTTACGCTAAAAAAATCTGGAAATACAATGCAGAAGGATTTAGGTTAATATCTGATATGGTAGTTCAGAGATTCTTGAATGATAATATAATATTAAATGAAGAGGATAAGTATCCTATAGTAGCATTAAAGAATGTAAAGACTCACTACAATAACTATAAAGGTGATGTAATGTTTACATTCTATAATGGAAATAAGGTATGAGATTTATGCTATAACGAGCGTCTAGAGAAGTGAATCACTAAATATAGTTGAACTCCTTTATCTTCAGCCAATGTTAATAACATTTTCTTAACTTTAGATCGTCAGAGAGCTTCATTATATGGAATTATATATGATAATATTAACACAAATTCAGGAGCTCATATTGAGGAAAGATTTGAAGAAAACGAGGTTGATGAATTAAATAATGAAAAAGAGAGTTTAGAGAAGGGAAATTTACCAGAGAATTCTACTAGAATAGAGGAAATTGATAAAAGGATTGAATATATTAATAAAAACTTTATTTCTGGAAGAACCTGTGGTAATCTATGAGAATATGATAATATCAAGAGAACTATAGTTATTAAAGGCTATGATTTCTTTGAGAAATTTGGAATAAGAATAACATCTATTACATCATCTATTTTAGATACAAATGGAGTTGAGCATATAGTTGAGTTCACAGATTCTCCAAAAACAGAATATGATATTAAATGTAAAATTATTAATGGATCCTACAAACCAGATGGTTCAGAATCTGAAATAGAATATTCTCAATATTTAGTTGGAGATATAGATCCAGAAAGACTTCAGAAAAAAATTGGTATAATCCAAAATGGAAGGAACTTGGAATTAACTATAAATGATTTTGAAGAAGTTTCAAAATTATTATATTTAAAAATTGATTTTGAAGTAACTCCAAAAATAGTTTCTACATATATAGATAATTCTGAGAATATTTCAAGTCAAACTAATGAAAATAAAGTATCATCTTCTAGTAATTCATTTAAGGAATCTATAGTATTAATTAGAGACTATAACTATTTAGTTCAGTCTAAGATGGAGGATAAAGTTAAAGAATATGATCTACTACTTAAGAATGGATTCTATATGCATGGTAGAGCAGGTGTATTTGATGAAATAAATTATTTTGATCAAAATCCAAATAATGAGATACATCCAACTAAATGATATGACAAACAAGAGCCATTTGAGTTTGAATTTGTAGTAAATAATCCAGCAGGAATTCATAAGGTATTTGATAATTTAGTCTTAATATCTAATAATGTAGAACCAAATAGTTTAGAATTTGAATTAGTTGGTGATGTTTATGATTTTAATAAAGCTGGGATTTATCAATCAGAACATGTAGATCAGGAATCTTATTGAAATCCTGATGGATCTTTTGATGAAGATAAATATAACAATGATAAACATTCTAAAGAATTTAGTGGGACTGAATATAGTCAAGAATTTAGTGATAATATATCTATTGATAGAGATCCTGTATTAAATCAATATTTTATCAAGGTAAATCAACCTGTTCTTAATATTAAGAGAGTAGGAAGGCGTTTAGGAAATATTGAATATAAGGAAGATAGGTGATATAATACTATTACTCCAATTAACTATAAAATTAAACGTAAAGACGGAGTAAAATCTGACTTAAAGTCTACTAGAATTAGAGATAAGTGGCTAAAAATTAGAATTAAGTATACTGGTGATAAACTAGTAGTTATAAATGCAATCCAAACATTATTCAGATTAAGTTATGCTTAAATATAATTTAAATAACTGGTATTCTCTTTCTAATGTCGCTTTTGGAGGCAACGGAAAGGGAACTGGTAAAATAACTATACCAAATGCTATAGGGACTCAAAGTATAGTTAAAAAATCAGATTTAGGTCCTGTTATCAGTGAATCTAAATTAACATCTGCAACTAAATCTCTAAATAAAGTTGCACCAGTAAAAGCAGATAAAGCTTTAAATAAAAAGATACAAACAGAAGTTAATAATAAACTCCCAAAATCAGCTAACAAACCGTCTTTTGGACAGAAATTATCTATGCTTGATGCAGAACATGGAGAAACATTTAATGCAATAGGATCTGCAATTAGTGGGATTAATGCGTCATTAATAGGAGATGAAAAAACTGGTAAGGGGGCTGAGACAGCTCATAGTATAACTAACACCGTTAATTCATTAATTCCTAGTAGTGGTATAGGAAGTATGACAAATGCTGCTGGAGGAATGATTGGAAACCTAATAGGAGGCACTAAAGATAGAGTTCAGGGTACTGGATCTGCAGTTGTTGGTACCGTTTCTAAAGTGGCAAGTAATTTTGGTCCAGTTGGTATGGCTGTTGGCGCCACTTTAAATTTATTAAATGGCATTGGAGGTAAGAGAGTAGATTCATTAGCTGACATGACTGACCAATTTGGGTCAGGTTATGGAGGTTCACAATCAGATGTTTCGGAATCTATTAGTAAGTACTCGGGGAAAAAGGCTGGATTGTTTGATTTTGGATTTGCCAAAAAAGGAAATAGAGCAATACAAGAAGCTAGAAAAACTCAAAATACAATATTGGGTATTATGGATGAGGCTAAACTAAGAAAATCAAACTCTGCAGCGGATACTTATTTATCTCAAAATCAAAATAGATATGCAGGATATGAGCCTAAACTATTATTGTCTAAGAAAGGTATGAAATTTCCTGAATTAGATCGAGCTAGAGAAATTATTAGTTCCTGATCAATTAAACTTACAGAAAATCAAGATACTCCGAAATTTCAACTTGGAGGTAAAATGAACCTAATTCCAGAGGGAGCTTTACATGCTAGAAAACACAATTTAGAGGAAGTAAATCCAGAATTAGAAGGGCAAATTACAAAAAAAGGTATTCCAGTAATAACTCATTCAGAAGGAGGAGTTACTCAAACTGCGGAGATTGAAAAGAATGAATGGACTCTTAGAAAAGAATTTACCGATCAACTAGAATCTTTATACAGCCAATATCAGGAAGATCCTTCAGATGATATAGCTATAGAAGCGGGCAAACTAATTTGTTTTGAGTTGTTAAAGAATACAGACGATAGGAGTGGTTTAATTAAAAGTATAAAGTAATATGCCAAGATATATAACTGTTACAAATCCATTAGGTGAGACACTTAAAATGATAGATTCTAACAGCATTACTATAAATCCAATCATGAAATCATTAGGATTAAATATCCCTATTAATCTAACTACATTAGAAAAAGTAAAATTGGATTCAAAAAATAGGGATGAAACTCTAAAAGCCTTAAATCAATTTCACTGAAAGGCTGAAAATAGTATTAATGCTGGAAGAAATAAGGATAATACTTGATCTGCATATATTGATAAGAATGATATATCCGATAAAAATACAAGAGTATTAGGTCCTGGCATTAAATTAAAATCTAACCCTGAAATAGATTCAATTTTGCAAGATAGTAATCACAATGGCAAAATGAATAAATCAGAAATAGATAGTTTACATATAAACACTGTACTTCCAAAATATTACAATAAGACAAAGGCAACTTATGATAGAAGATATTCTCCAGGAGCATTTGATAGTTTAAGTATAATTCCAAGGGTACAACTAGTAGACTTAATGTATAATGTAAGATCTCATAATGGCAAAAATGCTTTAGAGAGATTTCCTAATTTTGTTGAAGGTATTCATAATCAAGATACTAACCTAATTAATAATAACTATAAAAGAAATGGAGTTGGAGTTAGAAATGATTTAATTAAGGAACAATTAGATTCAATGATTAATAATGATATTCCATTTAGAGTGTATTAATATGAAAGAAACAATAATTGAAATAGCAGATAAGAAATATAAAGTCTTAGTTGCAGAAACTGAAGAGGAAAAAACCCAAGGACTTTCTAATGTAGAGTCTATGGAGGATTCAGAGGGTATGTTGTTTAATTACTCTGGTAATCCACAAGGTTCTCTGGTATTTAATACTAAAGATATGGATTTTCCTATTGATATTATTTTTATAAATGATGATGATGAAGTAGTTGCAGTAGAATATGGGGAACCTAAATCAGATGAAGTTATAGAGTGTATTGCAGATCCTGATGAAAAATTAGTATATGTTCTTGAAGTTAATGCTAATTCTGGAATTCAAATAGGAGATGAATTAGACTTTGAGGATGATGATATTTCTGATGAAGAGGTAGAAAAGATGTATATATTAGGATCAGATGGCAAGCCTCAAATGGATCTAGTTGGTGGTGAGCGGATTATATCAATTAAAGAAACTAAATCATTAATTAGTAAAGCGAAACGCGCCAATAAATCTAAGAAGGATTCTGACTACAAGAAATTAGGAAAATATATATTCAAAATATTAAAAAAACAAGATGAAAGAAAACCAGAATATGTTTTGGGTCCTAATAAAAAAGGAGAGTAGAATAATTCTACTCTCCATAAGAAGATAATAACTATCTTCTTTAACCCTTTATTATCTCATGTTTAATCTAGCATCTCCTTAGAGAATGAAATAGACTCTATTTTATATTCTTGGGTTGTGATACAAAGATAGTAATATATAATTAATATGTCAAACAATTTATATAAAATTTATCACAGAAGTAATTTTTATAGAATTTATTTGGATATTAAAAACTAAAGTATTATCTTTGAGCATTAAATGAATATATGATAATGAAAGAGTTAACTAGAAGAATTTATAAAATTATTAATTAAATAAAGTAAATATTTATATGAAGGTAATTAAATTTATGCAGGAAGGTGGTAGTGCTCCTGCACCTGCTGCACAACAGCCAGCAGCAGCACAGCAAGATCCACTTGTAGAAATTGCTAATATGATGGCTCAAGGATTACAGTCTGGTGACTGTAATATACTAGCACAGGCTTGTGAGGCATTTCTTTCGTTACTTTCGCAGGCACAAGCTCCTGCACAAGAACCAATAGGAGCTCCTGTTGATTCGGAGCCTGTTTTCAAGAAAGGTGGTAAGCTTGTAAAACGCAAGAAATGTCGTAAGTAGATCATTGAAAGATAAAAGGGGGATTGTAGATGATCAATTCCCCTTTTTAAGTATAATATAAGTGTGATAGAATGGCACAAATAATTAAATATCAAAAAGGTGGTTCTACTTCTAATAAAAGATATGGTACTTTTACTATTGATGGAAATAAGTTTGAAGTTGATGATAATTTTTTAAATCAACTAACAAACTATGGTAAATCATTAGACGACGAAACAGCCTATCAATTTAGTAAAATTACAGATGCTTTAAGGAATGGAGAAAATTTGTCCTATGATTCTAATGCTGATAGATTAGATGGAAATGTACAATTTGATGTTACAAATAGTCAAAATAATCGATTGGGGAATCGTCGAAGTAGAATAGGAAGGTTTTTTGGTAATTCGTGAAGAGGTAAGGAAAATGCATCTAGAAATGCAATTAATGCTTTAAAGGGATTTACTTATACTGCTCCTACTCCTGGTAATTCGATATATGATTGATCTAATGCTATAAATGTCGAGTATAAAAGAGACAAGGACGGGAACTATGAATTAGTTAATGGAAATAAAGTTTTTATACAAGGAGCTAATAATTTACAAGTTAGAAGAAGACTTCAAGCCCTAAAAGATATTGCTAGTTATACTGATAAGGATACATTTAAGGGTTATGGTAATCTTGATAAGCAAGCTTATATAGATCTTTACAATCGTTTAGGGGATGAAGGTGTTAAGAGTTTAGTGGAGCGTGTGGAAAATGGGACATGAACCGAAGAGGATAAGCTAGCTCTAGATGATATCGGTATATTTTTAGATAGTAATTCTACTAATAAAAATTCTTCAACTAACCAATCAACTTCTAAATTTACTGAAAAAGAAGTCAGAGATAACGTTGATCCTAATACTCACTCCATTGCTGGTTTAAAAGTTACTACAAATCCAGATGGGTCATATAATTTAGCAGATGTAGATGGAGATCAAGTTTTTGGTGGTAGTCGAGTATACATAAATGATGAAGTTCTAAGAGATAAGCATCAATTTGATCCCTTAAAAGGATGATTTTGATTTGATGGTAAATTAATCCCAAAGAGTGTTGCAGAGGATGATAACTCAGTATTTTATAGAAATCTAGATCAGTGGATAAATAGCAACAAGAATAATATATATGGTACTAATGGAATAGATGTTTGGGGAAATAGTTCTAATCCTTTTACAAGTTATAATGACTCTTTCTTTCTTCCTGGGTTAAGAAATAATAATAGAGGAATGATGTTTAGAACATTAAAAGATCCCAATGATCCAAATTCAGTAGTATATGAATATTATGACAAAGATTCTGCTAGAGATAGATATGGATTTGTAACTCCTGAAGCAGTTAAAAGATTAAGGTACAATATTAATACTGGAGAATCCGAGGAGTTAGATCCGTTATCAGGAGTTTCTATAAATTATGAGGATATTACTAATCCAGTTACTAAATGGTCAGAAAGAGCAAAAGGATACTATGAAATTAATATCCCAGGTTCTAATGGCACCACGGCTGCAACAATCTTTCGAAATCCATATGATGTAAATGATGTATGATTTTATAGAGATGGAATGGAACAACCTTATCAAATGACACCAGAAGAAGTTCAATCTTTAATAAACTCAGGAGTTCTTTCTGCTAATCCTGAAAATCATACATTTACTGGTGCATTATCTCGTAAATGACAGGAAATTCTTTCTCAAAATACTCAGAATTTTAGAGGTAATACATTAGGAGGTGTAATTATAGATTCCTCATTACTTCCAATTTCTACTTTAATTAGAAGTTTATATACTACTAGAACTCCTATGGTTAATGGAGAAAGATGAGATAGAGCATCTAGAAACATATTTGATAATAAACCTAAGTTTCAATCAGGAGGTAGAATTAATGCAGCAAAAGTTTCTAATATTGAAAACGATACCACAGCTAAGACAATAACTGAAAGAACTGACAAAGATGTTGCTAAAACCTCTTTAAAAAATGGAGATTGAAAAGATTTAACTAAAGCTGATAAGATGCAAATAGCTAGCATTGCTGGTGATTTAGCGTCATTAATTGCGGCTATTCCTACTGGTGGTAATCCAGTAGCTGGTGCTTTAGGGTATGGATCAACATTAGCTCAGTTTGGAGCTGATGTCAGCCGTGATGGTTTTGATTTAGGAGATCTTGGTAACTTAGCCCTAGGACTGGGATTAGATACAATAAGCTTACTTCCTGGTGTTGGAATTGGTGGTAAAATGGCTAAAATGAGTAAAACAGTTAAAAAATCTGCTTCATTATTAAAGAATATACTATTAGCCTCAGGAGCTACTAGTGCAGTATCAGCTGTTAACAATATAGTATCTGGTAAAGGAACTTTGGATGATTGAAAAAGTTTATCTACTGGTCTTTTTGCTGTTAAAGGAATAAAGAATGAAGTCCAAAATATAAGATCTACTCAATATAAAGGGAAATTACCTAAATTAGAAGCTAAAACAAAAGAAAGCTTAAAAAGGGAGTATATTGACAAAATAGTTGCTGATAAGGAATTAGGATTTGTTGATGGCCAGCCAGCTCGATGGGCTAACTCTGATGGTACTGTTAAGAACTATAAGCAAGCAATTGAAGATTTAACTAAATCAGGCCATCTAAAAATATCTAAAGCACAAGAGGCTAAATGAACAGCAGAGGCTGCCAAATCTAAAACAAATTCTACTATATCAAATATATTTTCTGGGAGTTGAAATCCTATGAGTAGAAATTATAGATTTAGAATGTCTAATAGACAACTTCCAGATGATTTTGATATAAGATCTTTAGCAGGCCACACTTCTAAATTAAGAACTTTAGGAAGAGTTATTAGAAGAAATCCTGAAATTGCTTCTCAATTACAGTCTAATGGATGACTACTTCCATCAACTTTACAGTTTAATTCTAGATATGGAGGAGACTGGTTTTATAGAAATCCTGTATTTAAAAGATTTATTAAATTTAAAGCTCCTTCTACGTTAATGTTATCCGAAAGTACTGGAGTACGAGATATACCTGTGACTTTAAGTGGCATAAAAAATCCTACTGAGATTCGTAATATTGATCCTTATTTACAACAAGTTGATGACTATATTGGGTTAAGATTTCACAAAAAGGGTGGTAAGATTATTAAAGCACAAGGGGGTTCTAATAGTAATTGATTTCTTGATAAAAATGGGAAACCAGTAAATGAGCACAGTGAATCAGTTATTGTTACTGCAAAACCAATAGATGTTTTTTCAAACCCCAGGCTTCACTCAGATTTCTTAGGAGTTAAGCCTTTAAATGACATTGATCCTAAATTAAGAGAGTCATTAATAGATAAATATACTAAACAGTCTACTAATATTGAGAAGCCATCTTCAAGTATGTTTGGTTCTAGTAGAGATTTAAAATGATCTGGTATTAATCCTGATATGTTACTTGGTATTGGTGATTTTATAGCATCTACAAGAGGTATTAATCGTACTGCTCAAAAGATGAAAGATGCTATTCGTAAGGGAATGATAGGTTCTCAACAGCAAATGCCAACTGAATTCTACTCTAGATTTAGTGATAATGGTTTGCATAGAATGTATGATGATCGAATTAAGGAAATGCGAAAATATAAAACAGTTACTAGTGATCCAAATCAAGTAATGGCTGAGAGGTTGATGAGAGATGCAGGAGTTGATCAAATAAAGGGAGAAAGAGATACTAAATTTTCACAAATGATAGATCAGTATAACGATAAACTACTTGCTCAAAAGCAACAGTATGCAAATATAAGAAATCAAATTAGTAATGAAAACAGGAATCGTTGGTATCAAGGATTAGCACAACTTGATATGGCAGATGCTAATAAGATAGGACAACAAACACAAAATGTTAAAAATCTTATTTATCAATTTAGGCAGGATTATGCTAAAGATTTACAGAATAGGACTGCTATTGAAGATAAGTTGGATTCTATTAATGCTGAAACTAAATATCAGAATGATTTAAAACAACTTTTTGAAAGCTTTGGTGGTTTTAACAGTATGTCTGCAAGTGAAAAAGAGCAATGAGGAAATGATTGGTTAGGATTTATAAGTTATAAATATCCTGATCAAGTGTCTAATATACGTAGTAAAGCATTCTTTGATATTTATCAAGATCAAGCTAATGATCCTAAGAGAAGACATTCTTGGATTAGATGATTTGATGATTTAAATGTCCCTAGGTATGTTAGTCAAGTATCTCCAAAACTATCTGATTCTAAATATTTCAGGTATAAAAGGGGAGGTACAATTCAAAGGTTTAGAGAAACAAATGAACAAGCATTTTTAGATCAGCAAAAAGCTATTAATAAAGCTGTGAATGACTTAAATAATAATATCATAAGGCTTTTTATAAAAATGATGTCATAATATGAAGATAAAAAGATATCAAACAGGGGGTATATACTATACCCCCTTTTCTAGAGATTCAATAGCTCAGCAAGAATCTCAAAACACACCAAGTACAACAACAGATAATAAAAAAGAAGAACTTATACAGAAGGAAATTATTAATGTACTGAAGGAAAATGGGCTTCCTAATGATGTTGATTATTTTCTGTCTAGAGCTAACACATTTCTAAGAAAGTCTCAAAATTTAGGATCGCTGTTTGGAGGAAACCAGGAAACATCTTACGATATGTCAGATTTAATTAGAATACAATCTTTGGCTAATAGAATTAAACATAATAACAGTTTATATCAACAGGCTAGTAAACAAATTAATGATGAAGGAGCTGGATCAGAAGTAGCTATTACTAATACTGGTGGCATGTATGTTTTTGATAATGATAATGGCGTTAAAATAGTATCTTTAGATACATATTATGAAAATCCAGATAAATATAGGATATTAACAAACTCGGAGTTAATCCGACTTAGAGAAGAACAACCAGAGTTAGCTTACAATAGTGATATTCTAACTGACTTATCAAATACTGTTGGCATGGAATCAATAGTAGATTATGTGAAATCAACTATTGGTGCTTTTGGTACTAATAAATCTTCAAATCAATTTGATAGATATACTTCGAAGCAGAAAGATCAAATTGAAAAAGGATTTGAACAGTTGTTGGGTTTTGATTCTCCTGATGGCATATATAAAGTTACAGAATCTACTAATACTTCTGATCAAGGATATAGTGACGATAAAAGCTTAGAAGCTGCTGTTAATTATCTTTATAGAACATTACCTAGAAATATGAAAAATGTCTTAAGAGCCAATGCAACAGCTGAAGGTTTAAATCCAAATGACCCCAAAGATGTTCAAAATTTATTAAAAATAGCAGTTATTGAACATACTGATCATACTAGGGAAATTAAACAACAATTAGATTATGATTCTACAGCTAGTAGTGCTAGTGGAAAAGGGTCATCAAGTAAACAGGTTGAAATGACTCGTGAGGAAATGATTACTACTGGAAACGGAGGCGTTCAATATACTCCTATAACTATTGCACATTCTAAGTCTAAAGGAGGTATAAAAGCTTTAGCACAGCCTTATGGCAAACCAATAGATACCACTGGTAAGCAAATTGGTATGGGTACACTTAGAGATGTGTTTGCTAAAGAAGATAGACTGGGATCAAGTTTAGCTTTAAACTCAATAACATTTGGAAATAGATTACTTACAGAAAGTGAATTAGATAAAGTAGTTTATGATGGCGTAAGTAATATTGAAAGAACATACTTACCGATTGATCAAAACATATATGTGACAACAGGTAAGAAAACTCCTGATCTAGATGCACAAAATAGGTTTGAAAAATTCCAAGAATGACTTAATGCTGGATATGGAGTCACTCCAAATAGTATAACTATGAAGTTGAACGAACTAAATCTTGATATTTATAGAGAACCAGAAACAGGAGAATGAGCATTTAGAGAAGCCCATCCTTTTATTATTGTCAATGGGTATGTTAGTGATAAAGCTGTTGACATTGATGACTCTGAATGAGCTGATCATGTAAATAGAGACGAGGGGTCTTATATATTTGATTTATACTCTAAATATATTAATTATGGGTCAGATACTCCTTCGAAAAGTAAACATAGAAATAACTTTGATGGGGGATTATTTGGTATAGGAGACGCATCCTCAATGTATAAAAGTGCTATATTTATTCCAATAACAGATAGTGCTATTGCAACAGTAGTATCTAATCATCAATTAACAAGTGCTAGTAATTATACAGATATGTTAAATCGCAGGAGACTACTACAGGAGTCTCAAATACAGACAAATTTCTAATTATGATTGAGCAGAAGAAAAATGATTGGTTGGCGACCTTATTCTTTTCGCCTAATAAAACTCCACAAGACTTAGCTAATTTAGGTATAACAACTGATAATTCCAGCTTATTAGACAAGGAGTATTACAAAAAAGTTCCTCAAATACAAGAAGCTTTTAAAGACAAGTCTGGTAATTTTGATGATAATAAATTTGATCAGTACTACCAAACAGCTTTAAAGTTATATAATGATGCTGATAATAGTAAATTAGTTCAGGATTTACAGGATTTCTATGAATATGATCCTAATGATTACTTTGCTCCTATAGGAGGGAAAGTAACGAATATAAGGCCAAAATTAGTTCAATTTTCTAATCCTGAGAGAAGAAGTAGGGGACTAAGTAATCTTAGAGAATCTTCTGCTCCAACAATGTCTATTAGAGAAGTTGCTCAAACTAATAAGGTATTTAACTTTGATACCCAGCAATTTGAAGATTGGACTCCTAATGATTGAGGAGGATTATCAGCAGTGACAAGACCTACATTAGTATTAGCTCAATGAGATGAAGATGGGGAACATGAGATTAATGGTAGGATTGTTAAGCACAATAAAGGAGACCTAAAATTCAATGAAAGTGGAGATCCTTTTTATGAGACTCTGGGAAATAGAGATATTGCAAATAAAGATATATTGCATATATCTGACACTTTAACTATCGATGGTAGTAAGTGAGATAAATATAATTTCTTTGATTCAGACGATCTGGATAAAAGTGTCGTTGGCACAATGGCTAAAACAGCTTTTAAGGTTGGTATGATGTTTATTCCAGGTGTTGGAAAATATTATGGAGCGATGACTGCTGCTAAGGAATTAGGAAAATTATTTCCTGTACTTTTTAAAAGTATTGAAGGCATCGCAACTGGAGATATATCAACATCAAGATCAGCTCAGATGGCAACTGATATACAAGCATGATTTTCTCGGTTCGATAGTAGCGTTTCTGACTATGGAAGACAGAGTTTTTGGAATGTAGAAAATTTAGGTAAATTAATTGAAGATAGCTCTATGCAATTATTCCAACAAAGAGTTATTGGAAATATTCCAAAGATGTTTATTCCAAAAAATTCTATTCCTAGTGAAAATGCCATTAAATGAGGTAGAGGATTAGCTTTAGCTTATATGGCTGGAACTTCTTCCACTGAAGCGTATAATGCGTTTAAGGAAGCAGGTGCTTCAGACAGAGTAGCGGGTTTAGGTATGTTATCTACTATGGGAGCTATGTATGGTTTGATGAATAATGACTATTTCAAAGACTTTTGGTTTAGAGATACATATTTAGATAAGGCGAAAGTCCGCTCTGTTGTTAAGGAAGCTGCTGAACAATTATCATCTAAAGAATTTGCATTAGAGACCGCTAAGAAAACATCTACTTCTAAAGGAGCAGCTAAATGGCTTCTAGATATGCAGAAGAACATAGTAAACCGCATATCTAAGATGAAACCTGGAAATCTAATTCATGATTCTCTAAATGAAGGTGTTGAGGAAACTGTAGAAGAAATAACATCTGATGCAATAAAAGCATTATATTCAGGTTTAAATGCACTAGGTATTGCTGATAAAGAAAGGAATTACAACTTTGGAATTACTCCAGAGGATATGATATCTAGATATTTTACTTCATTTGTAGGAGGTGGTATTGGTGGCGCTGTATTTAGTTTACATAATAGATTTGATAGGAAAAATAACCCCATACTTAATAGTACACTAACTCAAAATGATGATTCTCTAAAAGAGATAATTTATCTTTTAAGAGATGGTAAGGAGAACCAATTAAGAATGGAGTTAGATAGATTACATAAAGCTGGTAAGTTAGGTAGTACAAATCTTTCAGGCACTGAGTTAGAGTTTGTCAAAGATGGTAATATTACAAAAGCTCAGTATAAAAGTACCAGTTCTGGTGATTCACAAAATGATCTTTTATATCAACAAATAGGATTTTATATTGATAGAATTAATGAAGTTCTTAAAGAGGAAGGGTTAGATTTAAGTGATGCTGAGTTACAATATATTACCCAACAAGCTGATATAGCAGGTAAGTCTATTGAAGAGACTAGGCAAGGGTATCTAAATCTTAAGAAGTTAAGCAAACAACAAACAATAGAGGATAAGATTATCTCATCTGGTTTGTATAGTCAAATTTTTGAAGATTGGAATAATTTAACTTCTGAAATAATCAAAACCAAAGTAGAACTAGAAAACTTGTTGACTCCAGCAGATAATGAACCAAAAACTCCAAAAGATATTGAAGCTCGTATTGAGTCTATGAGAAATAATAGTGAATATCAACGTCTTAGACTTAAGATAGACACTCTTAGAGCTCAACGAGATGAAATACTTACTGGAAAGAAAAATGATTTCTATACAGGGCAGTTATTATTTGCTGCAAGTCCTCAATTAGTAGACAATTTTGTATCAGGATTTGGTATACATAATTATACTCGTTGGAAGTATAAGAAAGAATATGATAGTCTTCAGCAAGATGAAAAAGATAAAATTGATGCTGAATATCAAACATATAGTTCTTTAGAAGAAAAACAAAAAGTACTAACTGCTTATAATATTTTCTCTGAGATGCAGGAAAGTATGATTAATACTATGAAATCAGTAGGAGAAAAGATTAAAGATAGTAGTAAAATATACCTACCAGGAGCTACAGACTACAATGTTATATATGATCAAATTTCTAACAGACTAAAAGAGAGTAGAACTGCTCTAGATAAGGCTATTGAAAATCTTCCAGAAGGAATATCATCTAATGAGGAAATAGATAATTTAAAATTAGATATTTCTAGGTTAGAGAACCACTTAAATCAAATTAAAAGCCTTAAATTTGAAGTCTTAAATCCAGCATTAAGCGAAGAAGGACGTAATATTCTTTATAGACCTGTAAGAATAGCAGATACAAGCTTAGCGTTTGATAACTACACTGATTCATATCTTGGCTATTTAGAATATATTAAGAATAATAATCTATATCTTGACTTAGTTGACTCAGATTTATCTAGTATATTATATAATTGAATTCAAATTAATAATTTAGAGAGTAATAATCAAGCTAATTGAATTAATAGAATTCAGTCTATTCTTGACAGTCAAGGAATTGACTTAGAAGGAATGGATGATGATATAGCAAACTTATCTAGTGAGTTGATTAAGATAGTTGATTATATTAAAAAGAATAATATTTCAGGAGCATTAGATCACTACAATTATATTCTTAGAAGCGATCTGTCTGATACATTTAGTAATATATATCAGCTTGATTTAAAGAGTATACTACCAATTTTATTACCTTCTTTTGGAAGTAGATCGTTCTATGATTATTTAGGAGAGGTACTAAATATCAAATCACAAATTGATACTAATCCTATATATGAATTAATTGAAGCGGCTTCAAATGTCGCTGGGTTAGATAATCAAGAGGTAACTAAATTAATTAGAGAGGAACAATTTAACTTTATTAACTCCAAGAAAGTAGAAGACTTTATTATCAGAGATAGACATTCTCTTGATAAATTAAAAGAAACAGTTAAATTAATTGATGCTATCTCAGCAATACTTGATGCTTCAGTAGATGGGGGCTTTAATAGCAAAATTAATGAATTTAGAGAATCATTAGAAAAAGAACTGTTACCTATAATAAGTGTTCAAGGGCAAATTAATATTATTTCTGATCTAGCACGAGTTAAGAATCAGTTAATAACCTTAATAGATATTTCTGAAAGAAATCAATCTCAGAAACTTAGAGAGCAGAGAGATATAGCTATAAATATGAAGTCTAAATTTATTAGCTTGCTAACTGATGATACTTCTATTCTTAAGGATAGGTTTATTAAGATATTCGGTATTGATTTAAAACAATTATCCTCAGATATTGAAATACCTTCTAGTGGAGAAGATATAGACTTTCCTCAATTAGAGCAAGCTTCTATAGCATTAGAAACTCGTATTTTTGAAGCAGTTAAAAATCTAAATCTTTCTGCTGATGAAGTAGCCGACAAAATAGTTTCGTTATTTGATAGTAATGAACTAGTAAAGTCAGCTCCAACTACTCTTAGTAAAAATCCTAGCACTGAGATTACTGTATATGATCAAATGGTTTATATTGCCACAATACTATCAACTCCTTCTCAAAATTTTTATAAAAAATTAAAAGAAGTAATTAGTAGCGAGGAATTTAGAAACGCTCCAATATTTTCTCAAGAATACTCAGTAAGAGTAGCTTATTCTCAAATACTAAATAAGGATTTATTTAATAGTATTATAATTAAATTAAAAGATATTTTCCAGGATAATCCTGATACATATATTAAAACTAAAAGTCCTTTATTTAATTTTACAGTAGTATTTGGAGGAGCGGGAGTTGGTAAGACTAAAGGTGTTGCATTCTTATTAAAGAAGATGTTTGAAGATGCAAATTATATAACCTCAGCTCCAACGAGAAAGCAAACGGATAGACTTACAGATAGTGTTGAAAGTGATGGAAATTCATTTACTAAGAATGAACTTATAGAAAAAATACTGGGACGACAAATAAAGGATTCTGATATTTCATACATTAAGGATGGTGATAATAATATTAGCATTACTAGTAATGTTAATATAGAAGTTCTTAAAACTAATCTATTTGGTGATTCTAAGAATAAGATCTTATTTATAGATGAGATTAGTTGATATGATAGAATAGAGCTAGAGTTGATTAGTAAATGAGCTAATACTAATAATGTATCAGTAATAGCATTTGGAGATTATAAACAGAATGCAGTTCAAACAGTATTTGGAAAGGAAGTTATTGATAGTGGAATTGAGGATACTATTAATATTAAAACTCCTGATCTTATTGCTCCACTACGACCTGATAATATAGCTAAATATGATAATTATATATCCTTGTCTCAGAGATTAGACGAGATATATAAGCAATATTATAATAACCCTGCTATAGAGCCAAAATATCTTAGTGAATTTGCTGAAAAGTATTTACAATCTAATCCTATTGAGTTTAAATATTTTGAAGATAGTTTTATATTTGGAGGAGAAAAAATTATTAAAGAAGATGAAGTATTTTCACATATAGAAAAGTTAAAACAGTATTCTTCAGATATTGCAATAATTACGGACAATCCTAAGAAATATAACACTACCAAAGGAGTTAAAATTGTTCCTTTAAATAGTGTCCAGGGCGATGAATTTGATTATATTATTATTGATAAAAACTTTGGATTAACAAATGAAGGTAAAAGTCGGGGAGAATTCTATAAATTAAAAGATTTATATACTCTAACTCAACGATCAAGAAAAGGATCAATTATTGTATCTAGAGGACTAGGAAATACAATATCTTCTAAACATGATTCTACATCATCTGGAAACATCGAAATGCCAGAATCTCAAATTCAAGATTTTAAAGAATGGAGAATAAAAGCTATTCCAGATATTACTGAATCAATAGAGTTTGAAGGATATCAATCTCAACAGCCTAATAATGAACAAGCTAACGTTCCTATAGAGCCTGCTAACAATCCAGTAGTTACAGAAAATAGTACTCTTACTACAAGTCTAATAGAAAGAGACACTAGAGTTGAGTTTGCCGATCCTATAAAACCAGAGATACACCAAGTATCTATGGCTCCTAAATATACAGAACCTGTAAATAACTTACAAAATACTGTTACTTCAGATATAGAGACTAGTAAGTCTATAACTAGACCAGTTATACCAGTAGTAGGAGCTAATGAATATGTAAGTACGGCAGAAAGTTGGATTGATTTTATTAATAATGATTTGGTTAAATTTTATCAAACTAATGAGAATAATTTAAAGAATTTTATTAATACTACTCCTGAAATTACATTACAAATTTCAAATTTAATAAGAGCTTTCTTTGTTAATAACAGACATAAAGATAATAAAGAAATATTTGAAGCATCTCTCAAAATATTATCTAGGGAAATTCAATCGTTTATTCCTGGATCATTAGGTCGTAAGTATGCTAATGAGATTCTAAATCTATTAAAAACTACTCCTAAATTTTATATTATACCATATAATAATAGAGGATTATTAGTAGTAAGATTAACATTAGATTCTAAAACTGTTGATTTCCCATTGTTAGTTACAGATCCAGTTATTGGAGAATACTTTGGGGACATTTCAGCAGTATCACTTCTTCGCAAGGAAAGTGCCATAGATTTAAATACTTCTGTTAATTTATCAAATTTTAGACAGTCAGCTATTAATCCAAAAGGATACTTTAGAGCCTTTAGTAAACCTGTTGTATTGTCGGTAAATTCTGCGGAGAGGACTAAATATAGTAGTGATCAACAAGAATGATTAAATCAAAGAAATAATGGTAATACATTTTTGGTTGTGTCAAGTGACCCTTTTGTAACTGATGATGATTTTAAAGGATTTTTAACAGCAACTACTGATGGTACTATTAAAACATATAGTACACAACATGATTACAGATTTGCTCTAATTGGGATGAACTGATTAGTATCTATAGATGATATCATTAAACAGTCTAATAATAGAAAGAATTATGATATTATTCCAGGGTATAGAAGCTCAGTGATTGCTAAGTATGTATATAAAGTAGCTCCAGATAGAGTCAGGGAGGCTATTAGAATACATTTAAATACCTCTAAGTATCCTAACCAGCGTATTAGAATAAATGGTATAGTATATAAAGATGCGGAATTAGCTATTCAAAATATATCTAATGATTCTAATATAGAGTTTGGTTATGAAACTAATGGAGATTTTAGATATCAGTCTGGAGTGGCTACCATGAATACTATTTTGTATAAGATAGTAAATAGAGAATCAGTAATTTCAATTAATGAAGGTCAAATTGAACAATTAAAACAATTATGTTCAGAAGCTCCTGAATTTAAAATGGGTATTTATGGAAGAGATATTATTGATACTCAAGTTAATCCTGCTGGAGATTATTGGTATGCTATTCAAGGTCATGAGTATAATACTAATATACCCATGATTATTGGTAATGACTATAGTATTGATTTGTCAGCGGTTAATAACGAACAAACAGCAGAAGATAAAAAAGTAGTAGAATCTATTAACGAACAGTTACAAGGGTTAAGACTTAATGAAGTTATTGCTACTAAAGATAACATCGATACAGTTGTTGAATCCATTAATTCTGAAATGGCTTCTAGGGTTAAATCTGCAGAGTTTGATATAGTTAAAGTTGAGGGAAAAACAATTACAACAGAATCAGTATTTGATCCTAAAGTAATGATATCTAATCAACTAAATACTCCAAAAGAAACTATCAATTTTTATAGAGATAAGATTTCTGACTTTGAACCATTTTTTGTATCTTTGCAAGACAAGAATTATACATATGTTCTTGAAAAGAAAAATAATGAGTGAAATATTAGAACATTTAATATAGCAGACGCATACATTAAATTTAGAGATGCTATGAATAGTATGAGTGCTATTATTACAGCTAATCCTAATTTAAGTAAGTATATAACTGCTTTAATATTAAATCAAGAGATAGATAAATCAACTGCAGAATCTTATTGAAATGAAATTAATAGTAATACTGCATTAATAGGATTACAACAGGAAGTTGAAGAATATTTAATTAATAAATTAAAGAACAATGAGTGTTAAGTGTGGATACACAATGAAGTATTATCCTCTATTAAGCAGAGTCTTTAATACAAGTACAGATGAAGAATTTAAATCGTTTTTAGAGGAATATTTTATAGATCCAGATAATGTATATAGAATGTTCTTGGGTGGGATTTCAATAAATCCTACCCAGACATCTATATTTGAACCTAAGAAGGTTAGTAGTAGAACTGGATGAGAAATAAAAACTGATAGTAAATCGGCACAACAGTTTTATATTGGGCAGTCTGTTCAATATAATAAGATGACAAGTGACTTTGTTAAGAAGATTATATCTTTATCAGTGTTTGATCTAGCAAGTGAGCAGTTTATAGATGCTAATAGAAAAGTTGGAGATATAACAGTATTAAATAGAGGTATTTTTGAATACAAAAAGGAGTTGCTAGGATATGTATTATCATATTTAGGAAAACCTTCTTCTAATTTGGATAGTATGACTGACATAGATATTGAATCTACTATGGAAAGTGCACTATCTGAATTTAGTGGTTATATAAATAATTCTCCTAATCTTGATAATAAATATTATCAAGCTTATAACTCATATGTAACTCTTAGAACATTTGATGATCTATTAAAGCAATTAACACCATTTGTCTCTATTAACCCAGAATATAGTAAGTCTTCAATATATTCTAGAAATAGATATATTTATAATGGTCCTAATGTTACTCACTACACAGGATTTAGTACTAATGAATTTATGTCTCAAGAAGAAAGTGTTAGTGATCTTGCTAAGATACTCTTAAATTATCTTCCAGAAGTTAACGTAAATGGAGATATTATTGATGGCACTTCTATTTCGTTATCTGGATTTAATTCTGTAATGGGAAAAATGAAGTTATGGGCAGAAGAAAGTTCTAATCCAGAAATAAAAGAAGAACTTAATAAAGGAACTAAAATGAACGTTAGTAAGCTCATATCTTTATATGAACAGGAACTATCTAGCAGAAAAGTCTCCAATCCCGAGCATATAACTTATTTAAGATCAAAATTATCGGCTATAAAAAGGTTTATATATGACTCTAAAATGCATGAGGATATTAAAAACATGTTTACACATCTAATGGAAAAAACTGTTCTTTCAAGCTATGTTAGTTATGAACAGAAAGATGGTAAAAACATGGAAGTTAGAAATCTAACGCAGCGTCCTGTTAAAATGCAGAGAGAAGCAATAGTAGAAACAGTAAAGGCTATTACTCAATATTGGAAGCAAAATAAAACTAGATTTAATGAGTTACTTAGAAAGTATAATGTTAGAGTTATGGGTTCTGTTATATCTATTGGAGATAGCAGAATTACATTAGAGGGAAATGGAAAAATATCTATTACTGGTCCCGTAAATAATTTTAATGAAATAGTTGGAGACTTTGTTAATTTATTAATATCGGATGATTTTGATCAGATAGCTAGTCAAGTATTTCCAAATAGTAACTATACTAAATATGAGTTATATGCTCCTGTGTTGGGAACTGTAATCTTTGATGTTATTAATAATAGCCAAACCAACCTTAATTTTGGACAAAGTAATGATCTTGGCAGAGTTCTTAGTGTTATTAATGGATCAGATACAGTTAATGTTATTAAAAATGCTGAAGGTAATAATCTACCGTTATATCAGATGATCTGTTTAAGTTATCAGCATAATGGTATATTTAATGAAATTACTAAACAATTAGAAAATAACTCATGATACACATCACAATATTATGATAATGCAGTATACCAAAATATTCAACATGTTAAGAGCCCTAAGATTAGATCTGAGGTAACTATTAACGGGGTTACAAAACAATCATCTGCTCTTACCGCAGATGACGTTATGCATTTGTCTATTGTGTATGACTTTTATCAAGGTTTAACTACTGATCAATCTCATGCTGAAGGATCTAGATCTAAATCAGGAATTGTTGGTATTCAAAGTCATGTATATTCTGATAAGAATAAACACTTTGTAATGCGGTTTGATTTAAATCAGACATGGAATTTTGGCAATGGTAATTCATTTAATGTTAAATCTGTCCTTGATCAATATTTTAAATCTGGGGATGAAGGTGACTTAGAACCTATAAAGAAAGCTTGGTTTGAAAGTAATAAATCTCAGGTAGAGAGTGCAATAGAAACTATTCTGTCAGATTATAGGCAAGTGTATCCAAATAAAGAATTTAATTCTATACATGATATTAAGGTATTCTTAGCCAAGAATAAAATAAACAGGATTAGAGAAGATTTTGCCAGAGCTAATGTGGAATTTGTTGATGAAATACACGCATCTAAAACTAAAGCAGGATGAGTATTTAATGAGACATTAGAAAATTTTGCTAATATATTTAGTAACAGAGATAAGTTTAATGAGTTTTACAAAAATCAGTTTAGTAGATTTTTAGAGGATAGTTCTAAGGCTTGAGACACTATTTCAGTAGATCAAAATATTGTTAACTCTTTTAAACAGAATAATCCTAAATTTGTTAGGAATGGTAAACTTCTTAAAGAAGTCAATGGTATTATTAATCCTTTATTAGGTGCTTATTTTATTACTGACTCATTTCTATCAAATGAATATAATAAAATGATGGTAGGAGATGTCTACGCACACCCTAATAAAGAAAAAGAAAGTCCTACCACAAATGGATACTTAGATCATAGTTTAGCTTCTAGATGAATATCTCAGGTAAAACGTATGGTTATTTATGGAGCTACATATCATTCTCTTGCACAAGGTTTAAAAAACGGAGTACCAGAAAGAGTTAAAATGGCTGTTATATCTGATATGGGGTCAAATGTAAATAACATGTCAGGAATGTCCAGTACAGTAGATTCTATGGATGGTTCAGGTTATACTAGTCCATTTATGTCTAGATGAGAGAATGTATCTCTTATAGATGCTGCAGTAGGAGCTAACAAGAAAACTATCTTCCACGATATTGATGCTAAACATGGATTACCAAAATTACTTAAATGAGCTGAATATGAGATAACTAATGCTATCAGAAGAAATAGTTCTGACACTAGTATGGAAAACATTTTCAAGAAAATGCACAGCTTAGAATTGCCATTAGATGTTACCATAGATTATGATAGACAATTTGATGATCTATTCTTTAGGGATAGTATAAGTGGAAAATATTATAAAATATTACATGTTAATATTTCAAATAATGTAGCTCATAGAGAATTAGTTGAAGTTACCAAAGAGGGTGTTCCTATTAATCCTGACAATATTATTATTACTGATAAGTTAATTAGAAATATATATGATATTGACCAAACATTTGGTGGTGCATGGGCTATGAAAATAGATGACCGTACCAATAATCTTCAATATTCAGAGCATAATCTAGATTATACTAATCAAATTATTTGTGATTATGATCTTAAAGATTCTATGATTAGTTGGCTGGTAAATAAGTCAGCTATTAAAGTTGGAGCTTCAAATATCAATGATGTAACTTCTTGAAATGATAGTACTCCATTATTATTTACTACAATGTCCACTAAATTCGGGGGTGTTCAAATGAATGCTAATCATGAACTTGATGAAGCAGAGGTAACAGAAATGACTCAAATGATTAGTGGTCTTGAACAAAATGGATATACTCATCATCTAGCAACACAAGTTTATGAAGAAATTGGTAAATTCTGTTACGATGCCATTAGTAAAATTCAGGATATTATTTATAATGGAAATAAGGATGATCTTTACAAAATATTTGGAAAAGCAGTCATTAAAGCATTTGCTGGAGGTAGTAAGGATACTCTTGGTTTAGCCCAATCTTTTGTAAAACTTGCTCAGGAGGGACTAGAAAACAATAATTTAGAATACAGAATACCTTTTAGTTCTTCTTCTATCAATGGTATTTTTAATTCTACAGTAACATCCTCTCTAGTAAGAGATGCTATTAGACGTCATTATAATGGTGTTGCAGCAGTATTAAATCCATCATATAATGTAGTTCAATATCATACTATTAACGGTGAAAATTATCGATATGAAGAATTAATAGATTTAATTGCAGAGACTACAAGAGGTACAACTTATGAGAGAATGACTGTAGACGACGCTATAAATAAAGTTTTTGTTGTTGACACAAATGGAAATGTAGTTGTAAATCCTTTTATTGATGATATTACTCCAGATAACCCAGTAGATTTTGAGGATACTATTATTGTCTGAGGAGAAAATAATCAAGTAGTAAAAATAGATAAAATAGATAATTATGATAAATATATATACTACCGATTATATGAACCTGGACGAATGAGTAGATGAACAACTAAAGCGAAAAATCTTAAAGGATCAGATACTACTTTTGTTGCTAATGGGCGTAAATACAGTATGTTTGAAAGTCCTTATGCTCAAGTACTTCATTATTTTATTGAAAGCGACAGCAGTGCTACTAATATAGAAACCCTCAGAGATGAGTTACGTAGTGAAGTGATAAAATCAATACCTAATGAAAGAGCTGATGAAAATGTTATAGAGAATATAGTCAATAACAGATTACAACTTATAGTAAATGAAATTACTCCATTTATGCCAAACGGATTTACGGAAAAAACTTCATTTACAAAATATATTCCTAATATTAAAAAAGCTTTAATTAAAAAGCAGCAATCTGTTCTTAATAATTTAGCTGATGGTAAGCCCATTGATTGGGGAGGATTAATGTTAAATGCTACAGAGTGTAAAGTTATCCCAGCACAGATTATTATGGGTAAGCTTTATGCTAAAGAGTTAGGATTACTTCCTGGTGATTCTATTGCTAAAATTAAGGAACAAGGTCCAGAGTTCTTTATAAATAGAATTGAAAGCTACTACAATTTCTATGATAATGCAGATGAGTTAACTTATGATTGAACTTTATTTGATGGAGCAGGAAATAAGTTATATGTTAAACTTAGAAATCCTAAGGTTAATGAACTATTTACTAATTCATCTTTAGATTCTGATTATAAGATTATTGACGGTTCCGTATACTTTAATGGTAATGAAATCTGCTCTTCTGAAGGAAAACAATTCTTAAAATATACTGATTCTGATAATGTTCAGCATAATGTAGTTATTATTGATTCAGTAGATAGGTTAAAAGAACTAGAAAATTCTAAGATGTTTACCTATACTCATAGAAACTACAGGATTGATAACTATATTGACTTAGTAAAAGAAGAGTTTGGAGAAGGAACATCTATTCAATTAACTTACCGACCAACTGGAAGTAGAAAGTATACTACTAGTAATATTGCTGAATTTAATGATAAACTTGAAATAATTCGAGCATTAGCTGAAAATCAAGATTATAATTGAACTAAACAAATTAGAAAATTAGCAGAAAATAAATATAAATCTTTTGAGAAGAGTTTATATTTTGTTGGCACACGTATCCCTTGTCAGTCTATGCAATCATTCATGCCAATGGAAGTAGTTGCATTTACTGATAGCGATATAAATGAGGTCT